GTTTTGGTGACCTTCTTACCATTAATCCACCATTCTTTACTACCATCAGCCATTTCCCAGGCAGGACCCTCTAATCTATGTAACTTACCATACTGGTACCAGGCTTTACTATCATTAACCTCATCAGCCCATTCCATAGCAGGACCATCTAACCGGTGTAACTTACCATCTTGGTACCAGGCTTTAATACCATTAACCCATTCAATAGCAGGACCATCTAACCGGTGTAGCTTACCACACTGGTACCAGAATTTATTACCACTAGCGACTTTCCAACTACCTGTATAATTATATGGTAGATTAATTACTTGTGAACAATCTTCTAACGTATACATACTATCCTGGTTTGTTTGGTAATCTGATTACTATTAATCCACCATTCTTTTGTACCGTCATCCCATTCCCTAGCAGGACCATCTAATCTATGTAACTTACCATATTGGTACCACCCATTACTATCACTATCTCCTTCATAAGCAGGACCATCTAACCGGTGTAACTTACCATCCTGGTACCATTCTTTAATACCATTAACCCATTCAATAGCAGGACCATCTATACGATGTCGTTTACCATGATGGTACCAGAATTTATTCCCACTAGCGACTTTCCAACTACCTGTATAATTATATGGTAGATTATTTACTTGTGAACCATCTTCTAACGTATACATACTATCCTGGTTGTTTTGGTGACCTTCTTACCATTAATCCACCATTCTTTACTACCATCAGCCATTTCCCAGGCAGGACCCTCTAATCTATGTAACTTACCATACTGGTACCAGGCTTTACTATCATTAACCTCATCAGACCATTCACAAGCAGGACCATCTAACCGGTGTAACTTACCATCTTGGTACCAGGCTTTAATACCATCTTCATTAGTACAACTACCTGTATAATTATATGGTATCTTATTTACTTGTGAACCATCTTCTAATGTGTACATACTAATATTATCTTGGTTTCTTTGATCGAAGGGCAAATAAGTAACTTTTATTATTCATATTATTGAAAGTATGTACATGAACCTGTGCATCTTTATATATACATACTGGTGTTATATGATTAGCTACATTCTTGTTTATTAAGCTTAGATACCAATTTGCTTGGTTGCTATAAAACTCTACTTTCATAAATACAGTGTAACCTAAAACTTTTTTTTCGTCAATTAAATATTTACAGAGACTGATATGATCATCTTCATACAGCCGTATTTCTTTAGGTTTTGATGAAGATACACCTACGCGTACAGCATACCTAGTATCATCAAATTTTGATATGATCCAATTAGGGAGCCTTTGCCATTCGCGTATATTTAAATTGTTTTTGTTGGTATTAGATTCAAGCATGTACCATCCCAAGAGGTGAGTATTATATAAGGATCATAAAAAGCTATCTTTATATCACCATCATTAATAAGTGATAACATTTCGGTTGTATGTTTATAACTTAATGTAAAATGGTGTTTATCGGCAGAGGATTGTTCAACTACTATATCACCTTTAGCTGATCCATGTATGGCACCTACTTCTACACTAAATATGTTATTAACCAGAGAGCATTTAAGGTCAACTTCCTCACCAGAGCCCCCTTTGGCAATACTTCCAACACCAGTAATTAGACCTAATAAGTCTTGTGTTTTAGTTTGTATTTCACAGATTTTATCCTTAGGATCTAAATCGTTTACCCAACCCTCGACATCGGTTGGTTCTATTTGTAAAACTGGGTGATAAAACTCAAAAGATGGTGATGCAATCCTAATGATACCCTTTTTTAGTCCTAACCAAACCTCAGGTTCATCCATCTTAGATAGAACGCTAGCAAGGATATCAGGTTTAATAAGAAAGTCAATAGGTTTAGATGGTGCTGGTAGTTTAGACTTAAATAAACTAAGTCGATAAGAATCAGTATTACTGATTGTAAGATCTGTATCTAATTTTACTCTTAAACCTTCTTGTGCTGAAGCTATAATAGCACTAAAATTGCTTTTTTTCACACCTTTAGTAATAATTTCACGTAATACTAATGTCTGAGCTTCAATATCTTCTTGTGGTCTTTGATCTGCTATTTTCTGATGACTTTGATGTGTTTCTATCCTACCACTGAGCTTACCAGATTTGAAAGCTAAAGCATTACCATTTTTTTGTAGATCTACACGTTCACCTAACTTTAAACTACTTAAATATGTACTATTTAGTACAGTAAATCCACCAGATTCTACCTCTGCTTTTATTCTCTGTTTCAGGTAAATACCATTATTGCCTGCTTCAATAATAATATAGCCTGTATCATCATTGGCTGTAAGTAAAATCTGATTCTCAGTAATGAGAGATTGTACAGCACTTAAAGATTTCTTTAAACTATCAGTTTTAATACTAAATTTCATGATTTATCTTCTTTACATTTTTAGTCTTCATACATGCTTTTACGTTTTTGTTTGCTTTGTGCTGGATCAGCTTCAGGGACTACAAGAGATCCATCAAATACCTGACATCTTTCAAAATCTTCCCGCATCATAAAGGGAAAAGGTGCCCATCCCCGTACTACTTGTTGTATGACCTTAATTTGATGGGATATACGTGTTTGCTCATCATTAGAATGCCATCTCCAAACGGTATTAGCATGCTCTAATAGAGCTTTAGAATAACGCAAACCACCATCATCATTCATTTGAGTCGGTGCCATGATAAGCATATCACACTCTTTTGTTGCTTGCTTCAACTCTTTACCAAGAATTGATATCCGCTCCCAATCTTGGGTATTTGCTTTCTGACCAGGTAGACTCATTAGATTTATGTAATCAATACAAGCTACTTGATAGCCTCTGTTCTTTACTTCCAACTTGAATTCAGGTACACTTAGACTAGTAGTGTCCTTTAATGTAAACCTGCAGTTTGCTTTTTCTCCATGATTACGGAATTCATCCCACTTTAATCTTGCCTTTGTTTTTTCATGTGGGTGTAACTGCTTCTGTCTAAAGCTAGAATGTTCTATACCTGTAAGGCAAGACATAATACGTTCTTGTACTTCCCATGCTCTCATTTCTAGTGAAAACATAATAACATTCAAATTTTGATGTAGATACATATTGATAAGCATATTAAGAGCTACGATACTTTTACCGCCTTTAGCATGGCTAGCTAGGATAACAAGATCCTGTGAACCAAAACCACCAACTTTACTATCAAAGTTATTGAATGTACTGGCTATTAGCTTTGGTTTTTCCTCATTGAGCATATTTTCAATAAGCTCCTCTGAGTTGTGACCCATCCCTATATGCCAAGTTTTCTTGGAATCTTCTGATGTTCGTAAGTTACTTAGTGATTTCTCTATCTCACCAATCAGATCCGTCATATCAGGCGGTGTCTCACTCTTCAACTTACCTGAAAGGGTTAGAGCCAACTGATAACAGCCGCGTATCTTACGCCAGTATTCAAGAACTTTGATAAGCTCTTCTGCATCATCTATAGTACCGATAGGTCCCGTAGATGGGTTTTGTAATATATCCTTTGATTCCTGTGTAAGTTGTGGATTTTGTAGGAAAATATCTAGAGAAGGTACATTATCTGTAGCAACGGCTTTAGATATTAGTTCAAAACATAAGTGCATCTGGTCAAAAGCAAAATGGTCTTTTGATAGTTTACTTATAAAGGTGCCTTGTATATCCCGGTCACATACAAGTATGGATATAATAGCCTTTATCTCAGATTCGGCATTAAATATTCTCAAGATCGACCTATCTTATGTTTAACTACTTGTCTATCAATCTTAAACATAGCATCTGGTTTTAGATAAATCATTTTACTGAAATCATAAGGGCAAGGTCCAGATATAACTACAAGACGAAAGCAGTCATCATGAGCTGTTATCCAGTCTCTTATTTGCTGCAGCCTGTATTTATTAGCTTCGGCAAAAACATTATGTAACATGAATACATTTTCGTCATCCACTATCTCAGAATCAATCTGACCAGCGTTAGTTATTTGAACCTGCAAATTAGCTGTAACAGCTGCTTTCATAATCTCAAACCCAAGCCTATCAGAAAGCCCATCAGCATCAGGGCTGCTTAGATAAACCAGGTAAGGTTCATTGAACAATTTAGCATTTATTAGATCTTCATACCATTCTTCTTGTACTTTTATACCTACCTTTATTTCACCATCACCTTCACCTCCCATGATAGGTTTGAACTCGATTTTAAACTTAGGGTTTGACCACGCCCGACTAGGTATACCAGCTGCATAATATAGCTGGTCTACTTTAGTTCGGATTCTATTATGGTCAAATGATTTTTTTCTACGCATGTTAAAGCTTTAGTTTCTTTATTGTACTTATTTCAGTTTCTGTTGTATTTGAGTTGAGGGCGACTTCTTCGAAGCTCATCTTTTTGTAGAAAGATCTCCTGAATTCTTTAGATTTCTTTATCATGCTATTATTAGATTCAACCATATATACTCGAATCATAGGCTGATTCTTATGTAGAAGGTTACCTTCATCATCTCGGAGGTACCTCCTTATACGACCTGTCATCTGTTCTTCAGATTCTACACCAAAGTTAGGATAAGCTAGGTGCAGTGTATCTAACGGAGGTATATTATAGTTTTCCTTTATAACTTTTGTACCTATAATAGCATGAAGACTACCATCAATAAGTCTATTAGAATATTCACTTTGCTTCTTAGACTCTGAACCACCCATAATAAGTTCTACGTTATAACCCGACATGTGAATTTTATCACGTAAAGAAAAAGCATCGGCTTTTCGTTCAGTAATGTATAGTGGCTTTCTACCTTGCTGGATATCATACAATATCCATTGTAGAATACATTCTTGTATATGGGTGTTTGTAGCTATGAAATTGAATAGTTTAGGTAAAGGATATTGACCATAGAATACTCGGTCAGATACAAATACACCCGTATTTATGAACATATACTGGCAGATTAGTTGCTCTTTGGTACCTATAGCTGTTACGGGTCCTATTGTATCATACATAGCTACATGTGTATTATCTTTCCTTGTAGGTGTAGCTGTTTGACCACCTTTATAATAAGAAGTAAATGACTTGGTTACATTGTGGAAGGTTTCAGCGGCTTCGTGATGACAATTAGAACTAATAAGACCATTAGCTATGAAAGACCTGTTATTTGGGTCTTTCATAGTTAAATCATAAACTGTTTGATTATCTGAAACTACAACAGATTTAACTTTTACAAAGCGATACTTCAGGTCTTCTAACGTCTCGAAACGATAATACAGGTCTGGATCTAGAACTTTGACTAAATCCAAAACTTCTTTATACTTGCTTGAATTAATAAGATAATAAGGTATATTTATTAGCTTATCTACTTTTTTCATCAATCTTTTACTATTTTTAATTTTAATTAAACTTCCTTTATAAGTTTGAAATTTATTGCTTGTAATCCTTCGATCGTTAATTAGTTTCTGAAAAGAATGTGTAGGTATATTGTGATTTAAATCAACACAATCTACAACTTTAATTTTGTTCTTATACAAGAAATGTGATACACAAGCTTCTGATATTTTAAAACTATCACCTTGAGATAGCCTGACTGACCTACCATGTAACGGTATCCACGCACTATGATAACCATGACTTTGTAATAAAACTACTATTTGGTGAAGAAACTCTCTACTGGGATTTCTAATACTAACGATCTTAGTTAATTTAGTTTTACTTTTTATACACCCGGCTAGAAAGGCAAGCTGAGATCCCTCATTCGCTTGTAATATTGACCAAGGTATTACTTTATTTTTATGTGGTATATTGCTTACACCAATAAGACGTAACCAGTTAATTACTTTTTTATTACTTATACTTAGTAACCAATAGTCTTTATTTCTTAAGTAATGTTTGTTATTTTTAGGACCTTCTGGATATTTAATACGTGTGTTTGTCGATAACCCAAAACACAACATAAAATAGCGCTCTAGCTTAGTCACTAGGTCATTGTGCTTAGTTGTTATAGTGATACTAGCTTTACGTACCGTACCTATTGAAAGCATTGTACCTATAATAAAAGCCAACTCTTCTGTCATTTCTATAGGGTGTTTCGTGCCCTCTTTAATTGGTAAAGGTAGTTTTTCTTTACGAACCACCTTTTTAGGGCTGATGCATAACAGGTCATCTTTTTTTATATCTTTAGTTGCGACCCAAATAAGCTCAAAATTATCAGGCTTTAGTACAAGCATTTTATGATCAGGCGTACCTATATACGTATGACCTCTAGTAGTTTCTACTTTTAGTGTAGGTTTAGTACCATTATAGATCCATCTTTGGGTGGATGCTACACCAAAGCGAGAACCCACGTCTATATACAAATCTCGACTTTCGTTTGTGCCCAAACTATCAAGCCTTATAATACCTTTTGTAGTTGGTATTAGGGTTGAACCTATTAAGCACTCCTCTAACCACATCAAACCAAATTCGTCTTTAAGTGTTGTACTGAGTAACTCCTTACCTTTAGTTGAGTTTAGCGCTTGGAAGGTGGAAAAAGTTACAGGGTAGGTTTTACCAGGATCCTTGCTTTTTTTAAATATAGCTTTGCCTGAACTATCGAAGTAGTGGTCATAACCTAATCTACCACATAGGTTAGTACCTGCTTCCTTCTCTAAGTCAGCTATATTAGTATGCTCATACAAGCCCTCAAATCCTACTTGAAGGTGCCTAACCTCCTGAGCCAGTAGAATAGTTTTCATCTTCAAGTGACTTACCAAGTAAGTCCACATTACAGTATTATGACTTACTATACCATTAGCTACATACCAATGATCTTTAGTTACAGTTAAATCATAAACCCACTGCTCTTCACCAGGTTCAATAGACTTAATAGCTGGGAACCAAACACAGTTGTTTACTGTGTTATCATAAATCTCTTTGAGATTTTTCCATGACTGTAAGTGTGATCCATCTGGGTAGGTATTAAGAAATTTCAAAATAGTAGCAGGGTCTACCCTTGAGTCCTTTTCCCATATGTATTTAAAGTTTAAACTTCGTTTGTACGTTTTAGGTAGTTTTTCTTTTATAAACTCATTATAAGCTTCTCTAATAAGCTTAGCTACAGGTAAACAAAACTCATTACCATTAGGGTTTTTACCTTCAAATGCTTCAATAGTCTTAATTAATAAGATATCTCTATCAGATCCTGGTAGGAATCCAATATTGTCCCTGAATATTTTAGTAAATACTCTAGATATAACTAAGACCCAATAGTCTCTTGATTCTTCCCAACCTTTAAGCTTAACTGGTTTAAGATGACATATAGAAGGTATACCAAAGCCCAACAGCAGCATCTGTAGCTCTTGTATAAGAGTTAAACTAGCACTACAACATTCCACCGTCCCTTTCCTTGGATCAACTAAACCATCTCCTGAAAAATAACCCTGAAGGAAGTTTCTTATATTATCTTTACTTGCAGTAAAGATAACTGCTGGTACCTTTTTATAGCGAGAGGTAGCTAGAGTAACACCTATAAATTCTAGAAAATCCCTAAAATGCTTGATTAAATGAAGGGCTCCAGCGGATTTGATAACGTAACTTACAGTCCTATTTAGAGATAACTGTAATATAAGCCCTAAGTTATTCAAAGCTTCTCTTACATCCTGGACGTTAACTTTATCAGTTTTTGTATAGTTTAGACTTGAGTTACTGATACCACCATCTGCTATTAAAGCCCCTAGCAGCCTCGATAGCTGTGGAGTCAAACTATCAGGTACAGTTAACCCTTTATCCCGGAAAGAGGCTAGGTCACCTTCAAAAGGCTCCTGATCTAACCTAAACTCTAAACCTCGAATAGCTATAGTATCCTCTGTGGTAAGCTTAGAAGCCTCTATCCAAAGAGGCTTACCATCCCTCATAGCTAATAATGGATGCTCTGGTGTTACCTCAATATTGTAACCCCACTGGGTGGTTATTTTAAGTGTAGTAGAACGCTTACGGCAAGCAGCAACAATATCACCAGAGTAACCAGAAGCTGTAGCCTTCAAACCTAAATCAGAAATTGACTTAAATTGGTATCCATCATAAGTCCTGTAATCATTCCCCAATAAAGAATCAACAAGCTTCCCGATTTGGAGTAATCCTTTATTGGTATTCAAATAAGTCAATGATATTAGGCACTTGCCCATGCCGGTCGGCGCCTTAATAATCCCATAACCATGCTCTAACCAGTCTTGGATTATTTTAACTTGCTCTGGGTATAGTGTCCTACCAGCTTTAAGTTGTAGGTCAATATCTAATGGTTTTGACGACCTCTGATCTACTATTTGAAAGTTATTAAATACGTTCTCTATTTTCCCTAGGTCACCCCTACCAAAAGTATAATAGTCCTGATTAGGTTTTGCATAAGTTACTATTTCAATCTCTTCTATCCGCTTAATTGGCTTAGGATCAAACTTTTTGCAGTAGTCTGATTCTGTGTAGCCTTTTAAATGGCAGAGAACATCGGTGCCATTATAATCCTTCCAAGGTACTCGCCAATATTTACAATTTAAACACTTACGTACTACATTGTCTGGTCTTTCATATACAGGCTTTTCGAACTTGTAAGTAAAAGCATCTATATGCTCTCTTGTTACATGTTCAGCTGGTACGTAAAGTACATCGCTCAGGTAAGCAAGTCTTAACTTTTTATTAGGTTCTGACAAGCAACCTGACCTTTCTTTAGCTACTCATTTATCTTCTTTAGCGTAAAACCCCGTCCTTCCAGCGTAGCTGCAGGGCGTGGATGCAAGCTTTTCTTTCTTCATTTTACATCTTTTCTTGTAAATTAGGTTTAACATGATACTACAAACTTTTCATTATCGGATTAAGGATTCGTCAGGTGTGGCTTGGTTAGAACAAGCTTCAGGTGCTGTTAATTATGTATGGAACTATTGTAATAATACTGCTTTTAATGCTATTAAAAGAGATGGTAAATGGTTATCTGGCTTCGACTTAAATAATCTTACAGCAGGTACTTCTAAAGAGCTTAAAATAGCTTCTACCTCAATACAAGCTGTTTGTGAAGACTATGCTAACAAAAGAAACAAAGCTAAGAAGATTAAGCTAAGATACCGTGGTAAAAAGTCTTTACCTTGGTTACCATTTAAAGGTGCAGCTATTAAGGTAATAAGTGATGCTACCTTAAAGTATTGTGGTAAAACAATTAAGTACTGGAATAGCCGGAAGTTACCAGGTAAAATTAAAACTGGATCTTTTGGTAGAGATGCAAGAGGTAGGTGGTATGTTAACTTTGTATGTGAGGTAGACCCTCTAAAACCCGCTCCTGAAGGTACCAGTGTAGGTATTGATTTAGGTTTAAAGACATTAGCTACAACATCCCAGGGTAAAAAGTATAATAACGGAAAATTCTATCAAAAACATCAAAGAAAACTAGCTCTTGCTCAAAAAGATAAAAAGAGGAAAGCTGTTAAAGCTATCCATGCTAAAATCAGGAACTCCAGGTTAGATGCTTGTCATAAGCTTACTACTGAAATAACTAAAAACTACCGAGATATATTTGTAGGTGATGTAAGTAGTAAGAAGCTAATTAAAACTAAGATGGCTAAGTCTGTTAATGATTCGGGCTGGGGTATGATTAAGACGTTCTTGAAATATAAAGCCATTAGGCATTCAGGAACTTATAAAGAGGTAAGTGAACACCTCACAACTCAAACCTGTTCCTATTGTTTAACAATAGGTGGTCCGAGAGGGCTAGAAGGTTTGGGGATAAGAGAGTGGGTTTGTAGTATTTGTAACCGGCACCATGATCGGGATACTAATGCTGCAATAAACATTCTCCGTTTGGGGCATCAAACGCTAGATCTAAAGTGATCTAGGAATCCCCACCCTAAAGGACGGGGAGGATGTCAACAAAGTTCTTCTAGTCGGATAGTGAGATAAAAATCGTGCTTGTTAGCTACACTGAAAGCTAATTTTTTAATAGCTATAAGTGTTTCGCTTCTTTTTCCTACTATATCGCGTATGTTTTTCTTAGGGACTTTTATCGTGATTGAAGCTTTTTTATCATCTACGTTATATGCTACTACCAACTTATCATGATTAATTAGCTCTTCACAAATATGTTCAACCATATCTAAGATGGTTGTTTCAAAAAGTTCTTTTCTAAACTTTAGATATTCAGGTGTCTTGTTTTGAGTAGCTTCAATAAAGTTATTCTGCATTTCAATTAAATTCTTTCTCTGTAAGTAGCTCGATATTTTTGAGTGCTTTCATTAGATTTGATAGTTTATTCCATCTTACATTACTTGTAACGTCTTCTACAAATGCTAAGGCAGACCTGTTATTTATAGCGTATGTTGCTTTGTCAATAGCATCAAAAAAAGCTATGTTAGGGTCTACATCTTTACCTCTACAACAACTACTCATGTTTTCTCCTGTTTTATACTGGCTTTTGTCTTTTTTCTTTTTGAAGAACCTGGGGTTGCTGTAAATTCTAAGTTTCCGCTAGGTTCCGCTTGTAACGCAGTTATTATGAAATGTATATCATCTTCTGTAACTACATATTTTTTGACTAAATCTTTTATAAGTGTACCTGTAATACTATACTCATAAAAAGCACGCCAAATCTCATCCGCTAACTTACTTGTTTCAATACTTTTTTCTATCTCCGCTATAGCCTTTATAGGAATACCTGCGGCTAAAGCGGGTTTCCTTGCTAAGGAAACCCATGATTTCTTACTTATCAGTTTTGTAACGTACTTGCAAGCAAGATTTATGAAATCTGTGCTATCTTTGTTTTGTTCAATATAGAAGCCTTTTACAGCTTGTACAAGCTCTAAAAAGGTAATCGGTGAAGTATTCAAGTTACTTGATATAATAGCTTTATCTGTAACATTAAAGCTATTATTATACACGCTATCTTCTAATAATTTATTGAAGTCATCTTGAGTAATTTGTATTTTGACCCAATCTAAAACAACGTCTTGCTTAAAATCAGGTAAAATAGCACCTTCTATATTAGATAAAACTTTAGGATCCTCAAATAGGACATAGTTTTTAACACTATTATCTGCTATTTTCTCTAATTCAATTAGGTCTCTCACATTATTTAGAAAAACTACAGGTTCTCTATTATCTTTCTTATCTAGAAAGAGCCTAAAATCAGTTAGATTTGATTGTTCATGGTAGTAAACCTTATATTTTGACCTGTCTATAGCTATAAAGGCTACTCCAGGAGAAGTAAAGGCTAATCCTATTAGTTTCGACATAAACTACTTTCTTATTTGTTGGTTAACCTAATCTATTTCAAGAACAGAAGTATCGTTTTCCATTACTACACGCCATACCTGATCGTATCTGTTCTTTTGATCTAAATCATTATCATGAGAGGTTATGAATATACTAGGGATTTTAAGGTCCCTTATTATATCATAAGTAGCTTCTCTCCCTCGTGGGTCTAAATCCTTGAATATCTCATCACCTAAAAGTATATTACTACCTTTAGATCCTATCTGAGAGAAAGCAAAGAATATAGCTAATACTACGCGCTTCGCCTGACCACCACTGGCTGCATATAAGGAAATCTGTTGATTGCCTTTATCTAAAAATAGATCAAAATCTGATCCATTATCAGGTGTAGAAACACGAACATCCCCTTGAGGGAACAACTGTTTGATATAATATGGTAATATTGATGATAGAGCTTCAGTTGCTTGTTTTAACTTTTGTTTCCTGATATCAGCTACGGTTACATTGATAACCTCCAATATTCGCTTTCTATTCTTCTCAATGCTATTTCTAGAAAGAATAGCGTTAACATCAGCAAGTTGCTTGTTTAACTGATTTCTTATTGTAAGAGACTTATTTAATCTTAAACTTTCCTCGATTAAGTTTGATAGTTGCTCTTCTCTAAGCTGTATCTCCTCGGTTGCTAACCCCAAAGCTACCATATCAAACTTTACCTGACCATTACTTAGTAACCACTCCTTAGCTGTTTTTATAACAGTAAGTTTATTATTCAGGTTATTCAGGCTATCTCTTAGCTCTTCCTGTGTTTTACCTAAGTTAGCATCTTCTTGCCTTAAACGCAAGGCTCTATCTTGTAAACTGGAACTTCTCACGAGGCTATCAGCTAGAAGCTGTAGCTTTTGCTTAGTGGTTTTTGTAGATTGTATTTCTAATTTAGTCCTGTTCGGATCGCCTTCTGGTAAATCAGTTAAATCGGCTTCAATTAAAAGCTGCTTTTCTTTGGCATTAGTTAGAAGCTTTACATCTTCAATATCCTTTAGTAATTCATCTACTATCGGTTGTAAGTTTGTATGCTTATGTTCCCTACTACTAAGTAGGTTTTGATGTTCCTCTTCAGCGATAGGTCGTAGGCACGTAGGGCATTCCTTGCCTTTAAAGGAAAGCTTGTCTATTTCTACTTTTAGCGTATTTAAATTTTTTTGGTAAACTTTAATTTCTTTTTCTTTTTGACTTAACTCTAAACTTAATGTCTTCCAGTCTTTATCAGACTTAGGTAAACTGTTGAATTCATTTTCAAGGACTTTTCTTCTTTCTAGTTTAACAAGCTCTTCACTTTTAGCTTGTATAGCGGCTTCTTGTATTTCAATTTCCTTACGTACCTCTTGATAAGAGGTATCTGCAGCTACACCTAAGTTACTTAATTCAAGCTCAACTTTTTCAAGTTCTATCATCCGACGTAGGTCAGTTGTGTATATTTCTACTATTCCTGCTACAATAGCTTCCTGCTTTTTCAGCTCTGGGACAGTAAAAGTCAGGTTCATTTTAGCTAACTTGCTTTCCCACTCTTTACTTTGTTCCTCTACTATTTTAGCTTTATTTTGGTTTTCAATAATGAACCGTAGTTCAAGTACCCGTGCTTGAGATTCTTTTCGGTCTTTATCTATTATTTGTAGCTTTGACAGCATTGAAGCTTCATCACTAATAGAATCTAGCTGTTGTTGTACGCTATCCTTTAAGTCAATAAGTTCTCGTTCATTTGGTATTACTATACTTTCAACTCTTTTCTTTGTCAAAGTAGTTAGTAAGTTGATTGAATCCAGACCAAAATATAATGAGAGGTACTTGCTCTTTTCACTTGGTGTACCATGTACTAAGGCATGGGTATATTGCTGGCTTAAGTATATTTGACCGTAAAACTCATCAGGTGTTAATCCTAATATTGTACTTACTTTAGCTTGTACTTTATCGATACCAATAGTAGGTGTTTCATCTATACCATCTACTATTATCTCAATACCTGTCTTATGCTCATCATGAGCACGGTAATTATTTATGATGTATTCTGAACTACCTTTTTGAAAAACCAGCTGTGTATGGAAGTTCTTAGGGTTTTTTATATTCAGTAGATCGTTCTTTTTTAGGTATTTACTACCTGACATCTTACCTGTTCTACCTGTACACGTATTAGCTAATAGGTCAAATAAGGTGCTTTTACCTGAGCCATTAGACCCTCCTTCGTCCTTATTGACGCCCTGTATAAGTACTAAACCTTGGTTTTCTAACGGCATCGTAGCTTGGCTTATACAGCCACCATTTAGTACTGAGAAATTTTTATAGATTATCTTGCTCATATTTCAGCTTGTGGTAGTAGACTAAGTAATTCGTCAATTTCTCTTTTAGCAATAGACAGATCTTCACCCTCAAACTTTTTAGTTACTTCCTCTAATAAAATGATATTTAGATCTTGGTTTATATCTAAAATGCTGTCATCTTTTTCATTTTTCCTGTACTCTAACTTCATTACGTTATCTGGTAGATCTAAACCTAATGAATTGATTTTATCCGTTACAAGTTTAACATGACAGTTTTCAGGTATATCTTCCAGACTTGTTACACGAACAAGAGCAGTAGATTCAATAGGTTCAAATACAGGGTTATTGGGATCATCTGTATCAACTATAAGGATACCTTTTGGGTGTTGATCGCCGAACTTTATTTGTAGTGGTGCACCACAGTAGAAAGTTTTAGGTGCTACTTGCTGCTTAATATGTAAGTCACCTAAAGCACAGTAGGTTACGGGTACATCATCCAGTACTTCGCCATAATCTAATGTAGGGACTTCTGCCCCTGACTTCATGCGCCAGTTAGTATCACTAATAGAACCTTTAATAGTTTCATGTGCTATAATGACAATGTTTTTATAGGATACTTTAATAGAAGCTTCACGTAATTCATTTACTGCATTAATTATATCACGTTTAAATTGCCTTGGTGTATGGCATAATAATATAAATACAGTATCATCAATAAGCCGATAACATGTTTTTTCAGTTACTGTAGAATTGATAAATTTGTCTTGAGTATGTAATAAAGCTAAATAGTGTATTGCAGTGTAACCTGACATGTTGGACATATCATGGTTACCTGGTATAACCAGTATATTAAATCCTGCTTGGTCATAAGCAACGATTTTTTTCTGTATTAAATCACGCTCTTCTGGTAACGGGTTTTCAGTTTCAAACACATCACCAGCAATACATACTGTATTAATACCTAGATCTTTAGCTTTTGTAAAGATAGCATCTATAACTTTACTTTGTCGATCTAAGTAGTCTGGTAAAAACTTACTTGATCCAATGTGCCAATCACTACTATGAACAAAGCGCATTTTTTGCTTTCTTTTTACACATTACAAATACCCTCAATTTTCAAATAATTGAGGATCTGACTTGCTGTTTCTTCTCTATTTAATAGTTTTTTGCCTGTACTATCACCAAGTATTATGTATTTTTGAAGTGCTGTTTGCCATATACGGCATTGAGATATGCCTATTTTACCTGTACTTAATTGTAGTTTAAACTTAACCATAGTCACAGCATGTTTCTTACACATCAGTATTAAACCAAACCATTCAGCTACACCTTGGTTTATTTTAACACCTGCTAAATTCATAATTACAAACAAGCTTCTTTGTTTAAGCTGCTCTAATACTTTTTCATAAGATTTTTCTTCAATTATACTAATACCTAATGATTGAGCTATAAAGTTAGCCATAGGTAGTATATATTGTATTTCTGATTTTTTAACTTCATTTGGTACTTCTGGGTAATCAGAAGGTTGGCGCATTTCAAACTTAGGGCTATCATCCACACTAATTATATTAGGATCGTAATTGCCATATTTGATAGGCTTGCCTGACATATCCAGTATTTGACTTGTTTTTGTCATAATAGTTATTTCTTTATATTATCAATTTTAAGTAAATTAAAATCATCATAATCTACGTGATAAATATGTGCCGTAGGGAACTTAGCTTTAGCTCTAATAGCTACATTCAAGTCATTTTCTAAATAGTAGATTTGTCTTTCTTCAATATGTTCCATTACTATTTTAGAAATTCTCCTTAGTTTGTCTTCAACATAGTTAGAATGATCGACTTTCCGTGGTTTAGCTACTATATTTGTAATAGTAAGTTTGTTCTTATCTAACCAGTTTCGTATTTTAATACCGATATCTATTTGTCTTTTATCATCAACTTGATAATATCTCGGATATGTGGTTACATACACGAATAGCGGATCGTTTTCTTTCTCTAACTCTGTTATATCTAACAATAATTCTTTACAAACAGTATTTATAGGGTCATATAATATATTATTGTAGTATTTAGTCATGTCAACTTGTAGATAATGTAATCGCTCCCTATCATCTGATATAGTTCCTTCAAAATCTACAATAATAAGAGACATGACTAATTATCCTCTTTAGCTTAAAACCGTCCTACAGCTACGCTTAATGATGGTCAACATTAATCTAAGGTGGCAGTAGTTTCATTTATATCTTCTGGGATATCTAGATCTTTGTTGGCATAACCCGTTCCAGCGTCTTCTTCATCAGCCTTGTACATAGTCTCCCAGTTTTGGGAAGCAAAATAAAGGTCAAAGGCTTCACCGGAATCAATTTGAGACCTTAAATAAGATCTAAATACATTTTTATGCCCTAACTCCATCAAACCTTCTTTTTTGAAGTTTTGTTCATGCCAAGGTGTACCTGGCAACTTTAGCCTATAGTTACCACCATGAGCAACAGTAACCTGATTTGTCATGGTTAGAAACCCTAAACTATCATAACCACGTTCGACGCCATGACCATGGGCAATAGCAATCGTTTCTTTTAACTCTAAAAAGGGCACAAACTGCTTATTTTTAATCGTCCTTACGCTGATATAGCGCATTTGACGATTACGTTCGGTCCATGGTTTACCTACGCCTTGAATCCTAATTTTTAGGTCAGGATAAAACTTAACAGCCTGCCCGCCAGGTTCATATTCTGGGTTACCGTACATTGAATTTGGTTTTTCTCTAATTTGATTAGTACAAATAAGAGTACAGTTCTTCCGCCCAAGCTTAGCTTTGATCATTTGCATACCCTCACCATGTAGCTTTGCACTAACACCCATAGGGTTCTTGTCGTCTGCTGCATGGATATCTTCTGGTAACATGGCTGCTAATGAGTCTATAACGAATAATACAGTAGCTCTTGGTCGTCCTTCATCCATAGCAACATAATCAGGTAGCTTATCCAATAATCTATTTAAAAACCTGTAAGTAGATTCACCTGTAGTAGGTTGATGATAGTTAAATAGAGGATTCTTATCTCCATTAGCTAACCTAATTTTAACACCTACAGCACCTAAGTACTTACCATCAGCACCAGCTTCATGGTCAAACACAAAGGTAGGTATAGCATCACCCGCACCTGGGTAACTTTCCCTCATAGCATTACCAATACAATGGTAAGAAAAGGTGCTCTTACCTGCACCTTCAGGACCAAACATATCTACTATTTTACCTGGAGGTACACCGCCGCCTGTAAGTAAATCTAAGCACAAGGAGCCAAAGCTAATAGTTCCTGTTACGTACTTACCTCTATCTAAGTTAACTGGTGGATTGTCTAGACTTTTGCCTATTTCTGCAGCAGCAGCAGCTAGCTCAACTGGATTGATTGCAATAAAGTTACTGGTTTTTTCTTTTTCTTTTTTAGCCATGGATTCTTCCTTTTATCTTCTTTAGCGTAAAACCCCGTCCTTTCAGTGTAGCTGTAGGGCGGGGAGGATATTAAGGTTCGTCTTCATCTTCTTGGTTTAGGTTCTCAAGATCCTTAGGATCTAGGGACATTTCTACGAGTATAATTTCACCTGTTGGATCCATTACAAGTTTATAATGTGTATGACATTTCATACAATATTTACCAATACTTTGAGTAAGTACTTGTGTAGTACATTTTACTTTTTTGCATTTTAAACAAGTTTTAGGTATAAATCTTAAATTACTAGCTTCTGATCCTATATTACGCAATACCTCATAACCAGTTTCACCATAATCGTTTTCTATATCTATTACAGTTTTATTACCTTCAGCTAAATCTTGTAGGTCTTCTTCTAATTGGCTAAAGAATAAATAATCTTCAACCTCTGTACCTAAATCTCGAAGAGTTGTAATGATAATATCGCCTTTTTCTGTTAGATGGAAATTACTATCTTCATCTAAACTAACGTAGTTATTATCAATAATATTATTTAGTATATTTTCATATAGATTGATATGGGTTATATTATATGTGGTCATCCAGCTATAAAGTGTAGCTTTATTCCACCTTTGTGGTGGTATTGTATTTTCATTTGTGATATAAGGTTCACCAAATCTTTTGATAAAACCTTCATTGATCTGTTGTTGAGTCTCTGCTAAGTCGTGTACTCCAGCTTTCTCTAAAGCTATACCAAAAGCTTCTGCTAAAATTTCTTGACCATTATCCAAGGTATAGACAACTTTTTGCTTTATTAAACTTGCTGGTTTTAGCTGTGTATTTTTTACCCTACTGAATATATTACTGTATATAGCTTGTGTTTTTAGTGTTATGGGCAGATCTTCTGAATAGGAAGTAGGTCTAATGAACTCTCCATTTTTATTATACTCAGAATAGTTTTTTGGTTTATCTAATACAAGTAAACCTTGCGCTCTGGCATTTTTCCATAAGTATTCTGCAAATTTACGATTTAGAGATTTTCGGTTTGTCTTATAGAATGTTATATAGCCTAATTCGTAAAGATCTTTCATGTACTTTAAGATCTTATTAGGTGTTAACTTATATTCTTTACATAAATTATTTAATGCTGTATGGGTTGTATAAGGTGCAGGTATTTTGAACGGATACTTTTCTTCACTATAATTAGCTTCAATCTTTTTTTCATCGATAGCATCACGTAATTTCTCTAGATGCTTTTGTGCATCTTCTTGTAATGTAAACCCTAAAGAACATGCTAAAGCTGTATTTTTACATATAGGTAATACGACTTTATAAGTTGTATTTACTGTAAAATTTTGGATCTCTTTCTCTTTTTTCTCTATAAGAGAGAGTAGTAATAATCCCACAGGGTTTGTATATAAATGATCCCTTTGTACTTTAGAACAAGCTAATATATTACCTATACCCATAGCTAATTTAGTAGCTTGCCATTGATAGATATGATTACGTGTCCACCAACTATCCGCCAAATTAGCATCTACGAGCTCAGCTGTGGTAAAGGCTAATCTTATATGTTCTTCAGTTAGTTCTTTAAGTTGAACTCTTCTTACACGAGCTTCAGAATATCGTAATGCTTTTTTGTTTATAATCGAAGCAATAGCTTCACCCTCTGCATCTGGATTTGTAGCTATCCATATATTTTCTACACCACTAATTTCTATTTTAAAATTATAGCTAGTATCGTCCATTGTTGATGTTACAACATAGGACCCTTCTACTAGTTTCTTTCCAATAGTTAATTCATCTTCAAATACGTAAAAACGCCAGTCTATTTTCGAATCTGTACTTAGTACACTTTTTAGTGTTTCTGCTTTGACTGTAGATTCTACAACTACTAAGTTTTTTCTTTTTTTGGTACTTGTGCTGTGTAACACATAGCCTCTTTAAATATATTATTTATGTCGATATCCGAAGGTACACCAACATACTTGGAGTATAGTTTATGCTTGCGGAATATTCTTATTTGTGGTAAACGAACGCAAGATAACTCTTCGTGTTTCGCTAATTCAGCTTCAAAAGCTACTGTAAGTAATTTATAACCTAGTTTTTCAAATCTAATTTTATTAGAATGCAAAACATGGCGAGCCCTCTTACTAAGAGGGTCACCATATTGTTCTATTAAAATCATGACCTTATCAGTGTCAGCTATTATATCTAAAGCTTGCTGACAGGTAGATTTTAACATCTATTATTTCCTTTTAACCGTCTTGTCGTTCCTGTGTAAGGACTAAACAAGCTGGTCGGTGTGGGCACTTAGGACAATCTAGGTCACCTTTGAAAGCACCAAAACAACTAGGTTTCTCCACTACACCTAGGCTTTGTGGTGGCTTTCCTAATGACTTAGGCATAACTGAAATAGTTTGCTCCTCTACAGGAGGGTTTACATAAGTTTCATTTGTTTGACTAATGACTGCTGGTGGATTATGTGTGGGTGGCATCTGAGCACCTGAGGGTGGCATCATGACTTGCCTCTGCTGTGCACTGCCCGTATCTTCCTTAAAGTAACCTGCTCGTATTAAGCTTTGTCGTGCATTAGTAGCATCACCCGGTACATAGATTTCTGTAAAGTCGTAAAGCTCTGCACGCTTCTCTTCGTCAGTAAGTGGTGTACGTTCACCCTTTTGGATGACCCAATCACCCTTGCCAGTGCGACCTTCTTTGGTAGACCATTGGATATAAAGGTCACAACCATAAAGGACATCAGCAACACTCTTTGGTTGACCATTAACCATATTTAGAGTGCTAAGCTCTAGAATCTTGTTCATTGCTGTAGGTGGTAGATCGAAAGCTCTGATATAAGAAGAGCTACCTGTCTTCTGTACACCACGATCGATTACATTGAATAGATACTTGCCGCGTGGCTTAATGTCGGTTTGACAACCAGGACAATCACCAATCTTGGATCGGTTAATATCTTCACTATCATCATCCCATGCAAGACAATCTACAGGAAATACAATTTCCTTACCTGTCTTTTGATTGATTGATTTTACCCAGTGCTGAGCATAAGATAATACACCACCAACTACTCGGAAGGAGTACCAACTGTTATCCTTAGGCATTTCTGGTGATAGGATATTATTGCGCCACTTGACATCACTATTTTTTGGTTTGATTTGATCTAATGTTTTCATTTTTATATTCCTTTATTGTTTGTAGCTTACTTTGGCAAAATGCCGATTTGCTGGTTTTACATGTTTTAGGCTTGTACTGCTTCACCTTCTTTGTTATTAATTGCTCGCTCCCTTAGAGCAGCAACTTGTTGTCTCATCCTTTCGAAAGCAACCCTATCAGGGTCGATTTCTTGAGAAAGTTTATCCAAAAGACCAAATTTAAGACAAACGATCTTTTTTAAGTCTTTTGGTAAATTTTTAAGTAGAATTTCCACTCTTTTACTATCTTGTTCTTCATGAGTAGTTTGTTCTTCAATTGCTAATATCTCTTCTGCTGCTGTAGAAGCATCCTCTACAAGGACAGGATCATCTGTGCCAGAAGCTACCGTAAGTAAATTAAATCCTTCTGAGCTTAAATTGTATTCTAAGGATTTGACTTGACTAGCTTTAATACTATTATATATGCTTTCAGCTTTTTCTACTGTATAATTAGCTGCTTTAGCTATATCTTCTATTGTTATAGATCCTTTTTTGCCTTCTATTTTATTTCTGAAAGATTCAAGTTTAGCATAATGTTGCCAGGTATTACTTGAAATCTTTATTACGTTAGCTTCTTCCTTCATACAAAAGAGCATTTTTTGCTTTATCCACCAAGCTGCATACCCAGGGAAGCGTGCATTACTTATATGGTCATATGAGCTTATAGCTCTCATCAATCCAAAGTTACCGTTTTGATAACTATCTAACACATAGTCATGATATACAGCAAGACCTCTTGCCATTTTAAGCACAGATCTAGCATAAGCTTTAGCTATCCTGTTATATATAGACCTTATAGCTTCCATACGGCTATTAACAAATCGTATAGTACTGTAACTAGTTACAGGATTTAATCCTAATGATTTTTCTAAGTTATGTACTTTTAAAGAACTTTTCAAGTAGTTATCTATGTTATCTTTTGAGGCTGACATAACATTATAATCTACTTGTTTTGTATACTCTTTAACTGTATTGAGCCATGTTACGATAACATCCTCGAAAATCATCCTAGAAATAGGTATATTTTCTATTATTTCGATCTGTTTAGATACGTCATTAGTAGCCATGGCTTTTTGTAAATCCAGGCATTGACATAGCATATATTGCTGCTGTTCAAGTTTGTTAGGGATAATATCAACTAGATTATCCTCCTCATATCTTAAACTTCTCGTAAAGATAGCTTTATTTCTATCAATATTAGATGCTATTTCTGCACCTAAACTCACGATTCTATTTTGGATTACTTGGTTTTCCTGAACAAGAATTTTTACACATTCTTTTAAGTTCTTATTAGCTCTTGAGAAGAGAGGTAATAACTCCTCTTGCTTAAGAGTTTCTTCTGCATTAGCTTTTGCAAGTTCATCAAAGTAAGACAAGTAAATTACCTTTTGTTCTTTAGTTTACTACTTATATTTACAGGTTTTTTATCTGAAACCTGTTTTTGTTTTAAAGTCTCTGCATCTATACATGATTTAGCTAATGCGGCTAAATGCTTACACATAAAAGGTAAAGGATCTTCTGTATTACTTATTGATTCCAGTGGTTTAGCTACCCGAGCAGCTTCAGCTTTAGCTTCTAATATAGGTTTATCTTTTGAATTATACTTGAAATCATTACATTTACAATCTACTTTTACTTTAGTTTGTACACTGATAGATCCAAAAAATTTTATACTACATAAGGAAGGTTGACTTCCATCACCAACCATATTTGCTATAAATAAGGTATAGCTCCCTTCATTTTCAGATCCTGACCGCTTGACCAGATTACTAACAGTATAAGGCATACTGTTAGTAACTCGGCTGCTCTTAGCGGTTAGTAACAGTTTTTCTAGTGTTATCATCAGTCAAACCTTAGGAAATTTAACTTTTCCAGAGTATTTAGAACACTCCGAAGCTTTCTAAAAACGAGTCTATTTGTTTGTAATCGGAACTTACCTTCAAGCACACTTGAAGGTGTACTAAGTAATCCGTCAGAAACTGTAGTAGCTAATAACAGTAATACATCTATTCTGTCTAATTTGGTTATGTCTTGTACTTGCTTTATAAGTTGTTCAGATTTATTCATACTTGTTTTTCAATATACTTGACGTGCATAAAGCAAAATCGTACTTGATAGGATCTTTAGGATCCAAACATCGTAAGCTTTCTGTGATATCTTCAGCTGTGCTCCATGTATTACTAATCCTGGTTGTAAGACCAAGCTCACGGCTTACTTTAGCTATATGTATATCAAGAGGTACTATAAGACATTCTCTTGGTATATTTGAGCTCCATAAACCAATATCGATTAGATCAATACGAACCATCCACCGTAGGAACATGTTAAGTCTCTTGCAACAACTACCTGCATCTGGAGAAGGTAATAGGTAACTAAAACCCTTCGTTTTAGGTTGGGTATTTAGTAACTTTTCCACTAAGTGACTAAGTGCAGGTTTCACATTACCATCAAAACCTTGCAAGAACACTTCTTCTAAGGTAGAGCCTACACTGTATACAGTTTTTAAAGCTTTAAATAGCGATACCAAATCATCTTTAGTATTAAATCTATACTGAGTGAAATCGGCAAGAGCATTTTTAAAGTCATCTTCATCACCATTAGCAATAAATTTTGCTGGCTTATCTCCTATATTATTTAGGATAGTACGTAATACAGGTCTAAAAATTTCTTGCCTACCATAAGATAGTGTAGATACAATAAAAGCAACTACTTCTTTATCTAAATTGTTAGTATAAGGATAAACTAAACTAATAGGGTCTTTTTCTTTTGCATGCTTAATAAAGTCAGCTTTATACAAGTTAGAATCTAGCTTATATTTAAGATCTGATATTTTAGATTTATCTAACTTCATTTTTACCCTAGATTACTAATTTAATACAAGTATCTATTAGTATTGAACATGCCAAAATCCAACAAAGAATAGCCATAGCTATGAAAAGCTCTTCTTTCATACTAACCTACTTTATTAGGAATGTCAAGTTTAATAAGTACCAACATCCTCATGAAAAAGATGTAGTTTTATATTAGGATTATGTGTATTTGGTTGTTTACTGGGTACACTAACAACGATATTATCGGGTAGTACAAAGGCATACAAGGTATCACCAAATGCACAACCACCGTCAATACCAACAGCTTTTTCAGTGATTAATGGTTTATTTAGTACAGAATGACCAAAAATAATCCTTTCAGGTCCATCCCAAAGTTCTGTCCAGAATTTAAAAGAATCATCGTAAATCACGTCTAATCCATTTTCTATTGATTGAACAGGACGCTTCATTGCCCAGTACGTCTTTTTAGGGTTAGCTGGATTGATAAACTGCATGCGAATCAATAGTTCCGCATTCTGATCCTCAATAGCTTTACCTGGAAATACCCCGCCGTGAACTACAACACTATTATATTGTGGTAGACGAATAAAGTGTGGTAGATTTTCAAAATATTTATAGTGATCTATATTAAGCTGCGACCGAGTGAATGCATGAGTAGGTGGTAATACCCCTAACTTTTCACCTTTTTGTTCTTTTAGATAATAGTTAATATGCTTTTGTTCATGATTACCAAGAATACACTCATGCTTCATAGCAAGATCAACACAACCACCATTGTATGGTCCTCGGTCAACTAAATCTCCAAGGAATATAACTGTATCTTTAGATGCTACGGCTAGCTTAGCTAGAAGATCAAGACATTCTTCAAGACAGCCATGCAGGTCACCTATCATTATAATACGACCTGTATTATTTACTATGCTTTTACCTTTGACTGCCTTGAAACCCATAAGACTCCCTTAGTTATTTTTCTTGTTTTTAAACTGTTTATATCTGGCTTGTGCAATCTGCTTAACTACTTCTGATTTATTCTCGAAAAACAAGGGTAGATCCTCAGGATTTGCGTGCACTACTGCATTTATTCGTATGTCTTCTGACGGATCATTAACAAATTCTGGTAAATATTTATGGTCTATTTTATTTATAACTAGAGACCTAATCCGACTATCTTTATGATGCCTAAAATTTGGTAGGAGGTCTTGGTCAATACCTCTAAATATGCTAAATAGCACGTGATCATCAACTCCTATAGGATATTCCGTCGTTTCAGCTAACAAACCAAGATCGTAACCTTCTATAATTTGTTTTAGAACTTTATTTTTTGTAAAACCATCCATACCACTTACCTTAGTAAGTGGTAAATACTTATAAGGTAACCTGTTTACTACGTTGTTAGCTACATGATAACTATCATCATCAATCATTTGCTTGAGATACTCAGGTGCTATACGCTTTGATACTATTATTCTTATTTGTTCTTCTGGATCATGTATTAGACCTACAAGATATTTAGGGTCAGCAAGTTCGGCAGCCTTGAGTCTAATTTTACTGTTTTTATGACTGATATATTTTTCTGGGTTTTCACCTATGTTTTCTATTAGGTCTCTCTGGCTTTTAGCTGAATTGCTATCTTCTAATAGCTTATGTAGGATAAGGTCTAAACCAGGTACAGAGCTAGCTTTGATAGCTGTATCAGTGGAATCCCAGACTTGTAGCTTCCTACCATCAGACAAATCCTCATAAGCTTGTTCTGTATAGGCATCTTCCGGTAGAATAGTTATAGCTACCTTCTGTAAAGGATCCCTAGCTTTTAACTTTTTATTAATCCAAAAGTAAAATTTAACACCTTGTAAAGAATATTTATTAAAATAATCTTCATCTTTCCAAGTAATACACCACTTAGTATCAGTACCATACTGAATACAAGCTTGTTTTGATTCTATTCTTAGTAGAATATAAGCATCATTCTCGAATAGCGTCTTAGCCCCAGTAGATTTTACTGTTTTCTTTTGCTCAGTTTTTGATTTACCAATTTCTTGGATAGTAGCTATTAAAGCTTCTAGATCCTGATATTTATTAATATCTTTCTCTTTTAGTCTAACTTGGTTTTTATCAAAAGTCTCCAGAGCAGGTACTATCTGTTCCATGGTCGAACCGGCTAATAGTTGTTTAATAGCCCAACCATAGTACTTAGGCTTTAGGTGAGACATCCCATCTAAATTGAATTGTGGATACTTTTTCTTAAGGTCATCCAGCTGACCTGCAAGAACCAATAAACCAGAAGCCATCTTTAGTAGACTTAACATACTTTACTTCCTATTCCGTTTTTCGTTTAACAACACCTACAAAAGAGTTTGCTTTAGAGCCACCGCCAAAACTAGCTGATGATCCTGAGCTTTTACCTATAACGACACCATAATAACCTTTAGGTTTTATAACGTTACCTTTACCAGCTTTTAGAAACATACTCTTGTGTAGGAGTAAATACCTTGTAGCTAATACAACCGTTCGAAAAATGTCATCATCACCTTCTTCAGGCTTGAGAACTTTTTTACCGTTTTCCTGTACGGTTGCCATCTGTAGTGCAAGATGCGTATAAGGAGCTGCTGCAAGTTTTTTTGGGTTGGATATATCTAAATCCTCAAGATTTTCATATTCCCATTTTGGGGTTTTATAGCTTTCACTCTCTACTAAACCACGCAATTCAATAAAATCTGCCAGTTTTGGGCTATAACGCTCAGCATTGATCTTCAAATCACGTAAACGCTGGATTTCCCCTGTGCTATTATGGCTTACAATACCATTAGCTATAAAACTACTGGTCTTAGGTACTGTGATGTCATATACATCCGCTACACCGGCTTCTTGTATAGACTTAATAGGTGTCCAGTAAAAAGGTAGCATTTTAGCAATTTTAGCCGCTAACTCAGGCTCTGTGTTTAGGACCAAACTTTCTATCTTTTCCAGATAGACTTTTTTAGATATACATTTTTTAGTGTATATCTTTTTGGGTAGTTTAATACTATGTCTTTGTACCCAACTCTGTATTACTTTACCAATAGGTAGGATTTCTGTATTTTTTACAATATTTAACTTTTGTTCTAAATCAAGTATACTCGACTTTATATCTAACTCCTTATAGAGAGTATGCTGATTGGCTATAGTTAAACGATACAATCCTGATTTAGCCTTACTTATTTTATTTGTAAAAACTCCTAAGTTTAGGAGTATAGCTTGTAACTGTTTTAGGAAAATCAAAGATCGATCCGAATAGTAAGATATTACTGTGTTTTCTCTTAACCCTAGGAGGGTTTTCAGGTAAATTACTACTAGACTTTTAGGTGATTCTAATATCTCTTTTGGTATTTCTTTACTTGGGGACGTATCAAGATCACTTAAGTACGCCATTATTTCTGCTGTTTTGGCTGTCACGTAACCTGATTCAGAATACTGCTGCTTGCATGGTTGTTCTGCCCATAGATTTGGGGATTTTAACGCTAAATAATCAGTAGTTTTCAGATCTCCTATTTTACACCATATAAGATTAGCATCTTCATCTATAGTCCATAGTTTGTGGTCAGCTGTACCTGTTATAGAATAGTCGTTTTTAGTAGTAATCTCAATCAGATCCCTACTTTTAAGCTTACCCCATTTTGTAGTTTTATTGATACCCTCTAAATCTGCTATTGTAGTATCTAAGTTAAAAACACCATACTGGTCTTCATGTAAGTTTTTTATTTTCTTGATACCATCAGAAGTATACACCAGAGTATCACCAACAACACATTGCCATCTATCATATACTACATATTCAACATTAAAGTTTTTGCTTAGCTGCAATATTATTTCAAACATAGTAGGGAAATGTACTGTAACAGTTGAATCTAACTCGGGTATTTTTTCAGGTGCTACTGAAACGGTACCATCTAAAATTATTTGAGTTTCATTGTCATTAGTTTCAATATGATGTAGTGAAATAGCAAAACAGTTACCTGACTCACCAGCATCACATGTTACTATACGCGCTGTTTGCTTGTCAATATCGCAACTTGTTAATTCTGCAGCTATGAACTTGCCATTTCCAGCTTTATCTTTAACATAAATAGGTTTTGTTGTAAATACTGGATTTTTATTACTTTTTATATTATAAATTGAATTCTTGTTGTTCATGAAAGGGCTATCAGCCAAAGGCGGCTGTGCCCCGAAATCTCTCCAAAATATTATAGGTGTACTAAACTCGACGCTTTTTAAGCTTTCTCGCGGCATCACAGGGGATGCTTCCCAACTGGCATAATGGAATGCAACTTTTCGGATATCGGTTTCTGCTTGCTTTAATAGCCGCATCATCTTGTCGTATTGCGATCTTGGTGAGCTTATATTTAACATGTAAGCCGTGGGAACATCATAATCTCCTTTAGCCCATAAGGCATCTGTAGAGTTTCGTACTGTCCTTAGGCTATTATCAAGAGCTGTATAAGTCTCTTCTGGGTTAGCTCGTACCACTGATTTTGAGCTATTAAAGTGTGCTAACTCGTCAATACCTGCAGCTATTCTAGTTCTTCCTCTTAATGCTTTGCCATCTGCAGCTTGATATGTTACTGATATTTTTTTATTGCCATACCAGATAAAAGTATCTAAAACGGAGATAAGTGATCCTGGTGTTAGTCCTTTTATCTTTTCTTCTTCTCTAAGAGCTTTGTGGTATTCCTTGAACCAAGGGGCTGATTTTATTGTTCCTGATGTAGCTAGCCATAAAGTTTCATAAGCTTGCGTAGCTGTAACAGCTACCATTGTCATTTGTAACATGGTATTAGGCATAAGACCTAAATACCTTGTAGGGTTAGTTATCTTTAGGAATCTGTGTAAAATATAAGGAAAAATAACCCCACCAGCTAGCGCTGTTTTACCTGACCTTTGACCTAAACAGCTTACAAGCTCGTTAGGGTAAGTTTTAAACAGCTCTTTCTTGTTCTTTTGGCACTTAGGACATATACTGAATTCTAACAGCTGTACATTACCTAAAAATTGTGACACGCTGTCTTCGGTAGGTACCTCGTTTAGATAAGGTACATTCGAGCATTCAGGACAATATTCGGCAAACAACTTTACTGCTTGTTCTAATTGTTTAGCAAATAGCCTCTCAATATTTAAAAATGATGGTCCTAGAGCAAAATCGACAACATTCTTTGCTCTTGGTAAGTCAACTTCTACTTCAAAAACATCAGGTGATAAGCCGCTATTGATGACAGTATTTACTAAAGCATCAATATCTAATAAATGGCTGTTCGATATGTCTCTTCGTTTTACCATAATACCTATTTAAATCTTTTTAATTAATTATACTATTTTAGTAATCCACGCTTATTTAGTAAATGACCAAACTTATTCCACATTTCACCGTACACATATTTGGTACTAGGTGTAACTCGTCTAAATGATAATTCAGGGTTTAAGCTGATCTTACCTTCTTCTTTACAAAGTCGGCTTTCACCCTTTTCCGTCATGGCAAAAACATGACCTTCTGGTGTTACTATAAAAGATATACCATTATCACAGTACGTAATAATATGCTTTTTTAACTTTAGTGGCTTAGTAGTACTTACCAGCCCATAAGTTTCTGGATTAAATAGCTTTTTATAAATTTCCACTTGATACTTTATAATTTTGGCTATTTGCTTTGAATTTGCATTAGTTACCTGGAAAGAAGTACCTACTTCAATTGGACCTTTACTACAGTAAATTGACAGCTTTTTACAAATAGGGTCATAGCTATAGCTTACTATCGTACCTTTAACATCAAGCTTACTCCACTCATCGTTAGGATCACTTTGTACTATAGTACCTTTGGTATAAGTAGCTACGGCATCTGTTGTAAAAACTTCTGTTAATGGTGCTGATGGTTGTAATAAAATACCGCTTTCTTTTCTTGTAGCTGTCATACCATTAGCTTGTAAACGCTTAACAGCTTCATTAAGAGAAGCTTCAGCTTGTTCTCTATGGTGAATCCAGAAAAATATCCCTTCTGCTGTTTTCTGTGTATAGTAAGGTATAGCTTCTGGCTTATTCCTATCTTTAAACTCAACAAGTTTTAACTTATTTTCTTTGAACGTATTTTTGATAATAGTTAAAGCTTGCTTCCAGTTTAGATTATCCTCATTACTTGCAGCTACCCTTAGTTTTATACTTTCAGCTACTCTTCTTAGCATATCCACAACAGATAAACCATGACCAGGTTCTAAATTGTAAGGAGTTTGAGCCCAAGGCAGAGCCCGATCAATGACTGAATCCTCTTTTATAGAAAGAGCACTCGGCAATATGTTAAGATTATTACCCGTTACAACATCTTCAGGGTTATTTGTTTCATATTCATAACCATTCTCTTGCGTAGATTCCGTTCTAATTCCAGTAGGATTATCAAAATTTAGGAGTTTCATACTCTATTCCTTTTCGCTAATGTAGCTATCCGCCCCAAAGTATACTTTTAAGTTTGAAACAGAATCATCTGATGATTTTTTCAGCTTTAGTGCAATACGTTTGAAAAAATCCTCTAAAAGCTTTAGGATAATATCTTCCTGTATACCAGATACTCTCATTTCACCTTTTAATTTACTTGTTTCTTCGGTTATGTTCCTTAGAACATCCTTAATAAGTGGATTGATAACCTGTATAATAGTATCCTTAACCTGGTCTTCAGGTTTAGTAAGAGCTTCTAGCTTTACAATAGAATCTTTATACTCGGAAATCAGACGAGCATAACCTTGAACTAGGGCTGGTATAGTATTTTCACTTTCACCGTCGTCACCTTTAACACTCATATTAGCACGAACTAACTCAATATCATCTTCAAGCTTTTCAATGATATCCTTGTACCTAGCTTGAGTACTTTTTGGTCTTTTAATGCAGTTGTGACAATGTTCTCGAATATCATCTAAACTTAGATCAAATAATGTAGATATGTCTTCTAAGTCGGCACCTTCAAGGTATTTTGATCTGATTTTACTAACTACAAATAAATCTAACTGACATACACGACAGCTTTCAAGCATTTAAACTTCCTTTACATTTATATTTACAATCCTTGCAAGGCTTGTCCTACTATGACTAATATAGGTTTAAGCTTTAAGTTGATAGAATTTGTTTTATTAGAAATATCTACCAAAGCTTTACCTATATCTATTATGTTTTCTATTGTTTTTACTTCGTCTGTTGTAAGAGTTTCCACGTTCTCTATATCAGCTTTTTGTGTAGCTAATTCTTGTAAAGGCGCTTTCATAGCCTCACGAAGCTCTGATGTAGATATATCAGTTGCCGCTAGTTTATTTAAATTGTTAGCAATTTTATTTATTTTATTCATTTTACTAAAAAAGCCTGAGCCATTAAGGCACAGGCTTTTCCTTTACGGTTTATTTAGTTAGTTTAGCGCTTTTTTGGTTTGTCAAATGAGGTTGGTACGGTAGTACCCAGCCCGTCTTCCTGGGTTGTCTCTTTGGTAAGCTCTTTAGCAAAACCAGCGTCACCAAAAGCTTTAGTAAAGTAATCATTTAGATTCATTTTCTGTGACTTTAGATTACTACCACTACGTTCTACAATTTGTAGAATAGCATGACGATCAACCGAGTGGGATGCTCCATTAGCCTTGATGACTGCTTTAACATCACTAATACTGGTTACTTCGCCCATTAGAATTACGTTCTGTGCTGACATAAACTTAACCTGGTCACCGGCTAATGCCATAGGCGCTGCTGTTTTGATTTTATCAAAACTGGCAGCTCTTACCACATTTTTAGCCTTGCGAGCTTGTACGATTTCTGCAATATCTTCCTTAGATTGCCTTGAAAGATATTTCATCGTCCCTGTATCTACTACCTGCCATAGATTTTGTGTCTTTTCATCCATAAAAGTATTAGATGAAACACGGATTAGATCATTGATATCGGCATAAGCTCTTGTAGGTACATTTAGTGTAGCTACAACGCTTATTGAACTGTTATCTGCATGAACTTGAGCAGAGCTTGTTTGTGCTACAATCTTATTACCGAAAGTATGATCGAAGAAATCTTCTAGTTGTGCCAACGTAGGTGCATCTGCATTGTCAGCTTTATAACCGACAAGTACTTTACACTTTGCATTATCGATAGCTTGTACGTCTGCAACATACATATCACTACGTTTTGGTAAGCCTGCAGCAGCAGTTGTGGCTGCTAGTCTGTCCAAGATTTTATCAGCCTTGCTGAGCATTATGATTCTCCTATTACCATTAAATTAGTACCACTGGCTTAAATATATAACCATTTACAAAAATACCTGTAAATGTTACATATGGTGAAAAAATTAAAAGTCTTTAATAGCGCATGCAAGCATGGCTTGATCCGCTCTGAGACTTGTGATAAAGTTGATGGGCTGATACAATCAGCCGGTTTACCTAATTTAAAAACTTGTGATAAATGTACTCTTATCTCTTCCATGAATACTATTATGAATAAAAACGGATACTTAGCTTTAAACATCACAGAATCTTTAGGTATACTACCTCCTAGTGTAACTAAAACAACAGCTGTACGCTGTCCTGTTATTAACAACACTATCGTAACTGACTGTAACCTTCCTGAATGTGCTTTTCATACTACTTATCCTGGCGTTAAAAACTGTGCTTTAGTTTATATGCAGCACAATAAGCTAGAATCATTAGACGTTTTAGATTTAAGCCTTGTACTAGGTTTCTCTACTAAAACTATCATGGAAAAACTCAATATAGTACTAACTAAAATGCGTAAGCTAACTACAGAGGCTTCCACTGATTTTGGGTTAGATCCTCAATTCCTAGTAATCCAAGCTCCTGTTTGTTATACCTGTGAGAAGCCTGTTAATTCTAATGAAGATGTTACTTTTCATTACTGTAGTGAGTCTTGTGAAAAAATTAAGCCTAAGCATATAGCTAAGTTAGAAGCTTTTTCCGGTGTTGATATCAAAGAGCTGCTTACCTGGACTACTTCTAAGTATGCTAATCTGCAAAATTTGCAACAAGCCTTAGATATATCAACAGAAGATTTAGATTGGCTACAGGACTTAATTAGAAAACCCACCTGCTAGGTGGGTTAGTAACTAACTTTGTTATGTTCTAAATACTAAAATTTGGTTGGGTAAAACGCTGTATATAGCCAATACAGCTAAGTATTTTAAAGTTGTAATTTGTTTTTGATTTCATAACTACATTACCTCCCAGATTTAGTATCTAAGCCTTTTTAACCAGACTAATGCCTGGTAGCCAGGCTCTTCGGGTTGTGGGTACTTTTTAGGTACCAGTTAAGTAGTGGTAAAACCCGTCAGGTTATAGCTGTTTAAGCTTGAAACCACTACAGAGATTTGTAAGTTACCTTTTTAGAAAATCTAAAAGCAATTTACGGTGACTTGATATTTTTTCTTGCTTCTCCATCTTATCTAAATCTGTATAGTAGGTGCTTGACTCCATTAAATGTTCTAATGCAATACGAGCAGCTCCTACAATATCGGAGTTATGCTCAAATTCAACTTCAATACCTCTTCGAAGCTCTTCTAAAGGAAACCGTTTCCAGTCTACACCTAAACGATCACCAATAGTTTTAGCTTCTTGGGTCGTACATGTCCATGCTGGATATAATCCATCAAAATCAGTCATGTTAGTTGCAATATCTTTCTATTTGAATCTTATTGGAATACGGGAATCTAGGGTTTCCCAGCCATATTTACCGATAGCAGCAGCATCAACTTGATGAATTTCTTCGAAAATCCTACAATTAGGAAATAAACTCCATACACCATTTTTTAGCTTTTTAACTTTATAGAAGTTTTTCCATTGAGCAGCTGTTATTTGAACTAACTCTTTATTAAATAAAATTCGTGTTATGATGGATAATCTACCAAGCATCTGGCTTACCACTTCTACATAAACAGATTGTAAACCTCTAAATTGATATCGCTCAGCTATAATCAAATCTGGCTTAGTTTCTCTTATAATATCAATTATATTATTAATGAATACACCATCATCATATATGTTTTGTTGTGCCTTTACCCAGAAAGTTTTATTAGGTTTACCATCAATAAGTAATGTAGCCCCAAAATTAACTACACCTGGATCTAAACCTAATACACGTTTAAACTTTTTTATAGGTAATGTTTCAGCTTTTTTCTTGGTTTTCGCTTTTTTTATGGCACCCACAATACCAAATAACTATTTCGACTTTAGTCTTTAACAATCTCTAATTGGGGTGTTATATTTGGTATTATGTAGTCAACTGCTTTAACAAAGCAGTTGTTACATAAATCACTAGAACCTAGTTTTTTTAAGTTTTCTTCACTACAACCACATTTATCACAATTAGACCCTACCTGCTTTACATCCTCAGATTCACCCCAAATATCGATAACAATATATGTCATGAGATCCTCCTTATGGTAGGGTTTACTTATTACGTAACAATATGAGCTGTTCTAACGTATGTTGAGGTTTGTGGTGTCCCTGCTAACTCTACAATAACTTTACTTTTATCGATCAAATCAGCTATTTGTGCTAAAATAGCAAAGTTCCATCGTTTAAATGAGTCTTCTTCAAAAGACTGATACCAGTGCGTAATGACCAAGATACCATCAGAAGAACGTGCATTCTTCCAATATCCTAGATATTGACTCGATTCCGGATATTTGTCAATAGGTATTGTGTGGCTTATGTTTGTTACCCTGCCTTGATCACCCAACACTATAGAAGCTGAACGATCTACTGCAGGATTTAGTTTAATTCTTATTAGTGCCATTTAAGCCTCACTCTCAATGATATTTATAATCATTCCAAGACTATTGAGTTTTCTTAGTATAACTTCTGATTTTGTTTTTAAATATTTCTCATAGAGTACAAGAGGGTCATTACTTTTTATTGTAATTTCTTCTGTTACTTTATTTAGGATTTCTGAATATGCCGCAAATTTATTACCTAAATCAAAAAATAATGCGGCGTTGCTTTGTCGATAGGCAAGAATACTTGCTGTTGTATAGGCTTGACTGCCTATATGCTCAAGATAGGATATATCCACTTTATTATATTCTCTGAATATACTTGATTTAACTAAAGCTGTGTCCCCTAATTCACGGAAAGCTTCAACCTTCTTTAGCTTAGAAGCTTCTGTTTGAAGCTCTACAAGAGTAACGTCTAATATAGAAGATGTAACTTGATTTAAAATATTTACTAAATAGTATTCTATTGTGGGGTCTATATTAATTCTTTTAAACTTTAAAATATCTTGCAACACTTCATAGAAAAAACTCTCTGGAGTTGTTGCTGTTTCTATCACTCTACACTTCCCTGATAGGTCTGCTTACGTTTGATACGCCAGGTTCCACAGGTGTTTGATCAATAGCAACAGCATCACCACGGTGCCCTGGTAATTTGGTGTGACCTGGGTTCAATTTCCTAAACTCCGTACTATCTTTATCTGTTTGTATAGACTTTATAGACCTTGTATCCCCAGGGTTCCAGTCTAAAATACCTTCAGGTACTTTATATCTTGCTTCATAATCTTGAAGCAAGCGACAGTTTAAATCCCATGATAATGTTATATTCAATGGGTTATTATTTTTTACTTCAACAATTTTCCATCTTGTATTATCTTGTAAATTTATTATAAAATCTTCATTTGTACAGTTTTTAAGGGTATTATCTAAAAAGAATGTAAGATTACTAAAAGTTTGTGTTATACCAAAGTCTTCTAATGCTAGACTTTCACCTATTCGAGGTATATCAGCACGTAGCGTAGTTACAGCGATCAGCTTATAAGAAAATCTTATATTTTGTAGTTTTGGCAAAGGAGATGTTGGCGATTTTCGCTTCATTACGATAAATAAATGTAAGAAGCTAGATGTAAGTCTACTTTCTGCTGAAGCTCTTGTAAGTTTTACGAAAGTAGCTTCCTCATTAGACCTTATATAGTATTGGATTTCCGTACCTATAGGTTGATAATCTTTTATATCTAAAACATCTACTAAACCTATATTTGTATTAATAGGTATGCTATATTCAATTGTACCATATACAGACGTAGGTTCCAATGACCAGTATACAGGTCTTGTCGCATTACTATAATCAGCATGTATGTTTGCTGCTACTGTATTAGGATAAGTAACATCAAATACTTCTGTTTTTGTTCCTCTTTTAGTATAGCCGCCAACAACACCTGTTCCGAAGCATACAAAACAAAGTCCTGTAGGATCAGTTTCAACCCCAAAACAAGAGCAACGTCTACCTGATTTTAATCTTTGAAAATATTCTATATAGATAGGGGCTACGTTAAGTGCGTTTCTAGACTTTTGGGCAATTATAGGTAGTAAATCTTCCTTTGCCTGCCTCATAGCAGTATCTTCTAATACTGACGTATTAGCTGTTACCCTATCTTGATCTGGGGGTCTATATCCTTTGATAGGCATCCTGTTATTAAATAAGTATTAATGGTGTGATTTTTTAATTGTGTTATTTAATGTTATGGGAAATTTTCCGCAAAAAGCGGTTAGGGGCGTTAATACTGTTTTTGAACAGTTATTTTTAGATGATTCTGGTGATCCCCTAATCCCTATTGATTCCTCTTACCCGGCTGTTTCAATTGTTTCTCCTTCTGAGGAGATTATACAGCAAGGTGTTGCTACTTCATTAGGTCAAGGTCGTTATCGATATAATTGGTTTGTTCCTGCTGATGCTGAGTTGTCCTCTAGTAATACAGCTTGGAAAATAAATTGGTTTTTTCTGACACCTGGTGGAAGACAAGTAGATAAAACTTCTACTTTTTCTATTATAGATAATGTCGTGGCTTCATCAGAAGAGAGAGCTTATACAAATTTAACTCAAAATAATACTTCTGAGCGCTTATTTCTGAAGTTATCCTCAGAACCTTCTGAGATATCAGTATCTTTAATGGATATCTCTGGTGTAACAGAGACTTATATACCCACCAAAATAATTATGGATGGTTATAATACTTATTATGCTGACACTTCAGAACTTGGTGTTGGAAAATACATAGCTACATGGAAAATCCGAGAAACACCCATTTCACCAGCTCAAAGCTTTGTACAACAAATCAGAGTACCTGAAAACCATTTTTGGTTTTTTCAACCTTCCTTACGTATGCTAATTGATAAAGCTCAGAAAAAAGAAGGCCATGTTCAAGCTTATAGCGACTCTGATATGTATGAGTATTTCCTTCGAGGTTTAGATATTATAAATAGTGTCACACCGCTTACAAGTTGGGCTTTTGGTAGTATTCCTGCTATTGGTGGCTTTGATACATTTCTTATAGCAGCCTCAGCTTGGTGGGCATTACAGGCTCAATTTATTTCTGAAGGTGAACTTAAGTTTGATTTCACAGGTCAGACTATATCATTAAATGTAGATCGTACAGCTACTTATAATGATGCTATAGCTAAGTTAGGTGATTATATTAAAACAGAATTACCTAAAACTAAGAAAAGTTGGTTACGTAGAGGTAACGTAGGTCATTTAGCTACACGTCCTTATGATTATGGTTTGACAAGTCTTGTAGTACCTGTTTCTAGAGGCTTAGGCGGATCCTCACAGATACTTCCATTACTTTCTCGTATAGGTTTAATCTAAAAATTAGGAGACTATAACATGCCTTTAGTTACTGTGGTAAATCTTTCACGTGGTAATTTTACGTTACCTAACCCTTTTGGTTCTATCGGAGCAGGTAAAGCAAAAACAGAAACTATTAGTGATAAAAGTTTTCTTGCTGTATCTAATGATTTATCTAAGTTAGAAGCTGCTGGCTTTATATCTGTATCCATACTCTCTACGATCGCAGAAGTTTCATCAGTCGCCGTTGAGCCGGTAGTTGAGCCGGTAGTTGAGCCGGTAGTTGAGCCGGTAGTTGAGCCGGTAGTTGAGCCGGTAGTTGAGCCGGTAGTTGAGCCGGTAGTTGAGCCGGTAGTTGAATCTGATCCAGTAGTTGATTCGGACCTAAGCTCTACAGAAGCATCCTTAGATGCTGTAACTTCCACGCCTAAAAAGAGGTCTCGACGCTAAAATTTACTTGTAAAAGATTTTAAGAGGGAGCTGTAATGAGAATAGTATTGATTAATAATACTGCTGGGGAGTTCCCTCTCATCGGTGGGATTCCTAATTTGGGTCCTTATGCAAAACAAGTTTTAGAGATTACAACGGTCACCTTTGAATCTCTGAAATACCATCTAGATTTAATGAAGGCTAAAGGTCTTATATCGTATCATACAGATCAAGATGATAAGCCTTCTTCTAAAACTGAAATTTCTTCTATAACAATACCTGAGTTACCAAATACGTCAAAAGAAGATATTATTCTTTTACGTACAGAGTTAGATACGGCGTCTTCAGAAATTGATTCACGTTTATTAGGGTTAGAAGCCTCACTACAAGTTAAAATAGAAGTTTTAGAATCTTTAGTTTTAAAGCTAAGTGCTAATTTAGCTGCAACTAAACCTAACGCAACTATTCTCCGTGTAGATTCTTCTAATGCTGTTTCTATGTCTCGGAATAGCTACGAACCTATTAATGGTACTGAAGTTACTATACCCTCATCAGGTATGTGGTTGATTTTAGCTGAAATTGGTGTTTATAGCCCTGTTGCATCTAAGGGTAACGTCGCAGTAGGTAGATTAGGATCTGATTCTAACGATAAAATTTACCAAAATTCAGAACGGAGCTGGTTACGAATAAATGACTCTTTAACTTCCATATATTCTTCTTTATCTACTGAACTAGTAGCAGGGGATAAGCTGTCATTGTATTGGAAAGTTTCTGAAGGTGTTATTAGAGGGACCTATAGGTCGCTCACTTTAATAAGTATGTAACTTTAAACTTAACCAGCTAGGTTGGAAGCAATTTAAATGCCTTGGTTAAGAGTAAAAAATCTAACTAAAGATTGGATTGTATTTGATGGTGTTTTAGGTTTAGTACCTATGGAGGGTATTAGGACTGTTTTCGTAAAAGTTGAGCAAGTAGAGAATTTAAGAACATCTTTAGTAAGTCTTCAAGAGCAAGGTCTAATCGAATTTAACGTCTTCAATACATTAGAGATTGAAGATGATGACGCTGAATATGTAACTCTTGCTGACATTAAGCGTCTCATATCAGATGCAGTAGGGTCTACAGGGTCAGCTACAGCTGGTTTTTTTATACTAAGACCAGGATCTTTAGTTACTTACCCTAATAATATTGTATTCTCGACATGGGCAACTTTATACCCACAGTTAGTTGCTAATGGTGGTGGAATTGTAATCATTGATGATTCATTAGCTCCAGGTGGTATTGTTTCTATACCGCCTGGATCTTATGACTTTAGTGGTGTTATATTAGAAGGTTTAGGTAATAGCCAACCAACCGTAAAAATAGAAAATGGAGTTACATTAGCTAATAATTCCTTAAGATTTATAAATCTTAACTTATTATTTGATAATGCATCCCCTTTAATTACTGTTTCCGGTGCTTTAGATAGCTTTGTTCAGTTTATAAACAGTAAAATTACCATGTTATCTACGGGTGATTTAATCCGTAAAGTATCTGGGTCAACAGGTCAAGTAGATTTAGTTTTAGAGGGCTCTTTAGTAAATCCTGCATCATCTACTGGTTATTTGTTGCGTGTAGATGCAGGTGAAATAGCGGAAATAGCGGCTACTAAATGTTCTAAACTATCTACAAATACAGTAGCTGGATCAGGTGATATAGATGCTATTCGGGATAGTAACTCGGTTATATCCCGAAGTCAATCAGCTTTATTAGGTTCTATCACAGTTACTCTGTGTACAGGTATAACTCGAAAATACGGTATACAGCTTTCTGGTATAAAGAATAGTATAAATAGATTATTTTTTACTACTGATAATTTTATACATGATAGTTTATTAGGTGAAACTATTGTGGTCCATCATAATGGAAGAAAGTTACGTCAGTCTTTTACAGGAGGGGTTACTGGTGGCGAGTATATCCCTTTTGAAAGTGGTGGGTCAGGTACTGGTTATGATTCAGTGTATTTATTGTCCTTCTCACCTAATTCTTATTCAAACTTAGAAGCTGATTACCTTCCGGCTTAATACAAAAATAATTTCCATAAAGGAAAGTTATGCCAGTAAGACCTAATGCCCTTGATCAACAGCTTGATATAAAGGGAAGTATAAATGTAAGTAACACTAGAACTTTAATAGACGAAAGTTCTAATTTTGGTACAACAACTGCCTCTGGTACCGGTGATACTATTGGTGGTACTGCACCTGATATGACGCTAACAGATGCAGGTGCCACATTCACAGCACAGGATGTTGGTCGTTATATTACTATTGTAGGAGCTACTACTGGAGCTAATGATGGCTCCTTCCTTATATCAGCGTTTACAAGCAGTACTGTTATTACTTATCAAAATGCTGCTGGTGTAGCTGAAGCTTTCACTGGTACGTATACAGTAAGGGATCCTTATAGTCTTGAAGATGATATTAACTTTGCCCGTACAGATCGTAAACTTATTAAAGGGACAGCCTCACACGTTACAGCTATCCCAACTTATCAGCGCCCAACAGCGGTTGGTACTAACGTAGATGCTAACCTAAGCAATATAGCTGGTAAAACATTAGACGCTAAAGCTATTGTTAATACAAGACTTTATCGTGGTCAGGTTCTAGTTAATGGGACCACATCTCAACTAGTTACAGATACAGGTAATTTGCCTCATTCCGACGCTGTAGATACTACAGGTGTTCCTGTATTTGATGGTTACGATGCAGGAAATCATGATTCTACTTATGTAGACATTATTGATACTACTAATACTAACTCCTCAATGTTAGTGTCAGGTAAGGCTACGGGTACACTTTCTATAATAAAAGGCTCACAGTTTATTGATGGTGAGACTTTTGTCCTTAATGATGGTGTAAATCCTGCTGTTACTTTTGAGTTCGATAGCAACTCTTCCGTAGTTCAAACAGCTACGCTCCGAGCTGTGACCTTTACGGGTGGTGATTCTGCTAATACCATTCGTACTTCTATTATTGCAGCTATAACTAATTCACCTACTATTAATATTAGAGCTGTAAATGGTCTGGATGTAGCTGCAACAGGTAGTATAACTACTATATCAGGCGCTGGCATTGTTGATGGTGAGACTTTTGTCCTTAATGATGGTGTAAATCCTGCTGTTACTTTTGAGTTCGATAGCAACTCTTCCGTAGTTCAAACAGCTACACTCCGAGCGGTGACATTTACTGGTGGTGATTCTGCTAATACCATTCGTGATAGTATCATAACTGCTGTAAACGGAGCACCTACTCTTAATATTACAGCTTCTAACGGCGGTGCTGCTTTAGTTAGTTTGGTCAATGACCTTGCTGGTTATGCAGGTAACGTCACTATTACGGAGACTGTAGCTAATGCTGGATTTATCGTAACTGGTATGTCTGGTGGTACTACTGTTATTAATCTAACTAATAACGTACCTGGCACTTTTGGTAATATTTCTATTACAGAAACAGTTGCTAACGCTAATTTTACAGTTACAGGTATGTCAGGTGGTACTACCCATGCAGGTTATCGCATTTATGGTCGAACTATTTCAACAGGTGCGACAGAACCTAATAGCGTTGTTGTTGCCTTCCGTAAGGTAGCACCAGGTGCGGCTCTATCTACATCTATAGCTTATACTTGGGAACAAGGACAGCCACTCTTAGTAGATCTTTACTATGGTTATCGCGAACGTATGGACCTTATGTCGGAAACGGCAGGTCGAGTTACTTTAGTAAATAACCTAATTGGTGACGCAGGTCTTTCACAAGGTCTCTATACATTCAGCTCTATATTAGGAACTTCTGCAGGTGATACCTCACTAACAGGATTAACTAATAAAACCAATTTTTATGTTTTCTCTACTTTAGATTCCACCCCTTCAGTCACCGAAGCTTTCAACGCTCTTAATACACAGATTGGTAATAGAGATTACACAGGATCCATACTTACAGATGGTCAATCAATAACGGCAAGCCTGCAAGCACTATCCAGTGCTATTTCAGCTTCAAATATTACGCGAGTTATTGAACGTCTAACATCTCAAAATAGCGCTGGTGTCGCTAGAACATTACCTGGTGGTAATACTTATACACTTGATGGTACGAATAACGGTGCCAACCTCTATCTATATGTTAGAGGCTTACTCTGGGATCCAGGACCTATTACAGGTGATAATAACTACGCGGAAACGAGTACAACAAGCTTTACACCTTATCAGAAAATTGATAGTAAATATCACATCAACTACTTTATTGTTCAGTAATGCATTATAAACCTACCCTTACACAAGTTGTAATAAATCCTGGTGATTTAGCTTATCCAAATAATCTTTGGTGTAAATCAGGACATACTGCGGCTTCTGTTATAAGGGTAGGTGACGTTTATCAAAAAATGAGATTTATAAAAGTCAGTGGCTCCTTGTTAGATGTAAAACATCATGGGATTTATTGTGAGCATTGTTTGATTGTTGCGAATCAGATAGCTAAAAAATAGTTTCTACATTTTAAAAAGGCTTATGTTATGGCAGATAAAAGTTATAAAGAGCGTCTCATAGAGTTACGGAATCAGCTTACTGAATCTACCCGGCTTGGGTTAGTTAATCCTGAATTATTCCAACAACAACTTATTCAAATATTGAATGGTATTGAAAGTAATAAACAAAAATCTCTATCTGAAATAGAGCGCTTGACTAGTATGTTAGGTGAAGAACGTGGTCGTGTCAAGGCTTGCAACGATATGGGTGACCTTCTTGTTAATATAGTAGCAGCTTTTGTAAATCAAGAAAATAATAGGTTAGTTGAAGAAGCACGTATGCTTGCTGAGAAGGAAGAACGTGAAGCTTTTGCTGCAACACAGCAGAATTTTGAAGAATCTTTTACGAAATCTCAATTACAAAAAGTTTTAGCTGTTGATACAGTGATTACTCCTGAAATCTTAGAATCAACTAAAGCAGAGGCTAATATAAAGTTACCTCCAGGTGTTAATTTCATTAAATCTAGTAAAAAGAAATAGATAGAATGATTACTAAAGATGATATAAAAGACATAGACCTTGTAGATGCTATTGAGTTAGCTTCTACAGGATCAGCTTTTTATCGTACTGGTATTACATTAGTCTCTACTACAACAGGTACAAACCTGGTAACAGTAAACGGGTCTTTTAGTATAATTTATGGTGATGATCCTATTGAAGTTGGTGACATAGTAGTTATTTCAGGTACTACAGGCGGCGCAGATGGTACATATACAGTAGCCTCTATAGTTACAGATCAGACTTTTACCGTTTCTACTCCTATAGCTACATCAACAGGTGGTAGTGCTGGCTTTAAAAATAAAGCTGGGGCACTAAGAGTTGGTGTAGATTCAACTACATTCACACAGGTTACTGGTTTAACTGTTCAAGCTCTTTTAAAAGATATTGATTCTAAGTTGGGTGATAGAGCTTATCGTCGACATTTTTTACTAATGGGGTCTTAGGTGGCTGAAGTTTTCAAAGTTTTAGCGCAGTCTGCTCCAGCAGCCGCTACGCTAACCGCAATTTATACTGTACCTGCTAGTACTTCAACTACTATATCTACTATTACTGTGTGTAATCCAACAAATGCGACAATAAAATGTCGTATATCTATTGCTGTAGCAGGCGCTGCTTTGTCTCAAAAACAGTACATACTATATGATGTACCTATACTTAAAACCAGTATGTCAGCTTTTACCTTAGGGATCACTTTAGCAGCTACTGATGTTTTAAATGTGTATTCTGATACAGCTACTGTTTCTTTTAATATTTTCGGTGTTGAGTTTAGCTAATGTCAATAGGAACCACATTCCAACCTGTTACTATATCTGATGCTGATGGTAATCCCATCCCCTTGGGGCAAAGCACAGCAACAGCTTCTCTTCCTGTTGTCATAGCTACTGATCAATCACTTGTTCCTATAAGTGATGGTGGTGGTTCAATCACTATTGATGGTACACTTACAGCTAATATTGGTACAACTAATGGTTTAGCTCTTAATGCTACATTGACTGGTGGTACGCAAACTACCAGAATTACGGATGGTACTAATACAATTACTGTCAAAGCTGCCAGTACTGCACCTGTAGCTGGGGACACTGCTCTTGTAGTCACTATTAGTCCAAATAGTAGCGTAAATACGACAAGTCCATCAATAGGTACTAATAATTCTACTATACCAGGGTCTTCTACACAAATCGGTGGATCTGATGGTACCAATCTACAAAGTATTCGGGTATTTGATGGTGATACCGGTGCGGGTACTCAGTATGTACTGGGGGCTATATTAAGGAAGTCAGCTTCTGGTGGTACCGTAGAAGCTGGTACATCAGCTGATCCACTCAGAATAGATCCAACAGGTACTACTATTCAACCTGTAAGTGATGGGGGTGGTAGCTTAACTGTAGACGGTACTATTACTGCTAATATCGGTACAACTAATGGTTTAGCTCTTAATGCTACCTTAACTGGAGGTACTCAAACTTCCAGAATCACTGATGGTACTAATACCGTTACTGTTAAAGCAACATCAACAGCAGCTGTAGCAGGAGATCAGGCGTTAGTTGTAGCTATATCACCTAATAATACAGTAGCTATATCAGCTTCAAGCTTACCTCTACCTACAGGTGCAGCTACAGAGACCACACTATCTGCAATTAATACCAAGACATTAGCTGCTGGTCAAGCCACCATGGCAGCATCTTATCCTGTAGTTATAGCAAGCAACCAAACAGCTATCCCGGTTACCGATAATGGCGGTAGTTTAACAGTAGATGGTACAGTTACAGCTAATATTGGTACAACTAACGGCTTAGCTCTTGATGTTACTTTAACAGGAGGTACACAAAAATCTATAGTCCGTGGTGGAGCTAAAGGTGCAACAACAGCAGCTGATGTAACCAGTACTGCTGAAGGAGCTGACCATCAAGCTCTTGATATTCAAATATATCACGGTGGTGTAGCTAAAGATCCTACTGCTATACGTGCCCTTACAAGTTCAGATGTTGTAACTGCTGCTCAAGGGACAGCCGCAGCTTTATCAGGTTATTGGACTGTTCGTGTAACGGACGGTACTAATACCATGCCGACTGGTGATACAGTTGGTAGGGCTATTTTTGAAAAGATTACAGATGGGACAAATACAGCCGTTGTTAAAGCAGCTTCTACCGCTGCTGTAGCAGGTGACTCTGCTCTTGTAGTAGCTATTAGTCCAAATAACTCAGTAGCTATAACAGCTTCATCCTTACCTTTACCTACAGGTGCGGCTACAGAGACAACCTTAGCTTCCAGGTTAGCTGATTCTACATTTACTGGAAGGATTAATACCCTTGGTCAAAAGACCATGGCTAATAGTACCCCCGTAGTTATCTCTAGCGATCAGTCTGCTATTACGGTAACGGGTACTGTAACTGCAACTAACCCATCAGTAGGCAGCAATAACTCTGCTATACCAGGCTCATCCACACAAATCGGTGGATCTGATGGTACTAACCTTCAAAGTATCCGAGTATTTGATGGTGATACTGGGGCTGGTACCCAGTATGTATTAGGAGCGATACTAAGAAAGTCAGCTTCTGGTGGTACAGTAGAAGCTGGTACATCGGCAGATCCGCTAAGAATTGATCCTACAGGTACTACTACTCAACCTGTAACTGGTATAGTAACAGCTAATATTGGTACAACTAATGGTCTAGCTTTAGATGCAACTTTAACAGGTGGTACGCAGCGTAGTAAAATAACGGATGGTACTAACAACGCTGCAGTTAAAGCAGCTTCAACAGCAGCGGCAGCTACTGATCCTGCTCTTGTAGTATCTATAAGCCCTAATAACTCAGTAGCTATAACAGCTTCATCCTTACCTTTACCTACAGGTGCGGCTACAGAGACAACCTTAGCTTCCAGGTTAGCTGATTCTACATTTACTGGAAGGATTAATACCCTTGGTCAAAAGACCATGGCTAATAGTACTCCCATAGTAATAGCTTCAGATCAGAGTACAATAGCTATATCGGCTTCTTCCTTACCTCTACCTGCAGGTGCTTCTACATCAGCAAAACAACCTGCATTAGGTACGGCAGGAACAGCATCTACTGACGTTATTACTATTCAAGGTATAGCCAGTATGGTAGCCTTGAAAGTAGATGGGTCTGGTGTTACACAGCCAATTTCAGGTACTGTTACAGCTAACATTGGTACCACTAATGGGTTAGCCTTAGATGCTACTTTAACGGGTGGAACTCAAAGATCTAAAATAACTGATGGTACTAATAATGCTGCAGTTAAAGCAGCTTCAACAGCAGCTGTAGCTACTGATCCTGCTCTTGTAGTAGCTATAAGCCCTAATAATACGGTAGCTGTTACTCAATCTGGTACTTGGACAAATGCGGTAACTCAAGCAACAGCTTCAAACCTAAATGCTACAATCGTAGGGTTAGGTACAGCAGGTACACCATCTGGTGGTGTAGTCAGCATTCAAGGAGTCTCTGGTGGTCAAACCGTTCCTATATCTGGTACAGTAACAGCAACCAATCCCTCAGTAAGTACTAATAACTCTACAATACCTGGATCATCTACCCAAATGGGTGGATCTGATGGTACGAACCTACAAAGTATCCGAGTATTTGATGGGGATACAGGGGCTGGTACCCAATATGTACTTGGTGCAATACTAAGGAAGTCAGCTTCTGGTGGTACAGTCGAAGCTGGTACATCAGCTGATCCACTAAGAATTGATCCTACAGGAACTACTACACAACCAATAAGTGCAGCTTCTCTACCCTTACCTACAGGTGCAGCTACTGAGACAACTTTAGCTTCCAGATTAGCAGATTCTACCTTTACAAGTAGAATTAATACTCTTGGTCAAAAGACCATGGCTAACAGTACCCCAGTAGTAATAGCTTCAGATCAAAGCTCATTTACCGTCACTGCTAATATTGGGACAACTAATGGTTTGGCTCTTAACGCTACTCTAACGGGTGGTACCCAAACTACCAGGGTAACTGATGGTACCAATACGGCTGCTGTTAAAGCCGCAAGCACCGCAGCTGTAGCAGCCGATCCTGCTCTTGTAGTAGCTATTAGCCCTAATAGCAGTATAACAGCAACTAACCCTTCTGTAAGCACTAATAACTCTGCTATACCTGGATCCTCTACACAAATAGGGGGATCTGATGGTACCAACCTTCAAAGTATTCGAGTATTTGATGGAGATACGGGTGCTGGTACACAGTATGTACTTGGTGCAATATTAAGGAAGTCAGCTTCAGGCGGTACTGTAGAAGCGGGTACATCTGCTGATCCATTAAGAATTGATCCTACAGGGACAACAACACAACCAGTGTCAGCAGCTTCTTTACCTTTACCTACAGGTGCTGCAACTTCTGCAAATCAAACAATTATAGGTAACCAAACAACAAAGTTAAACGATGGTACGAATACAGCTGCTGTTAAAGCTGCTTCTACTGCCCCCGTAGCTACCGACCCAGCGCTTGTAGTAGCTATTAGCCCTAATAGTAGCTTAACCGCAACTAACCCGTCAGTAAGTACTAACAACGTAGCAATACCAGGATCCTCGACCCAGATTGGTGGATCTGATGGTACTAACTTACGAAGTATTCGAGTATTTGACGGTGATACGGGTGCTGGTACTCAGTATGTACTTGGAGCTATAATAAGAAAATCTGCTTCTGGTGGTACTGTCGAAGCAGGTACATCAACAGATCCACTAAGAATTGATCCTACAGGTACTACTACTCAACCTATAACTGGTACAGTAACAGCTAACATTGGTACTACTAATGGTTTAGCCCTTGATGCAACCCTAACTGGTAATAATCAGCGAACTCGTATTACAGATGGTACTACCTTAGTAGCTGTAAAAGCAGCAAGTACAGCTGCTGTTGCTGCTGACCCTGCTTTAGTAGTAGCTATTAGCCCTAATAACCCAATTGTTGCTAGCAACCCTAGCGTTAGTGCAACAGGTTCTGCACCACCAGCTCAAGCAACGTCTATAGGAGGATCTGTAACGACAGCAGCCCCTTCATATACTACAGGGCAACTAAACTTTTTATCGCTAACTACTACTGGTAATTTACGAGTTGATGGCTCAAGTGTAACTCAACCAGTAAGTGCAGCTTCCTTACCCTTACCTACTGGAGCTGCTACCGAAACAACCTTAACTGCAATTAATACCAAGACATTAGCTGCAGGTCAAGCTACCATGGCAGCTTCATCTCCTGTTGTTATTGCTAGTAACCAAACAGCTATACCGGTTACTGATAATGGCGGGTCACTTACTGTTGATGGTACAGTAACAGCTAACCAAGGCACTGCTGCAGCTCTTTCTGGAAATTGGCCCGTCCGTGTAACGGACGGTACTAATGCTATGCCTACAGGTGATGCTGTAAGTAGAGCTATATTTTATCAAATATCAGACGGTACAACTGGTCCTGTTGCTGTTAAAGCTGCTTCTACAGCGCCTGTTGTAGGTGATCGTGCTTTAGTTGTTGTTCTATCACCAAATCAACCTGCGATCCCCACAACTACTTCTCCACTTAATTCAACGCCTCTCTTATCTATGGGTGATGTGGCTCTTAGCTCGGTTACTACTGCTGCTATTCGACGTACAGCATATACAGAACAAACTACAAACTTTACTGGGTCCGTTTCATCAAATAACGCGGCTGATGCTGCTGCTGGTACTGGTATGCGTAGTTTACGCATAACTTGGATGGATTCCACAGGTGCCACAGTTGGTACAGAAGATGTAACTTTAAATGGTACAACACCTGTGAACTTAGTGACTACTACTAAATGTTTCATAGATAAAATAGAAGGATTAACATGGGGCACAGGGGGTGCTAATGCTGGCATTATATCCCTATTCACAGGGGCAGCAGGTGGTGGAACTTTGGTAGGGACCATAGCCGCTACCGATAATAGAACATTTTGGGCTCATCATTATATACAATCAGGTAAAACAGGTAACGTAACTAGCGTGTTTCACGGTAACAATTCTACGGTTTCAGGTGGAACGAGTGTTGCTGTACTAAAGAGAAAAAATATAGTAGCTAATTCTGGTGAAGTACAAATATCGGACTTTATCCGAATATCTGGTGCTGTAAACTCGCTACCTCGGAACTACGGATCGGTAGTTCAAGTAACGGGTCCAGCACGTATAGTAATGTATGTAACTACATCTAGTGCAACTAGCATTACTTATACAGGATCTTTTGATAGTTATGATGCATAAAGGATAGATATATGCCAAATGTTATATTTGGATCTAATTTAACACAACGGTTTTATCGATGGGTAGCTTGGAAATCTGCTCTTATATCACGGAAAGCTATTCCGCAGTACGATGATGATGGTATAGTATATACTGTTTGGTTTTACGATGCAACAGAAGTCCATCTTTGTACGATCTGGAAAGATGTTATACCTTATACCTTGGAAAATGAATATAGTCAATCACAAAATAATACGGATAAGGCAGATTTTGAAACCTATTATAAATCAAAGTTTAATGAGCCTCTTCATAAGTTAACCGATGATGGAAAACTACGTATTGCTAATGAAAAGACAAGTGGGGATCGTATAAACTTTTTTTCTTGTGATTACACTGATCCTACTACCTGGTATCCCAAATCTACATATGTTTCAAATGAGGTAGCGACAGATTTAGGATCACATACGATTTATAAATTAGCTCATAGTCCCCTCATAGATACTTATCATGGTAGAATTACAGGGGAAGATAACTTAGTAGATGCGCAAGGACATGATTATCGCGTTCATGTTACTGTAACACCGCAAGGCGGATCTGCTGTAAACAAAGTCGAACAAGATCCTCATTTTGGTACTGGTGGAGATTTTACAGTAAATTATGATACTGGTGAAATAACATTTCTTTCTGCGTTAACTGCGACAGATCAAGTTAATGTTACATACCACTGGGTTAACTTGGCATTAGCTAATGGTACAGCTAGTCGCTTTACAATAGCACCAGCTACAGGTAAAAAACTTTGTCTTGAAATAGCTGAATGTCAATTTTCTCTAGATGTAGAAGTTAATGACTCTGTTATTTTTGAAGTATGGGGTATTGCCGATTTTTTCCTTACGTCAGCTCAAATGACAGCCTATGGCATACCTTATGGTATTGGTTATAAAATTCGACTACAACGTGTAGCTTATAAAGCTCTTAGTGATTTTCAAAATGATGCTTTTAGGTCTTACGTAGCTTATCCTGCTATGGGATCTCCTAGTAATTGGAGGTCTCAACAACAAGCTGTTACAGTATTTGATTGGGATTATCTTACAAGTATTTCTTTATTTTCATCCAAGGGTATGGAGATCCGAGTGTTCTTAGAACACGATTGTGTTTTTGGTGGTTGGATGGCTACAGCAGCTTTTTATTGTAAGTCAGAACCAGAGTCTTAAGTTTAGTAGCTTTGGAGGTAATATGGAGTGGTTATATCCAATAAAAACAGGTAGAACTTTTTTAGATGTCTGGACGATAGTTCATGTTAGTTTTTGGATTTACATGGGCTCTATTTCTTGGTCTTTCCATTGGAATCGTTGGATTTCTATGGGTGCCTGCTTAGGTGTAGCTTTTGTATGGGAAGTTTTTGAGCGTATCATGGAACCACGTAAACCTGATGTTTGGCTTACCCCAGAATCCTGGCTTAATGCTTGGATTAGCGATCCTTTAACGTGTGTTGTTGGATTACTGTTCATTTGGTATGCACTTGATCATTGGAGGAACTAATGACCACTACAGCTGTAAGTATCGGCTTTTCTAAAAGTCGTAGTATTGGTTCCAAACTAATACGGTTTTTTACTCGGAGTAATGTCAGTCATACTTTCTTTATTATAAAGAATTCTTTTTTAGATACAGATATGATCTTAGAAGCTGTACCTGCTGGTTTTCACCTGATCTCACTAGAAGCTTTTGCAAAAAAGCATGAAATTGTTTATATTGTCCCTCTACCTCAAATTGAGGCTGTAGCTTTGCGTAAAGCAATATCATGGCTTGGACGGCGTTACGATTATTTGGGTGTAGTTGGTGTTTTAGTTGTATTGTTTGGTCATCTGTTTAAACTTAAATGGCGTAATCCCTTTAATACTAAAGCTATGTTTTGCTCAGAAGCTTTAGTTCGTTTATTACAATTTATTAACTATCCCAAAGCAGACACCTTAGATCCTTCAGCGGTTACACCTATTTCTTTGTATCGATTTTTAAAAGCTAAAACTTCCTAATTTCAGGGAATACTCCTTATTTAGTTATTAGCTAAGTCTTTAGCTACATAAAACATGTAAAAGTTAGTTGGTAGATAAAATGATTAAATATGGTGTAGTCGTACCTTCTGATAAGTTAGAAGAATCTAGCCTTCCTAAAAAGAAGGATCTAGAAGAATCTGATGATGCAGATCTTAAAAAAGAAATTAAGGAGTCTAATAATGATTAAGCATATCGATCAAATTCTTGATGAGAATAAGCCTGTTTGGGTCAAGAATATCCATAAGCCACGTGGACAAATTGTATTAGCTATGACAGATAGGTCAGGTCAAGTTGTCAAACTGATTTTGCCTCCTATCAATCATCCTGTTTGTATTTCTGATCGCGTAACACCCGAAACACTACGTCATAGTACAGCTTTACGTGACCTTATAAACAAAAAGGTCATTCAGCTTGTTTCTACTACAGAAGCTCAAGTATACTATGAAAATAATCCTCATGCAGCAGAGGATGTGCACCGAGCATTTTCTCGACAAGAGTACAATAATCCTGAAATAGCTCAGTTGCGTGAGCTAGGAAATAAGGATGATGAGCTATTATATCATAAGCAGGGATCAGCAATTGTAGCTGGGGATAAGCCAAGCAATTTACCTGAAGATTCAGAAGATTTTGATGATGTTAAGATTCTAAAGTCTGATGATGACGGTGATGTACAAGCTCGTGTCAAGGTTCTTGTTGAAGCTTTAAATAGTCGAGAAAAGAAAGCTCGTGAAGTTCGTAGTGATTTAGAAACTATTGACCTAACGGATGCAGATCTCGCTTATCTTGTGGCTAACACCACTGGTCTAGTTGAGACCTACGCTAAGAAAGAGTTTGCTACCCGTAGAGGGCAGCAGAATTCTGAATTCTACGAAGATTCTGAATAATATAACTTTTTAGCACCAACTTCTAGAATACCTAGAAGTTGGTATTAGAGGTATCATGGCAGACCCCGCTACCGTATTATCTGCTGCTATAAACTCAGGGCTACGACAAGTAGATCTTACTAATGATGTTGTTAAGCTTACGGGTGATATCTCTAGGCTTAGAGATGATATTGCTACACAAAATGATAAGATTAATGCAGTTAGCAAAAACGGTAGGTCTACTAACGTTTATGCTCCCATGATTATAACGACTGTATATAGACAAACTAAATTTGATCAAAGTAGAACAGATATAACCGATAAAGAGAAGAAAACAAACATAGATTCTAGGTTAGATGCCTCATTAACTAGTGCTGCTCTAGCTGGTAATAAAGTAACTACTAAATCTCGGCAGTTACTTCCTTTGTTATTTTGGGCTGGTCCTAAGAGTATTACATGGAAATTTAACCAACGTGGTACTATTCAACAGTCTCGTAGCGGGCACATATCACATTACTGGCGTGACGACTCCAGAGATACTTTTTTTGACAACCCCTCTATAGAATTTACTTTCCAAACTGGTAATCTTATTCCTATTTCTGATGCTAATAAAACTATACCAACGTTACCACCTGGTTTAGTTGATTATTATGATTTTTTCTCTATATTAGATGAGCAAAAAATACTATCCAATGGTAAACCTAATCACGTAATTATAACATATCAAACTTTGTTATATCCTAATATAGTTTTGAAAGGGTTTTTTGAACCTGGTGTAACCATATCAGTTAATGAATCAGCAGCTAAACCAGCTTCTATTGAATGGAACGCTACTTTTCGTGTAAGTTCTACAGATCCTAAGTTTTCAAGTAGTGAAGACCTTATCAGTAGTTGGACAACCAGGGTAACAGCACCTAAAGTACAATCTCTAACAGATGAATTAGCAAACAAACAAGAAGCTTTGTATAAAGCACAATTTGAAAAATCAAAATTCGAAGCTCAGGAACAAGCTGCAGCAGATAAAGCAGAGGCTGATGCTCTGGCAGCTACAACAACAGAAAAACAAACTAAAAATAAATTTATTGATTTCGTATTACCACCGAGTTCTCAAAAAGAATCAGTAGGTTCTACAATATCACAATCGGTTAGTCAAGAATTTGCTAATCCAAAATATGTCAAAAAAGTATATAATGATGAGTTTAAATAAACAATGCTAATTTCAGAAAATCTAATTAAATATACTATAACACAAGAAAATAGTGATAAGGTTATCACCTACTTCACAGAAGGTGTAGCCGGTTCTATAACAGAACTCGCTAAAATAGCTCTTGATCAAGATATATTATCATCACCTGATAAAAATTTGGCACTGATTCAACTGTTGGTTACACCTCATGTACATATTTCTCTGTTGGAAGCTATTTCACCTTTTATAGAGAATTTAATACCACAGTTAGAAGGAGAACAATTAAAGCAATCTTTGCTTAGTTGGGTTAAGCAAACTAAAAGTATATTGAACCACGACTGAATCATGTAAAGGTAGTTGTCATGCTGCCTTACCAGATAATCCAACAAGAGCTACGTAGCTCTGGTAGATACTTTATTGAAAAGCGAAAAGATTTCGCTACGGCTTGTATCAACCCAAGCTGCCCTTCACTTGAAACCAGAAACAAGCTCAAGTTAGAAATTTCTAAAGATGGTAAACGCGTACACTGTTGGGTTTGTGATTGGTCAGGATCCTGGGATAAGTTTGCTAAGCTAGCTGGATTACAAACATTAAAGAGTACAACCCAAGGTTGTTACTCTTTACAAGCTTCAACAACCAATTTCTCAGCTCAGCTTTATAAAGAAATAGTTGAAGAATTTAAGCCAATAAAAGATTTAGAAAAACCAGGCGCCTTACCTACCAATATAAGCCCTTGGAGTGAAGCTAGTTACAGAGGGCTATCGTTAGATTTCCTGACGAGCCTTGGTGCTAAGTACTGGAATCATACAGTAGAAGTAGAAAAGCAGGGGTGTACTATTACATATAGTACGCCCCGTTTATTATTACCTTTTTATCAAAATAAACGCTTAGTAGGATACACAGGTAGAAGGTTAGATAATAAAACCATCACTAAGTACTATAATGCACCCTGGGCTGAAGCTAAAAAGATACTATACCCGTATGATTACGTTATTAAAGACAGTCCACACACCGTTGTTTTAGTTGAAGGTCAGATAGATGCTCTCGCCCTAATTAATGCAGGTATTCCAGCTCTTTGTATATTAGGTACAAATAACTGGTCTAAAAGTAAGCTAGCATATCTAGCTAACTCTTCAATTAAACGAGTCTATGTTTGTATGGATGGTGATGCAGCAGGTAAAATGGCTGCTCCATCTATAATAAATTCATTAGAAGGCGTTTTTGATTATGTTGAAAATGTAGTATTACCTGAAGGGCAGGACCCAGGTGCCCTAAAACCAGACCAACTTTCTTGGTTTAAAAACTATGTAGGTATCTAATGAAAACTATAGACCAAGAAGTAGCAGAAGCATTCCAGGTAAAAGACCTAAATATTTACGAACATAGATTCAGCCCATCTTCTTTGCCCTTCTGTCCTAGAAAATTGTCAATTTATACACATGCAACAGATGATATAAAAGCTGGTTACTATTGGGATTATTCTGGTGAATTTTATACTTCTTTAGGTCATACTATTCACGCTATCACACAAAAACAACTTGGTAAAGCTGGTTTGCTATTCGGTAACTGGAAATGTTGTGGTATTACAAGAAATAATCAACATGCTAAGCGCTGCCTTGTTTGCACAAAATACCCTGATTATGTGGAATACCGTATAGATAAAGTAATGAATGGTATAGGTGGTTTTGTTGATGGGGTTCTTTTAAACCATAATTCAGTATTAGAAATAAAAACTAAAAGTACAAAAGCTATTCAAGAGATGAAAGAGCCTATTTGGTACGAATGGACATTACAAGCCTCAGTATATGCTACAGCACTTAATAGGATGTATGACTGGTCTTTAAATAAAATTGTTATGTTATATATCTCAAGAGAGAATCCACATCTAAGGAAAATATTCGTTGTACCCGTGATTAAAACATCACTGGATAACCAAGTCGCTGCTTTTAATTATGGTAAAGAATGTGTAAAACTAAAAGTATTACCTTCTGGTATTTGTCAGAGCCCCTCAGATGATAATGCCAAATACTGTATATATTCAGCTATCTGCTTCAGACCTGATTTAGCAGAAAAGCTTAAATTAACTGATGTCCAGCCTTAAAACATGTAAATAGTCTTAAATTTAAGGAGATTTTGTGGATACATTCGATAACTATGAATATGACGAAATTTCAAACCAGGTCTGGTCAGATAATTACAAAGCACCCACAGAAACTTCCCGAAAAGATACTTGGGATCGAGCAGCTGAAGCTTGTGCATCAGTTGAGAAGCCTGAAATACGAGCTAAGATTGCAGCTGATTTTAAATCTATATTGTATAATGATAGGTTTATTCCCGGTGGGCGTATCCTAGCTAATCTAGGCGTACCAGGCAGAGAAGGTACAACACAATATAATTGCTTTGTCCATAATCCTGAAGATATCGGAATGAAAGATCCTGATTCTATTGAAGGGATCTATAATCTTTTAAAAGCTCAAGCTAAAACCCTCAAATCAGAGGGTGGGTATGGTATCAATGCTTCGTTCATACGACCAGCAGGCTCCTACATCTATGGTGTAGGAGCACGTACTCCAGGTGTACTCAAGTTCATGGAACTATGGGATAAGTCCTCTGAAATTATTACCCAAGGTAGTACCAAAGTTCTTGGTAAAAAGCAAGCCAATGAAAAGAATAAGATCCGTAAGGGCGCACAAATGCTTATCCTTGAAATCTGGCACCCGGATATTAAGGATTTCATAGTAGCTAAACAAACTCCAGGTAGGCTAACTAAGTTTAATGTATCAGTAGGTGTTACTGATGCTTTTATGGAAGCTTTATACGCTGATAGTACATGGGACCTAAAGTATCCAGATACAAGCATACCACAGTATAAAGAAGAGTGGTTTGGTGATATTAGTGATTGGGAAGCTAAAGGTTATCCTGTTTTTGTCTATGAAACAGTTAAAGCCTCAGAGCTCTGGGAGCTCATCACTAAATCTACCTATAATAGAAATGAACCAGGTATACTATTCTTAGGTCTAGCTAATAGACTAAATCCACTTCACTGGTGCGATAAGATTAAGACAACTAACCCATGCTTCTCTGGTGATACGCTAATAGCAGTAGCTGATGGTAGAAATGCTGTACCTATTAAACAATTAGCTGATGAAGAAGTAGACGTACCTGTATATTCCTTGAATAAGGAAACAGGTATGGTAGAGATTAAAACAGCCCGACACCCAAGAATAACAGGCTATGGGAAAAAGCTGGTAAGAGTAACTTTAGATGATGATAGCCATTTTGATGTAACACCCGACCATAAGTGTCTACTAAGGGACGGTACTACAGTATTAGCTAAAGATCTACAACCTGGTGATAGCTTACCAAGGTTTAGTAAAACACCAGAGAAACCATCCAAAGACTCTCAGTATTACTATAGGATTGCCTGTGATACTAGAAATCCTAGAAATGCTCAATTTTATGAGCATCGCTTACTTGGTAAGTTTTATCATCCTGAAATTTGGGGTTCAAAGGAGAACTTAGAAGAAGTTAGTGGGTGGCTTAAAGGTGGGGTCGTTGTACATCATAAGGATTATAACGGTCTAAATAATGCTGTTAACAACTTAGAAGTTATGACCTTTAAAGAACATCAACAGCTTCATGCTAATGAAGATTGTGCTGGTGAAAAGAATGGGCATTTTTACGGTAATGCATCAGAACAGATCAAGGCTAGAGCTTTAGAGCTTTGTAAAAAACTGGGTCGCCCTTTTTCTAATAACGAATGGGAAGCTTTTGCCAAAGAAAATAAACTTCCTATTACATTCTCAAAAATGCATCATACTGTTTTAGGTAAAAGTTCTACAGCTCTAGCTAAAATATGTGCTATCGAGCTAGGTATGAGCACCGTCAGTGTTAAAATTCAAAAAACACTTAAGTTAGCTTTAGAGCAAGGGTATAATGCTCAAATTATTGATGGTGAAGTGTTCGTAATAAAAATTTGTGAAGGTTGTCAAGTTGAATGCAAGAAACCTTATGTAAGGAGGGAGCTTTCCTATTGTTCTGATGTATGCGGTACACGAAACTCCTTGAAAAAACAAGTTTTAGATAGTAAACAAAAACAAGCAAGAATATGGTCACAACTTGCTTTTAACCTAAAAAGAGATCCTGATTTAGTAGAATGGGAAAACGCCTGTAAAGCTCAGAAAGTATCATTTAGATTACGCGGCTCAGATTATGGTTTTCAATCCTATGTTGAAGTTACCGAGGCAGGAAGAAACTACAATCATAAAGTAGTTTCAGTAGTTGAGCTTGAAGGTGAACATACTGTATATAATTTAACAGTAGATGATAATCATACAGTATCTATAGTTACAGATATAAAAACCAAGGATGATAAACCTCCTGCCTACATAGGCATACATGTAATGCAATGTGGGGAGATAGCCATGGCTACTGGTGTATGCCTATTAGGCTCTCTGAACCTTGTTACCTTTGTTAAGGAGGTTTCACCTGGTTCACTTACTTTTGATTTTGGGTCTTTCCGTACTTCTGTAGCTACTGCTATTCGTTTTCTTGATAATATTAACGATATATCACCTACCCCTTTGCCAGAATATGATCGATCAATCGTCGCTAAGCGTCGTATTGGTTTGGGTGTAATGGGCTTAGGATCTCTTCATCTTATGCTAGGTATTAAGTATGGTTCACCTGCTTCCCTAACATTAGTTGAATCTATATTTAGGTTAAAGAGCGAGACGGAGTTATTAGCTAGTGCAAGATTAGGTGCTGAGAAGGGTTCTTTTCCTTTATTTGATGCTGATAAGTATTTTTCTTCTGCTTGGTGGAGTAGTATTGATATTAGTGTTAAAGAGGAGGTTCAACTTATTGGTTGTATGCGTAACAGTCATCAATCTATGAATGCTCCTACTGGTAATACTGGTATTTATGCTCGCAATGTGTCTGGCGGTATTGAGCCTGTATTTAATGCGGATGGTTATTACAGGTGGTCTATTGTACCCGAAAATCGTTGTCGTGAGTTACTTGTTAAAGGACTAATTTATCCTGAGGTAGGTAAAGGTGAGTGGTTTGAAACTGCTGTGTTTAAATTTACTAAACGTGGTGATGAACAGGTTTTAGCTGGTACTTTTGAAGGTAAAAATTATGAGATAGATAAGAATCGAGGCTTAGTAGTTTCTACTTTGGTAGAAGATTATGGTATGAAATTCGCTAAGTCCTATTATGGGGATAAATTTGCTGATATGAAAGCAGCAGGTGCTTTTACCTCCTCAGAGGAACTCTCTATAGAGGACCATTTAAGTGTTTTAACGGTATGTGCTCATTTTACTAATATGTCTATTAGCAAGACAGTAAATATACCTAATGATTACGCTTATGAGGATTTTCAAAAAGTATATCTTTATGCTTATGAAAATGGAATTAAGGGTATAACGACTTATCGTGCTGGTACTATGACAGCTGTTATTGAAGCTGCTAAGATTGATGGCAATAAGATTGTAAGTAGTATATTTACTGAAAATCACTCACCTAAACGGGGTAATGAGCTACTGTGTGATATAGTTCATGCTACAGTAAATGGTGAAAAATGGACTTTCATTGTAGGTTTATTTGAAAATAAACCATATGAAGTTTTTGGTGGATTATCTAAATTTATCCAAATACCTCGTAGGGTTAAGCAGGGGAAGGTTGTTAAACATTCTGTTACAGGTAGTAATATCTCAAGATATGATCTTCATTATGATTTTGAGACAACTGATAATGAAACAGTAATAAAAGATATAACCAGTGTATTCGAAAATAAAACTAATGCTTCATTTACCAGAACTATTTCTTTATCATTACGTCATGGTGTACCTATTCAATATATCGTGGAGCAACTAACTAAAGGTTCTGATAAGGAAGATGAACTATTTAGTTTTTCTAAAGCTGTTTCTCGTGTCCTTAAGAATTATATTAAGGATGGTACAAAGCCTGGTACTAAGAAATGTCCTGAATGTGCTAGTGAACGGTTAGTCTATAAGGAAGGCTGCGCTAGTTGTTTAGATTGCTCTTATTCTAAGTGTAGTTAATATTATGGACACCATAGAAGAAATTGAAGTTACTGAGTCAACTATACGCGAACATCAACTAAAACTTGCTGAGAGTAAAGGTTTAACCGTCAAAGAGATCTATGCATGTTTAGATCGCGGAGATTATCAGGGTACAATATTAGCCTCAAAGCTACACAGTCTTCGGTTTTTGCTTGGTGACGACTAATGTTTTAATAGTTATATATTTTCATGACTACTAAATCTGGTAGTGTTACTGGGCTGACTAATACAATACAAGATGATAACACTATTGATATTAGTGTTACTGTCTCCTACTTAGACACAACTTTTGAGTCTAAGAAGGTTGTAGATAACGTATTAAGGATTACGTCTTCACGGGCTAAACCTATCGTTGTACCTCTTAACTCTACCTCCCCTGTATTGGCAATAGACCCTGATACAGAGTTTGCTACTGGGTATGTACGGTCTACAGTTCTTAGGTTTGTTTAGTATCATCTCCTAAGTTAAGGTAGTTATATCCTCCCAAAATATAAGAGTGGTTAGTACGCTGCTGGATATCCCAGCAACCACATTAGAAATGTACTAATTGACTTACATGGTTCATAAACAACAAATTTCATTTTTTCTAGGAGAATTTTAAATGCATAATCCGTATGCCCCTGGTGCAAACAAGCCTGTCCGAGTGATGGCTGGTGCACGTGATGTTCCTGCTGTATCTCAAGATGGTCTTCGTGGTGGTGTTCGTGTTGGTGGGGTTACTCGTCTTAGTAACCAAGCTGCTTTTGGTGCTAATGGCGAGATTAACGCTTCAAGCACAAAAGAATTACTACAGGCTATTGGTCATCTTGTCAAGCAGGCTAGCACTGAGACTGTAGTTTCTAATGGTATTACTAAGGAAGCTGCTGCAGAGCGTCATGCTCATCTTGTGGAAGCTTTCAATGACGTATCAGGTAACAAGCTTCAGCGTTTAGGTGAAGTATTCAGTGATGAGATCTGGGAAACCCTTGGTCGTCAAGGTTTTGCTCGTAAGCTTTTTGCTGTACAGGATGTTGCTCCTGGTCGAGATGCTCGCGTCAAAGTCCGTAAGAAGGACGTAGTAGCTTATCAAGTTACTTCAGATGCAGCTGTTCAACCTCAGAGGATTCGTCAGACCTACATCTATCCTCCTAACTACTATGTCAACTGCAACATCCTTATTGAAGATAAGGAAATTGCACAGGCTTCTACAGACCTACTGGATGAGAAGTTCCAGGATGGTCTTGAAGCAGTTATGCGTAAGGAAGACCTTATCACTCGTGCACTGATGGTACAGGCGGCTACTTCGTATAACGACCTTACCCTATTCCCTTCATTCACACCTTCAGTTCTTACTACAATGAGGACTGCAGTTGACCGTTGGGGTATTCCTGCTGCAACTCTTACCATCGCATTTGATATCTGGAACGATATCATTTCGCACAGTGAATTCGTTGCTTGGTTTGACCAGGTTTCGAAGCATGAGCTAGTGCTTGAGGGTCGTCTTGGTTCGATCCTTGGTATGGAAATCATCACTGATGGTTACCGTTACCACACTCTCCAGGTTCTTAATCCTGGTGAAGTATTCATCACAGGCGCACCTGTGACACTAGGTACTCTTTGCCAGATCAAGGCGCTTGATAGCCGTGCTATCGACCGTTATGCATTTGGCGAACCTTCACGTGGTTGGTTCCTACAGAGCATCCAAGCTCAGGTTCTTGGTAACAGTCGTGCAGTAAGCCGCGGTACTCGCGTCTAACTTTTAGTAACGAAGTTGTAAAAGAAACCTTGTCTGGCAACGGGCAAGGTTTTTTGCTTTTTAATACAATAGTTTTTTGCTATTTAACACAATAGTTATTTGTTACTATAACATCTGTTTGCTTTAATTATAAGCTACTTATAGCTTATAGATTGGGAAAATTTCAATGAAAAAAGATACTCAGAAGCGTTTACTAACTGTAGCCCATGTACTTAACAAGGTAGGACAAGATCTTGTAACGGCTGATCAAGAAAAAAGTTTGTGGCGTAAGTTCTTCACCTCTAAAGATGCCCCCGCGGAAAAGCCTACTGAAAAGCCTGAAAAGCTTAGTCCTGAAGAATTTCTTAAGCAGCAACAAGAGATTGATGACTTAGGTAATATTCCTGCAAAAAAGGAACGACCTAAGATGCAAAACCAAAAACCACCTGTTTTGGTAACTGAGCCAAAGCCACAAGTATCACCTGCTGTTATTAAGGATTTTGCTGACTTTGTTAATGGTCGTGGTATGGTTCCTTTTGAGATTTCTAAGCCACTAAAGCAAATTAGTGATTATTTAGCAGCTTCTGGTGCTGCATCAGTTAAAGATGCTTCTAATGTAACTAAGTTTCTTGTTAAGATGCTTCAAAAATACCTTGGTGGTCAGAAGCTTGCTAAGAGCACAGTTGATCGTAAGAAGAGAATCGCTGCAGCTGAAGTCCCTGAAGTTTGTAAGAAATATTTAATTAATTCAAAATAATGGATTCAAATCAAAAACCTACTGATGCAGAGTTATGGGCAGGGCTTCATAAAAAAGCTTCTAAGTCTAAATATAATGATATAGACACAGAAAAATTTAAGGCTAAGTTTAAATCAGAGCTTGTTCGTACCTTGTACTATATGTTGGTAGGTTATGCTGGTCCTCATCCATGGGGACCTTCAAATCGACCAGCTTATCCTGAATACAGTCCTATTGCTGTTACACATCCTGGTTATGAACGTAAGCTCCGGGAAACTATTGAGTCTATGTTGAGTAGCCCTGAGTGGGATAAGAACATTAAAAAGTTATTAAGGGATTTGAATAAGGTTAGTCATGACTAATACTAAACTTGTATATATTGCTTCTAAACTGCGTAATCTAATCAAAGCAGATTATACTGATACGTATTTTGCTAAAGTTAATGAAATGCTTGCTGAGTATGGTCCTGAAAAAGTTAGCAAGTTACTAGGTAAAATCAATAAAATAACTACGGATCCTCGTAATAATAAAATATTTGAGATTGTGTTGACGCCTTACTGGGAGACTAAACTGGAAGAGACCGCTGTTTGGCTCCAGAAAGATCCTTCCTCCGGTAAATATACAATAGAGGTTTAATTTATGCTAAAGATAGTGTTAGGGTCTTCTGATATCACAGACCCTATGGATGCTACCAAAGCTTTATCAAAGTATACAGGATCTGATCTTCAAATTTCTTTAAATGAAAGACACTATTCTATCACGTTTATCCGGTCTTCAGCAACAGGATCTACATTTGATGACTCTATTAAAATAGAGTTACTTTGGTCTGATATGTCAGTCGATGCAGCTAAAGAGCTGTATTCCTTTTTACGCTACTCTATCAATAAAAAGCTTCGTGTTCAGATTGGTAGAGAAGAATTTTTTGGCGTATTAAATGATACAACTGTTATATCGACAACAGATGTTTATTTTACTGAAATTTTCTATCACAACTTCTTTTTAAATTTTTCAAATATACAATCGACTATAACTAAATCGCCAATTTTAGCTAAAAAGCATACATCTTCTATTATCGAAGCGCAGATACCTAAAAATATATTTGAAAATATAGTTTTTCGTATGTTAGAAGATGATGTCTACAGAGGGGACTCTCCTCATGTTACGTTGTTATTCCTCCCTGACCTTAAGGATGACGACGTTCTTGAAGGTATAAAAGGTATTATAAGGTCAGAATGTGCTAAGCACACAGTTTTTCAGGTAAATATTACTGGCGGGTCGCAATTTTCTACAGATAAGGATGTAGATCCTTATTTTGCCAGGGTTAACTCCACTGAGTTAGAAACTCTACGTGAAGACTTAATTACAGCAATAACTACACAATATCCGGATAGTCTTGATTTAGAATCATTTCCTAACTACGTACCACACATAACCGTAAGCTACGCAGAAGCAGCTACACCTATTCCTATCATTAAGCCAATAAGCTTCATGTTAAAAGAGCTTACCTTATCTTTCAAGGGTACACAGAAATTTTCTTTTCCTTTTACTAAAACAACGAAATTGCATAAAATTCGTTAAGGTGAACCTTTATGACTAAAAAAGAGATGAAGTTATCTTCTTTGTTTACACAAGAAGAAATAGATGCTTTAAAGAGCTTAGTACAAAAAAGCTTAGAAGGTGCTCAAACTTTAAACTCTATGGAATATACTAAGCCTACAGTCACAGACCTTGTGGATAAGAAACTGAATACACCTGTGGCTAAGCCTCCTGTATTACCACTTGACCAGCAAAAAGCTATTATTCAATATGCTCCTAAGGATAAGCTTTGGGATATAATAGATCTCGAAGACTCTTGGTATGAATTTCTCCAGCGTGCACTACCTAAGCAGTATTTAATGAACTTTATTAAGCGTATGGAAGAGCTTGCTATTAAAGATCCTAAGATTGTTGCTGAGATGGCAAATATGTTTGTCAAAAACAAGGTAACATTAGAGGACTTACAGGCTGGTGTATCTTCCTTCTGGGCACCGGATAATTTAGAAGAATCTACTGAGTACCTATATACTCAAGGTCTAGTTCAAAACACAAGGGTACCACCTAATCTTAAAATTTAGCAAGTAAAATATTATTTAACTTTATGCAATATATTTTATTTAAAAAATGGCTAAAAGAGAAATATCTATATTTATTAGCTATTTTACCTATAGTACTCTACTTTTTTTACAAGTTAGTGACTAGGAAAACTGTAGATCCTATTATACCGTCTAATACACCTGCAGTCAATCTACAGAAACAGCTCTCGGCTGTGCGAGTTGCAGCAGCTTTAGAAATTGGTAAGGCTAAAGGGAAAGAAATTGCTGTAAAAGAAGAAGTACAAACAATCATTAGTCAGCCTGTTGTTACTACTGAAGATAAGCGAAAACAGCTTCAAGATTTAGCTGATCTTATCAATAGAACACGAAGGTAAAATGAAAAATAAAACCATCTTGGTCTGTTTAAAACAGAGGAAGAAACCGCTTTAGCCTATGATCAAGCAGCTATTCATTATTTTGGTGAGTTTGCTCGCCTCAACTTTCCTAACAAAGGGGAAGTAATTTGCCCATAAATATGAGAGGCAAGGCTATAATCAAGCAGCTTGCTGTACAACATGGATTAGATTTTCAGGGTTTATCAGATGACGGAATATTACATTACGGTCTGACTGATAAATCTCGTTTGAAAGCTTTTAAGTCATTTCTACGTAAGTATAAGCTTCATTATCGTGCGGAGCGTACACAGGAGAGTGAATCTTCTGGTGTTCATACTATGAAGATTAGAACTGATAGAGATCATAAGCTATTAAAGCTTAGACGTACTAAAGCTAAAATAGATCAAAATACTAAAAATACTAAAAATACTAAGATTACAAGACCCTCTAAGGCTGTTAGATTTACCAGGCATAAGCCTTCCAAGGCTATTGGTCTTATTATGGCTGGTCTACGAGTATCATCAGAACAGACATCTATTCGTGAGAGCCTATTACTAAATTCTACTGTATGGTCTAGATTAGAGGATAGTTGTTTTACTCCTTTGCTTCATTCAACAATACCTTCTATTGTTGATTTTAGGGATTTATTAGATGAATGCCAGTGGTTTTTTAGACAAATCCATGAACCTGAATTATTAGATAAGTATTTGAAACTTATTGAAAAAGTTGATGTTCTACTTGATGTAATTTCTTATAAAATACGTAAGGCTGATAAACCTGAAGATATTAGTCTTGAGTTATATCAAGTTCGTGATGATATAGAATCTATTTCTCAAATACTTAGAAATATATGTTCTATTTTGGTGATTAAACTAACTACTGCTACGCATCGTCCAATTACAGCTTTTATACAAGAGCTTAGTCCCTTTTGGTCTGATATTACGGATACTTGGAATAAGTATAAAGATGTATTAATCCAAGATTGGTTAGATTTCTATGAAGCAGGATCTAGTCAGCTGGACCAAATAATTGAATCTATTGATTACACTGATAAATCTGTTACGTATAAGCTACTGACAATAAGTCAGCTTTTACGCAAAAACTCATATCATCGTATGGCAGAAGATATTACTGTGTTAGCTCATGATGCTATTGAAGAAGAGCTTGCTAGTGGGCAGGTACCCGCATATAGCTCAACTAGTGGTAATTGGTATGTTTGTAGGGATATGTGCCCTAATATATCGTTACCTTCAAAACTAACTCTAGTGACTGATAAATTTGCTTATTGTAAGTTACGTACAGAGGGTAAAAAGTGTCCTTCGTTTAATGGTGTACGTGGAAGTTCTGTTTTGTGTGCTGATGCTGGAACGTATAAGACTGGTGCCTATTTTAGTAATATACAAGAAATAACAGACCCTGAGCTTATAGACCAGCTGACTTCTATAGCTAAGGAAGATAACAATGTTTTACTTCTTTTCAAGAAAGCAGAAGTAGCTGATAATGTACTTTATTATGCTACAATTTCTGATGATCGTATTCGTATTTTTCTGGATAAATATCCAAGCAGTAAAAGGGTTGGATCTTATGTATATAGTATATACTATATAGCTGGTGAACCTCTTATGGTTACTTCTAATATGGTAATATCTGCTGATAAGTCTCTTCTTGAAGATCTAGATAAAGGAAATCCTATGGCTAAAGTAGCAACCGTGCGGACAGCAGCAGTATTAAGACTTACCTTCACAGGTAACGCAAATATGGATATTGCTTTTGTTGATCATCTACGGAAACTGAACGCAGAGAAGTTTGGACCTAATACCTGGGATATACCTTTTAAGCTAGAAGCTGATAAAGACCGTATTCTTAATGATCTAAAAGTAGATTTCGGGTACCCCGTCCAGGTTCTCCAAGTAGTTGAAAGTCTTGACAGGACATTATCACCTTGGAGTTATGATGTTTATGCGAGTACCCTGCTATCAAAAATGAAACTTGTTGACTCTCTTTCATATGAAGAGGAATCACCTAAGCTAGGCTTATCTGATAAACTATATGATATTGCTGCACAGGTAAAAAATCCTGAAAAGTATATTACTTTAGCTTCAAACCTTAGGGTAAAATATAACTATATTGTGGTACCTCAAGATGATTTGGTTTATTCTGACGGTTATTATAGTGTAAAGCATCCTAAAGGTGCTTGTCTGATGACAGAATCAGGTCAAGTAGCACAAGTTTCAGATGATGGTTTAGTAAGTATCGAGAATGGGCAAACGGTAACATCTCCTGTTACTTATTTACCCTCAGAAATCACGCAGCAATCTGATTCCAGCTTTATTATCAAGATTTCACCTGAAGCTTTATCACAAATGATTAATTTGTTTAAAGTTGAGCCTCCAGTTTCTGAATTTTCTGAAGTACAACAACAAGAAGATTGTGGTTGCTCTGACTCAGAGCCTGATATGGAGTCTGACTCTGAAATTGAACCACGTAAGTTAGTTTTTAAGCTTAGCTCTAAGTTAGCAGGTGATACAACAAAATCAGTAGGTGTAAGTTATACAGGTCAAGAAACTACTGAAATTGTCAATCCACTTAGTGTACTAAAAGATAACTTAGATGAATTTACATCCCTTATGTCGAGTTTATCGGCAAACTCAGAGATAAAAGAATCTATATCAGATTTGCAAACAGCAGCTTTTAGTATATCCAAATTACTACAAAAAGTAGCTTCTCAGTTGGATTCTATCTTACAACCTGGTTTGGATGAATCTGTTTCAAAAGTTAAGCCTAGCTCCGGTTTAAATGAATTTGCATCAATGCTTTCAGTTTATGCTAAAGATTTTTCTGAGCTTGAAGACTTATCTTCTTTATTAGCTAGCACGATAAAGACAAATACGGAAAAAGACAAAAGTCTACCTGTAAAGCATACTTTACCTAAAAAAGACATAAAAGTACCCGAGGGCACATCTAATGGCTAAACTTAGCAACAATAGTTACTAATCCGCGAGGCTAAAGTGTTACTTCCTATAAAACAACATTTTCCTATGCGGTTAACAACCTTACAGGTTAAGGATCTAGCCTTAGAGCCTTTATTACCTGTTACTGTACTATTCCCTAAGTTATACTTCCTTAATACAGCTTCTGTATCTATTATGAATATAAAAGTAAAGACAGCTTTTAAGGTTGGTCCAAGTGATGACCCTTTACTTTCAGCTAACTTTATAATAACTACAACTAACGTTAATCTAAATCCAGGTTCTAGGTTAGTAGTACCCTTAGATACTTCCGCTATGGATGGTAACCTGGATCTACATACTATCCAAGTTACTAATAATGGTTTAGTTACCGAAATACTACACTTTTGGATTGAGGGCTTATACGAGGAATCCTTGCGAGTAAGTCCACCCTACCCCTCTATTGTAGTTTAATATGATATTGGATATCGTAGCTGAGTATATTACAGACGGGGATACTGTAGTAGCTGCAGCTTATATTATAGATGAGGTAACTGAGGTATATCATCCAGAAGAGGTTCGTTCTGGTGAAGCTTATCTTACTTTTTTAGGTAACCCTATTACCAAGAAAATAAAATTTGATAAGCGTATGGGTAACTCGGAGGGTGATTTTAAATTTATATTTTCCCACCCGCCACGCATAAGTAATATTAACTTTAAAGTTGATATTACTTTAATGGATAATAGAGTGTTTACTAAAACAGTACCTCTAATAGTAACACATGAAGATCACATACCTCTTGTTGAAAATGCACCTGAAGGTACTGATTATAGAAGTAAGAAACGTGTTAAAGAAGGTCTATAAATGGACAATAAAGACCTAAATCTTGATGATCAAGAAAGTTGGCAGCATATATTACGTAAATATTCTGATATTATATTTAGCCCCTATTTAAAGATAGATCAATATAATCGAGCTTTAAAGCTATTTGAAAGAAGTAAAAGAACGAAATCTTCTAATTTATCAAAAATAGCTTCGGGTTTGTTATTTCTTGCTGGTAGCTAGACTAAACAACTAAATTCAAGGTGGTATTATGTCTGATTCTAGAACCGTAAACGAATTTATTGATACTACAGCTAGTTTATACGGTTATACTATAACCGATTTAAAGCGTCGTGAGCTTAAATTCAAGCTTGCTATGGCAGATATTAAGGAAACAGTTTCTAGTGATGATTATAATCTAGCTCTCGGTCTGATATTATCCGATTTAGATCCTAAGTTAGGATCCGTAAAAACAGCTTCATTTTCAAAAGCTGATAATATATGCCCTCGTTGTTCATCAATGATGTGTAACGTAAAGTTAGGTACATCTACTGACGCTATGTACTGTTCTGCTTGTCATGTTACAGTTCCTTTACGATAAACCCTATTATTCTTGTAAATAGGTTGTTACTAACTTAGGCTAAAATGGGGGACTGTGTCAATTAAATTTAACCCTGATCGCATGCGTGTAGCTTCACTTAGAACTAAAACCGCAGCACCTTTTGGTAGTGGGTCTACCTCTAGTTCCGGTGGTTTTGGTAATAATCCTTTCTCCTCCTCTTCATCTGGTAGATTGCCTGGTCAGGGTTCAAGTAATAAGACATTATACAATCCTGTATATGATGATCTTTCTGAAGGTACTATAATTGAGCAGTTCATGCCTGTGGACCCTCGTCGGTTACACAGAATATGGCGCCGTATCTACTTACAAGATCCTGTTGCTGGTCCAGCTGTTGAGCTTTATAAGGATATGCCTTGGTCTGATTTTACCCTCACAGGTATACAAGACAAAAGTGTTCTTAAATTATATGCTGATTGTTTGGAGGCACTAAGTATCACATCACAGCTTCCTGATATGAGCGCTGAATTTATTGTACTTGGTAAAGTAATAGGTCATCTACATATGGATGATTCCAAAGGTTATTATACCAAGTTAATTGTACATGATCCTGATTGGATCCGCGTAACACCTATTCCTGTGCCAGGTTATCCTCCTAAATTAGATATTATACCTACTCCTCAGCTTAAGAAATGGGCTACAAGCGAGGATCCTCGTGATGCGGCTTCATTATCAGAAGTATGGGATCTTGTTGACGCTATTAGAAGTGGTAAAGAGATACCCTTACCTGCAGAGCAGAGTTTTTATTTACCACGTAAAACTTCTCCTTATGATACAATAGGAGCTTCTGCTTATACTCGTATTCTTACTTTTGTAGCTTATGAAAAAAGCTTAGTTAACGGTACTATAGCGGCTGCTAAGCGTCGTCTATCCCAGATTCGTCATATAAGTGTTGGTAGTGAAGATTGGGAGCCAGATCCTCAAGAGCTTGAAGGTTATGCTAACCTTTTTATGCAAGGCGATGAGGATCCTGTTGGGGCTATCGTGGTGACTCGTACTGGTGTTACTGCTTCTACTATAGGAGGTGGTACACTATCAGATGTAGTGAAAATTAGTGATGAGTGGGCTTTTCTTCAAAGTGGTAAGCTGAATTCTCTAGGTGTATCCGAGGCTTTTCTTCGTGGTGAAGCTAGCTATAATAGCTTAGAACAGTTAATGTCTGTTTTTCTTGAGAAAATACGAGCACACAGAAATTTCTTTACCCATTATTTACTTATCGATCGTATTTTAAAACCATTAGCACAAAAACATGGTTTTGTCAAGCGTACAGAAGCAGAGTTATCTCATCGTATTAGGGTCAGTAGATCTTCTACCTTAGAAGATTATATACTTCCTGATTTTAAGTGGGAAAAGTCACTACGCCCTAGCGCTGACCGTGACTACTTAGCTATTTTAGAGTTTATGCAGGGTAAGGGTATACCTGTTACTATGCGTTCTTGGGCAGCTGCTGGTGGTATTAATATTGATTCTGAGATAAATCAGTTTGATGATGATTTAGACCTCCGTAAAGTGTTATCAGCACATGCTAAAAAGATTCAAGAGCAAGCTCCTGAGACTTTAGCTGGTGGTGGTTCTAGTACCGGTCCTGCTAGTGATATTGGTGGTTTGGGTGGAGGTTTAGGTGGAGGTAGCGCTGGTTTAGGTATGGACCTAGATACTGGTACGGGTTTAGGTACATCGGATCTATCAGGTCTTGATACAGGTACTGAAACAACACCTCCTGAACCTACTGGTTTGCCCACGGAACCAAGTGAGGTAACACCAGAGGCACCACCTAATATTTCCCTACCTACTGTCGGTGCTGGTATTGGTCATCGTTGGGATCGTACACCTAAACAAACTCCTGTATTCAAAGGTGCTTTTGTTGGGGATAGCGAATCCATCAGAGAGCTTAAATCCTTACCTCATTGGGTAGGTACTACACCCTTTTTAGGTGTAACGTTGGAACAAGCTGAAGTTGCGGCACGTAAACTTATTGGTTTGCTAGAAGGTACTGATAGACAAGTTTTATCGAAGGTAGCAGTAGAACAATTAGTTAGCACAGGTAACTCTAATAGAGACCAAATTCTTCAGTATATATTAGCTCGTGCCGGTATTTTACATGGTATTTATTTACGTAACGATTTAGCTGAAGAAGTAACTGATAAGCTTCTTGCTACTGTAAAAGACAAGACAGCTCTTAAAAACGAGCTTTATTATGTGTATGCTTATACACTAGCTAAACCTGAAGTTATGGGCAAACCACCCGAAAAGACTGGGGAAACTTTAGGTAATATAATTAAAAGTAGTAAATCTTTTCAAGAAAAAACACCTAATACCCTTCTTACAGGGTTTACGAGCAACAAAAAAATATTTGAAGATATTAGTTAGCTATAATTTTAAATTATTATCTATTTTAGATAGGTGGTATACTAACTATGATTAAACTTGGGGAAGCTACATCTGCTATACGCCATTTTGAAGGTTACAAATGTGAGCAGTTTCTAGATCCTAAATCTGGTAAGCTCAAGCTCGCTTCTAATCATATATTTAATAATACGGGTCATATTGATATTAGTTGGTTGCCAATAGCTTCTGAAGATTATAATATATCACCTGATATTAAAGATTATGTTATTAATGAGATCCCTATAGTTACTGTAGATGTTCCTAATCGAAACTTGGATGCTTTCTCTTTTAGTGCTGTAACTAAGTTCAATCCTGAAATTGGTAGAATAGCTTATCAGACTTTTATAGGCAAGCCCACCCATCGGGATCATGACAACAAAGATATTAAGAAAGCTCGTGGGGTGCATCTTGATTCACAACTACAGAAACTAGCAGATGGTTCTTATAAGATTGTAGTTTTAGCTGCCTGGGATCGTACGAAGGATGCAAAACTTGTTTCTGATATATTGAATACATCTAAACCTGTTGGTTACTCCATGGGTGCATTTGTAGGCTTAACACGATGTAGTTTCCCTAACTGTAATGCTACCAGCTCTAACGGTAGGATTGCTTGCTCACATCAGCAGCATGGTAGAGGTAAAGGTACGATAACTCAAGGTTATCTCAATTTTGAGTACTGTGAGCAGGTCAACTACATCGAAACTTCAGCTTTGCCTGGCACGGATCCAGCAGATCATACTGCATATGATAAATGGCGTTCTCTTTGGGCTTAAAATAAAATTTTAAAAGGGTAATTCATGAAAAATTCAATTAAAAAGCGTATAACGGTAGTAGCTAAGTCTTTAGAGAAACTAGCTCTACCTTCCAATATTGAAGAATTAAAAGCGGATACAGCCCAAAAGCTTACTAAAGCCCTTACAGCGTTAGCTGAAGGTCAATTAACATTGCCTGCGACTAAAGAGCAGATTAAAACTATTGAAAGTTTAGTGCATACATTATCCGTTCTTTCTTTGAAATCTGCTCTAAAAGCAGAAGGCGCTACTGTATAAATATTATTTAATATTAATTAAACCCGTTTCGATGGGTTATAGCTCCTGTTAGCCGGAGCAGAAGTTTTTTAGTAATGGTGCTAAAAATCTTCTAATTAAATCAAAAGGCTAGTATTATAGGTGATAAACATGACTCTTGATAGTAAAGCAGCCTTAAGATCAGCTCGTAATCAGAGGCTTGCAAGTAAGCCTGCTGTTAGTGCTGCTCAGTCTCAGACTGTTGTTTCACAGGAAGTGTCCGTGCAGAAAAGTGCAGCCTCTGTAGCAGAGAAGCTAGTGGCAGCTGTACTTGATCCTAAAGCAGTATCAAAGGCTGCTGAACTTCACCTACAACTTTTCAACGAGAGATCTTCTGATCCTCATTGGCTAGTTTGTGCTGATGGTCAGCCTGTTGCTCAGATTCGTCTTAGCGACCAGGATGATGTTGGTAGTGTTTCTAAGGTTTTCACAACCGACGGTTATGCTAATGGCATTGCAAGCGCTGCTTCACGTATGGATCTTGATGAAGTACTTACTAGTGTTCGTGCTCGTCCTTATGTTTCTGCGGTTGAATCTTCAACAGCTTATTCAGCTATTGAAGCTAAGGTCAAGGCAGAGGGACTAGCTGAAATTCGCAAGGCAAAGGCAAATCTACGTAATGATATGATTAATACACTTAATCTTGTTGTTACGGCGAATAGCAAGAACTTCATCACGGAGAACCCTCTTAAGGGTGCTCTATTTTCTCGCATGACATCTGCGGGTATTGAGAATGACCGTGCGGTAGCAATCATTGAAGCTGCTTTCCAGGAGAAATCCTCAGAGTACTTCGAAGCTCTTTTCAAGAAAGCGATGCAGTGGGGTGAGCTTTCACCTGAAGCTTATCGTGAAATTGAAGAGCAGATTAATGATCTGCCTCAGCGCACACCCACTGTTGAAGTGGATGACCTTACTATCACAGCCAGTAAAAATGTCAATCTCATGACTTATACAGCTGCAGCTGACTTTGAAGTTGCCGACGAGAAACAACAGCTTAAAGGTGTTCTCGGCTTACGTGCACGTAACAACTCTCGTGTAATCAATCGCTAATAGGAGTAATATAAAATGTTTGATTTAACTAAAACCCATTATACAGAAGCTCGTGAATATGCCGTTAAGGCAGGGCAGACGATCACAGAAGAAGCTCAGCTTCTTGTTTTCGTAGACAACCTTGCTGGTGGTATGGCAGTACAACCCTGTTCTACAGGTGCTGCACAAAAGTATGCTGGTTTTGCACTTACTGATGCTATGAAGGTTCTTACTGAGACAGTAGTTGATACTGTTACAGTACCTACTGGTGGTGGTACGGTATTCCTTGGTAATACCAATATCGTATCTGGTTCAGAGCGTGTAGTTGCTTCGGTAACTGGCGTTCTAACTGAAGATTGTGCTTCTCTTGGTGCTGGCGAATACTGCCTAGTTGATGCAACTGGTGCTATCTCCTTCGTAGCTGCTCAGCAGGGCGAGACTGTAACAGTAACTTACCGTTACAATCTAACTCTACAACAGAGCCTTGAGCGCTTCCATGAGCGTTCAATCAATAACCGCGCTCAGGACTACTTTAGCTCGGTTAGCGTACTTATGGGCGAAGGTGAAATCTTTACCTCTATGTTCGATACATCTGTAAACTACACAATTGGTTCACTTGTGTATCCTGCTGCTGGTGGTAAGGTTTCGTCCGTAGCTGGTGGTGCAAGCAATGCACTTGGTTTCGTATCGAAGCTACCTTCTACAACTGACGGTCTACTTGGAATCAAGTTTAACTTCCCTGTCCAGTCATAAGAAGTAAGTTTACTTTGTCTAAGAAACCCACCAAACTAGGTGGGTTTTCTTTTTAAGCTTCGTGTTTAGATTTAATTTCTAAAGTAGGCAGTCGTATAAACGGCTGTGTTATATCATCCTCAGAAACTTCATCACTTATATAATTATCCATATTATAAGTTGGCGGTATTACTGAATAAATATTGTAATCTTCGATCTTATCCAGAGTTTTTAAATTACGTTCAAATGTTAAAGCAGCACCAACACACCATAAAACTATACAACATAAAACAAATAAAAAAATCACTGCAAGAATTTGTAAGTACATGATATTCCTTTCTAAGGAAGGATAAAATAACCTGAAATTTGAAACATGTCAACACATTTTTTGTTTGCATAGCTTGCAATTTTTCTGCTATGTGTTAGGTTGAAGTTAACCAAAAACAAAGAAGGTTACAGTGTTAGAAATATATTTACTTGAAGGCGCAGAAGAGATGTCATTAAAGCTCTTCCTGGAGAAGCTGGTCAAGATGAATTTAAACTATATGGTGCGGAAAGCACCAGCGAAGCATGATAGGCTTTTATCTTGTTATGTTGAAGCTGCTTACAAGCAAGCTGGTATTTGGGGCTTGCCTTTACCTCGTGGACATCTTAGGATGTTAGTAGCAGCTGAAACCGTCAAGCCTCTTGCCGGGCAATCTATGGGTAAATTGATGTTTGCATCACATCCTGATGCAGAGACCTTGTGTACAATAGCCCTACATGAGCTCGGTCATTCCCTTAAAGCTGTTCGTCGTCGATCTCATAAGATGGTTATGCAAGTTAAAGCTAAAAGGGAGCTTATGAATGATACCAAAGCCACGCTTATACAGCAAGGTGCTTTGGATAAGCTTTCTAAGCTATACCCTGACTCTATGGTGGAGTTAGATGGTGCTCATTGTCTTGGTTTAGGGTGTATTATGCAAGTATGTCCACAACCTAATGCTATTTCTCAAGCTGAAAGCTTTTGTGATATATGTTTTGAAAATGTGAAAGACTCCGTATCAAAGATAAATAAAGAATTTGATGAGACGCCTAACTATTGCGGTGATTGCGTAAACTTACGTGTATGCATGTATACCAAAGAGCATGTATACGAGAAGTCTGATATTTGTGATGAATTCGAACAAGATCCAGAACAGGTGGAGAAAAACGCAAAAGAGCAACAAAAACAACAAGATCTTGACTAAACTAGGAGTTTATGCAGACATTTAGTCAAAAATTAAATCCTTTTTTTGAAACATTAACTTATGGGGATTTACAGTTAGCCTATAGAGCCGTATCCTATTTAGTTTTATTGGATAATGTAAAACTTTATGATGAAATGATGTATCTTTTATCCTCTAAGCTAAAATCAAAGGAATTGTTGAAGCCTTTAAAAGCTGCTATCACAGATTCTTATCTAACTCGTGCTATTTGGAGATCCTGTATCAGGATATACCGTGATGGTATATCTATTGAAGATTCGGCTAAAAAGGAAAATATTAGTCCATCCGACGTATATTTTTGTTTAGATGGTCTACCTAATAGAGATTTGTCAACTTTTATAAAATTCTCCACAACAGAGGACGTATTACTCAAACCTTTATCAGATAAAGACTTAGCAGTTGTCCTTAAAGGTGTAACTAAATTTTGTAAATTATTAGCTTATAAAAAACTTGCTTTTATATCTACAGCGGATCATGCTATACTACCTGAAGATTTATGTAGTGAACTGCAAACTAAAGCCTTGAAGTTGATAAGGTATTATGAGCATCTACATAAAAATGGTATACATGATCTACTTAAAATAGAAAATTATGTAAAACAAGGTATTAAGAACTATTTAACTAATTTTATACATTTTTATACGACAAAGAAACGGGCTCGCATATTTAGTGTACAGAAAGATTGTGGTGCATGTAAACTTTGTCGAGAGCAAACAGGTTTTTGTGCTAATCAGGTAGAAGATTATCAGATTTCAACATATCGATTAGATTATGATACTACAGATTCTATGCTAAAAGATGCAAGTACCCTTCAATGTTCACCTGAACAACAATTTTCATCTGCTGAGTTTTATAATGCTATTAAATCAAGTTTAGACTCTAAAATGGCTAAATTTGTTGACATTCTTTACGATAAGAATTTAGAAGATTTTGAAAGTTGGTTATTGAATACAAAAAATGTAAAACTTAATGATATTACTGACAATAGAAAACTAACTAACTACGCTTTAAATTATCTAAATTTAAGTAGATCTAAGGTACAGCGCGTACTACAATATAAGTATAAATCAATCACACCACCTTAAGATACAAATAATTGTAAATTAGGTCAAAAGCATGGCGCGTAAATAAATGGTCAAAAAATCTAATCCTTATATTGTAATCGCTTTGTTATCTGTTGGTGATACTGATTTACAAGGTAATACGCATACATTAGATTCCTTAAATAAGTTAGCTTTTAAATCCGCTAATTATTTATGGGTCAATGGTAATGATTTGTTAGCTTTTAAGCCTCTACTAACAGATCCTCGTGAGTATGACTAATTATAATTTTTAATATCGGACCCCCATTGAGGCACATTAGTAATAATAATTATTATTACTAATATATCATGCCTAAAATTAAAGTTAAAGTAGCTTGTATCGTATGTAATACTATAGTTGAGCGCTATAAACACCTACTAAGACCCAGAATATTTTGTAGTAATGCATGTAAAGGTTTGTCTTATAAAGAATCTCTTAAAGGCGAAAATAATCCAAATTTGGGGAATAAGTGGACAGAGGAGCAGAAAATTGCTGGTAGTTTGAGAACATCCTCGCATATGACAAAAGAGAGGAGAGATGCTATAGGGGATTTTCATAGAGGCAAAGTAATGTCTGCAGAGTCTAGAGCCAAAATGTCAAAAGCTAATATAGGTAGAAAAGGTACTCCTCATAGTGATGACATGAAGGCTATTATTGGTAAAGCCTCTGCTGCGAAATTTACTGATAGTTATAAAAAAGAGTATAGACTAAAAATGGAAGCCTCTGGATATTGGATTCCACTTATAGATCAAGATGAATATAAGTTATATTTTAAATTAGCAAACTGGATTTCTAAAATGTTTGATTTAGTTACAGACAAAGAACAGCTAGAAAAATTACCTAAATTAGGTGTTTTTAATAAAGATACAAATAGTAAAGGTGTTGTTAGAGATCATTCTTATTCAAGATGGGATGGTTTTAAAGTAGGTGTATTTCCTGAAATATTACCTAAATTAGGTGTTTTTAATAAAGATACAAATAGTAAAGGTGTTGTTAGAGATCATTCTTATTCAAGATGGGATGGTTTTAAAGTAGGTGTATTTCCTGAAATATTACGTCATCCTGCTAATAGGACAATTATGTCCCACAGTGACAATATTAGAAAAATATTTAGTAAAAGTAGTAATAAAACCTTAGAAGAACTTTTTCATGACATAAAATACTATCAAAATAGTTGGGAGGAGCACGATATTTGCTTGAAATTAATCTCTAGATATATGAAAGGTGAAAGGTATAATAAACTTGATTATATCTCAAAATATTGATTTTTCTTATTTATATTCTGATACTCATTTTGGACATAAATCGATCATAACCTATTCTAACAGACCTTTTACCCATATAACACATATGGAAGAGGAGCTTATCAATAGGTACAATGCCTTAGTAGGTCCTAATGACAAGGTCCTTTTCTTAGGGGATTGCTTTTTCTTACCTTTTCTGGTAGCTAAAGAAATAACCCAATCCCTTAATGGTCAAAAGTACCTACTTAGGGGAAATCATGATAAATCGTTTAAAGATGCTCAATTTAAAGAAATGGGATTTTTAGATATTTATCCTAAATACTTTAAATCAAGTATAGATGGTATACCTGTTTATTACTCACATTACCCTTTTGCAGGTTATTCCCAGGATATGCGTCACCAAGATAAACGACCACCCAGAAATGGCACAGTAATTGTTCATGGTCATACACACGATACTGTAAAGTTAACAAGTAAAAATACTGTCCATGTGGGTGTAGATGCTTGGGATTACTACCCAGCACCTATTGAAGAAGTAACTAAACTGGTTAAAAAGGCTCAGAAAGGTGGTGGTGAATGACTGGAGAAGACTGTGATTGTGCTGAAGATTGGACGTGTGCTGAGCACCGAAAGCCAAACTTTATATTTTCAAAGGTAACTAAGCTGCCTGATGGTAGTGGTTTTTTCACAGGTACTTTGCCTTTACCGGAGGATCATTGGGTCTACGAGGATCGTGGTGAGCCTCCTATCCTATTCCAAACAGGAACATCAGATCCTGATCGTAAAAGGTACGAAGATGGTATTAGAAAAGTATTGCAATATGCAATTAAAGCTAGTACCATGAATGGTAAAGAGATGGAATTTGATCCTGATGCTCTTGTGCAGAATGTAATCATAGGATTTTTAGGCTACAATACACCCGATGGTAAATCTAATCTTTAATTGAGACTTAAACTATGCCAGAAGTATATGATTTTGTTACAATTTCTGTGAATCTCCCTGTTACGGCTATTAATGCTACTAAATATTTAGCTAAGTTGCGAGGCACAACGATTTGAAACCTATTATATTATATCGACCCTCAGAGCTTGAAAGCTTTGAGATAGAGGCAATTAAGGCTAGCTTTCCAGCTTACACCTCTAGAAGTAGAATACCACCTAACTCTTTGGTTATTGGTAGGTATTCTGTGCTACCCTTTTATCAAGAAGTTTTTACTGATATTACCTTTAACAACTCTAAGCTTATTAATTCTGTTAGCGAACATAACTATGTTGCAGATTTAGGTAACTATTATTCCGATTTAGAAAACTTTACTTTCCAAACTTGGTATTCACTTGATCAGGTACCTAAGTCTGAAGCACCTTTTATACTAAAAGGTGCTACCAATAGCCTGAAAAACCAGTTTCTAACTAAAATGTACGCCGAAACTTGGGAAGACGCTGTAAAAGTACATGTAGCCCTACAACAAGACTCGCTTGTAGGTACACAGCATATCTACATTAGACGCTATGAGGAGCTATACCGTTTAGGTACGACCCTGACAGGTCTACCTATTACTAAGGAATTTAGATATTTTGTATGTCATGGTCAAATCCTCACAGGTGGCTTCTACTGGGATGCTTTTTCTGAAGATCTACCTTATATCCCAGATATATCCGAAGTACCACTAAGCTGGTTAAATGAAGTAATCTCAATAGTTTCCCCTAATGTACCCTTTTTTGTAATAGATGTAGCTCAAACAGCTGATGGTAAATGGAAGGTTGTAGAGCTTAATGACGGGCAGATGTCAGGTTTATCTGGTAATCGAGCTGAAGACCTATATAGTAACTTAACCGAGGTTTTATGTTAAACAAAGTATATTTAGCTGATAATATAGCTGTTTTAAAGCATATAACTGACGCCAGTGTCGATTTAATATATGTCGATCCGCCATTCAATACAAAGATAGTTCAAAAGCGTACTAAGGATGGTCCAAGTTACCCTGATACCTTCAGCGATTTCCTTGGGTTCCTACAACCACGTGTGGAGGAAATTCATCGTATACTGAAGCCTACTGGGAGCTTTTATTGCCACTTGGATTACCGGGAAGTCCATTACGCTAAGGTAATGATTGATCAGGTTTTTGGTAGAGATAACTTCCTCAATGAGATTATCTGGGCATTTGATTATGGTGCCAGGAACAAAAAGAAGTGGTCTAACAAACACAACAACATTTTAGTGTATGTTAAGGATATAAATCAATATTACTTTTCTTACGATGAAACAGATAGATTGCCTTATTTAGCACCTGGCTTATGTGGTCCTGAAAAAGCTGCTAAAGGCAAGACTCCTACGTCAGCTTGGAGTGATATCCCTGATACTGATTTCTGGTGGCATACGATTGTTTCACCTAATAGCAAAGAAAAAACTGGGTACCCTACCCAGAAACCTTTAGATGTTTTAAGTCGTATTATTCGAGCTTCTTGTCCACGTGGTGGTTTAGTTGTTGACATTTTTGCTGGTAGTGGTACAACAGGTGCAGCAGCTCTCACTACAGGTCGTAACTTCCTTTTAGCTGATTCTAATCCAGAAGCTTTTGAAATTATGAAATTACGTTTCAAAGATAATGACGTGGAGTTCTTAGAAAATGCCGACTGAATGTTATGTAATTAGTCGTAAGATACCAGGAGGGGAATCTTACCCTATACGTGTCTTTCTTAAGCAAGATGATGCTCTAGCTTATAAAAACGCATTAGAAAAGCTTACAAATTATAAGTATGAGTTTTATACTATTAATAAAGTTGATTTAATATAAAGGATATTTAGTTGTGCGCCTATTTGTCGGGAATCTATCATTCTCTTCCACAGAAGAATCTATCTTTAATCTTTTTGCTTCTAAGGGATTTAAGCCAAAGGCTGTTAGCCTAGTTTTAGATAAAACCACTAATAAATCTAGAGGTTTTGGTTTTGTAGATGTTGACTCTACTAATTCAATCGCTTTGCTAAATGCACTACATGGTGCTTATTTAGATGGTAGGTCTTTGACTGTAAACGAAGCTCAGAATAAATCTTCCGGGAAGAAATCACCTGTTGTAGAGAGTAAGTATAACAAACAAGCTATGGTAGATCCTCCTATAGCCGCTAAATCTCGAATCTCTTTAAGAGAAGACAAGCCAGTTTATCCAATATATCAACAAGATATGTTTACAGGTAAGGAGCCTAATTCTAGGCGAGATAGATTTCGTAAAAAGTCGCGCGAACGTAATGAAGACGAAGATTGGTAATTAGCTTGTTTACTTCCTTCCTCTACTAGCTTAGTCTGTAGACAAGGAGATAAACATGCTTAACAGTGATTGGCGGAATTTAGCGGATAATGCTTGGGAGTTTAATCTAAGAAGTCATTGGTCGTCAGATATAAATAATACTCTTATACCCATAAAGTCACTTTTTATATTCGTTACAGTAGCTTTAAGTATTTCTAAAGTTAATATTCTTTTTACTGAGAATCATCAAGTATTAGCTTTGTTACTTTTAGTAGTTACGCTACTTTCTATACCATTTCTAAGTTTAGTATTTGACATAATACTGCTGCTAAGCTATATAGCTTTATTTTTAGCTTTTATAGCCTTTGTTATTTTTTGTTTTTATCATTTAGTTTTGATGTTTATAGAATGTCATGAGATCACTACGCAAAGCCATAAAAATTACTTAAAAAGTCAAGGTACTACAGAAGTTTCTAATTAACAAAGAAAGTAGTAATATGTCAGATAAAGAATCATTAAAGGATCTTGAAACTATTTCTCTTTTATATGGTACGCTCACAGCTCTATTGATGGAAGATAAAGATGATGCTGTAGCACTGCTAAAGCATTTAGTTGAACGTATAGAAAACGGTAATTCTATAGCTGTTACTGATTTAGTTGAACTAACACTATCTTTTGTTGAAGATCTTGACGAGTTAGGATATATTGAAGATACCTATGATCTAGAAGAAGACTCAACAGATGAGTTAGTTACTGATAATTTGGTTGAATTTGATATTAAGACATTTCCTGATGTTGATCCTAAAAAGCGACTTAACTAGGGTAATATAGTGAAATTAGCTTGGATTTCAGATTGTCATTTTGATTTTGTATCTATAGATACTGTCAAAGCTTTTGCTCGTCAAACTAGCAGTTACGGCGCAGATGCTGTTATGATAACTGGTGACATTTCTGATAGTAAACGATTGCATATGCACCTTACTAGTTTTGCCGATAACTTTAAAGGTAAGGTTTATTTCACTTTAGGAAATCATGATATTTATTATTCTACATTTGCTAAAGTTAAGGCTATGTGTGTTAATCTAACTGCAAAGCCTAATAGTAATCTTGTTTTCTTAGATGTTTCTGGTGTACAGGAAATAACACCTACTACTTGTTTGGTAGGTAATATGGGCTTCTATGATATGAAAGCAGGATCTAAAAATTCTAATTTTATACTTACTGATTTTTCCGCAAATTTAGTTCTTAGAACCACAAGTTCTCTATCTGAAACTTGTAAAGTAGTAGTTGAGAAGATGGCAGTACAAGCTAAAGCTGACCTCACTTTAGCTGCTAATCAATACTCTAATGTATATTTTGCTACGCATGTACCTCCTTACATACAAAGTAGCTTATACAAAGGTAAAATTTCAGAACCTTTTGCACAGCCTTATTTTGTAAATATGACTTTTGGTGATATGTTGTTAGATGTAGCTGGAACTTTTCCATCAGTTAAATTTAATGTATTTTGTGGTCATACACATGATGCAGCTACTTACCAACCTTTAAATAATTTGTGTGTGTATACAGCACATGCTGAGTACAACTACCCTGCTGTTTGGAAACTTTTAGACGTGTAACTTATGCCTGTAATACCTTATAGAAAACGACCTAAAGTACTGCAGGTTGCAGATGTTCAAGGTGTATACGTTGATAACTGTGTCGAAAATAAGCCTTTACCTAAAGATACATTAGCTCATGCACATGTTCAAGCCTCTGATGATTTTAGAGGCTGGATTTGCTTTAAAGATCGTAAGGTTATGCGTGACATAAATTTGTGCTTACATGAATTAGCACATATACTATCTAATCAGTATTATCATAATGCCACATGGAGATTTAAGTTCCTAAAACTAGGTGGTAGCTTAGACTCAAGTGATTTAATGCGTTCATACAAAGCAAAAACCCGTATAAAATTATCTAAATAGAACGAACGGTGTGCCATGTTTTTAACTGATACTGATATTATTAATATTGGTCCTTCTGTTATAAAGAATTTTGATCCTTCTAAGGTACAACCTACTTCTTATGATTGTAGTTTAGCGGCTGACCTTTTGATACCTGATAACTACAATCCTAAAAGTATTGATTTACGGTATACTGACATATCTAAGTATTTTACAAAGTATACCATGACAGATATCATACCTAACGGGTCTAGTTATACTTTACGCTCAGGTAAAGCTGTGTTAGGTTCTACTGTAGAATACATGACATTGCCAGCTGATCTACATCTAGAGTTAGAAGGTAAATCTACGTTAGCTCGAACTTTTTTAGTACCTCATGTAGCTTGTGGTGGCATTGTACCAGGTTTTCATGGTACGATTACACTAGAGATTGTAAATGTAGGTCCTTTTGATGTAGTATTATACCCTGGTATGCCTATTGCTCAATTAAGGTTTATACAGCTATCTAAACCTGTTGCTGTTCCTTACGGTTCACCTTCGTTAGGTTCTCGGTATCAACATCAATCAGGTCCTACCACATACAGAAAGTAAGCTATGACTACTAATACTGATATTATTGACATTACTTTTGTGTTGTATATTGCACCTGAAACTAGAAATACATTTCCAATGTCTTACGTTGGAAATCGTTATAAAGCTTACGAAAAAGCTGCATTAGTTACAAAAAATCTTTATAATTTCCTTCGTACAAACCCTGATTGCTCGATTACAGACGAAACTACTGATGGTTTTATTGTATCTGGTCCTCGTTATAAGCTTTCTCGATTCCTTAATAATGATTAATACAATAGATGAACAAGCTGGTGACTAATACTCATGGCGTGCTAACTTCTATTGTTCCGTAGCCCTGGCTGCGTTAGATTTATAGGTGGATGGTTACCACTTATAAATCCCAGGACTTTTAAACTTGAGGTTAAAATATGGCTGTTTATGGTATTATGGGAGCTAAGTTTTCTGGTAAAGATACTTTTGCTAGAATGGTAGGCAATCCTTATAGGATTGAACATGGGGCTACCAAACTTAAAAACATATGTAGTTATGTTTTTAATCTAAGTTTTTCCCAGTTTCATGATCCTGATCTTAAAGAGCTGCTCTTTGACAAACCTATTCATATCGATAGCTACCTAGCTTCCTTACAAGAGGCTACGGGGCTTGTTCTTAGTACTAAAAATTTGAGTGCGAATTCCCCCAGAGAATTACTCCAGTATGTGGGTACAGATTATGTAAGGTCAGCTAAGGATAGCTACTGGGTAGATAATCTACTAATGGGTGTTACAGAGGCTAGTGATGTACTTATACCTGATACACGCTTTATAAATGAAGTTGAGGCTATACGATCTCTAGGTGGTAAGATTATACAGATAATTCGAGTGGATAGTTTGCCAAGTAAAGATAGTCATCGTTCTGAAACTGAAAGTTTAACTATTAAACCTGATTTAATAGTTGGGTGTGTTACTGGTAAGTTTTGGTTACAACAACTTATTGCAGATTTACTTAGAGTAGGTAATTGGGAAGAGGCTTGCCTTTTCGATTATAGATTACAGAATAGCAGCTATACAACTGTTAATTCAATTAAAAACCACTATTACATGGTATAAAGAGGCTAAAATGGCTACAGTAAATTTTAAAAAGCTAGATCCTAGTGCAAAGCTTCCAGCATATTCTGGTAGTTCTAGATCCTCAGGTATGGACATATTTGCGTTGCATGATTTTGCATTACAACCAGGTAGAATGATTAGTATACCCACAGGCATTGCAATGCAATGCCCCGAAGGTTATGAAGGTCAGGTACGACCAAGGTCAGGCTTAGCAAAGAACCATCAGCTAACGGTTCTCAATACACCAGGCACAATTGATAACGATTTTCGTTCAGAAATTTTGGTTTTACTTATTAATCACAGCCCTTTCCCTTATTATGGGAAAGCAGGTGAAAGGGTAGCGCAATTAGTTGTTAAAGCTATTGAATTTCATGATATTGTTGAAGTTACTGAGTTTGTAGATAACTTTGTAAACGATCGTGGTGATCGTGGTTTTGGTAGTAGTGGTAAGTTTTAATTAAAGGAGATGTTATGAGTGTGAAATCCTATGAAGTATTAATTCCTGTATATAAAAAAGGCGATGACATGCACCATTGCGTGACATCAACAACTTCAGGGCATGAAGCTTTTAAGCTACAAGCCTCCTACTATGAGATGGCAGCTGAAGTTTGTAAACGTATGGCATCTTTCCTCTATGAAAACCCTGATGTTGCCATTGAAACAACTGATTGTCATGTTGTTACAGTATCTGGACCAGAAGAAAAGTGTGACGTTCTAGTTAAAGACGAAGTGCTCTTTAAAGATCCCTTTGGTGAGGATGAAGAGGACGAGGAAATTCCTAATATAAATACTGCGAGTAACAATGAAAGTATTGAATCTTTACTTAGTAAGTTACTTCTCTTAAAGAATACACTTTAATAGGTTATAAAATATGGATTACGTCCAACTTACAGGCAAATACCGTCCAAAAAAGTTTATTGATGTAGTAGGTCAAAAGGTTGCTGTAGGTACTTTAGAAAGTATGATCTACAACAACAAGATAAACCCTACTATTATGTTGAGTGGTGAATATGGTGTAGGTAAAACTACATTAGCTCGTATAGTAGCTCGCTATGTTAATTGTGATACGCGGAACGCCTGTGGTGTATGTAAATCATGTATAGCTCTTGATAACGGTACACATCCAGATATCATTGAAATCAATGCAGCTAATACGCGTGGTATTGATGATATAAGAGAGCTTATAAATTCTGCAAGCTTCACACCACGTAGTAATTATCGTGTTTTTATATTGGACGAAATTCATCAGCTTACAACCACCAGTTCACAAGCTCTTCTTAAGCCACTGGAAGAACCACCAAAGAAAACCCTTTGGTTACTTTGCACTACAGACCCACAGAAGATATTAGCTTCTATAAGAAGTAGATGTCAGCATATAAAGCTACAGAAAGTACCAACTAAAAATATTCAGGGATTACTTTCAATGGTTTGTGAGGAGGAAAAGCTACCTTTCCCTTCAAAAGTCATAGATTTAGTAGCTAATTTAGCTGATGGGCATCCCCGGAATGCTCTGATGTTACTGGAACAGGTACAACATTACGTTATATCTAAAGGTGTAATACCTGATAACCTGGAAGAGATATTACCTACTGTTTTCGAAGAGCTTGGGAGTTTACCACCTGAGATACTTGTAAGTAAATATGTTCAGTATTTACTTGATGCATCACATCGTCTTTGCTGTAAATCAGTAAAGCAAGTGGAGAATCCTGAATATTTTCTACATATAGTTTATAAATTTTTACGTGATATCCTATATGAACTTACAGGTGTAACATCGGATCCTAAGGTATCTTCTTTTCTTATGCAATCTTTCAAGAGAAACTACACCAAAGAGCATATAATCAAACTGTTAGATTTGCATTTAACAGGTCTAAGTCAAGCTAAACAATATTCGTTAGATCCTTATGATGTACTTGACTTAGTAGTGATTAAGAGTCTAGAGTTGATGGCTACTGCTCCTTTGAAGGTGGTTTGATGATTAAATTACTTTTAAGTTTATCCTTTCTTTTGGTTTACGCACCTAAAAGTTATAGTCAAAGTATATGTTTTGATTATTCTTTTGTGCGTAAGGGTTTTGTTTGCGATGACCTTGGAATAGTTGCACTAGAATCAAGTGTAGTGGTAGGGAAACCACCTTTACCTATAAGTCAGTTGTCAGAGGATACTTTACTTTGGGTATCTCGTGCGCTTGTATCAGAGGCGGGTTTTGAGGCTGACAGGGAATACGCTTCTATCCTTTGGATATTAGCAAGAAAGTGGCATAAAGCTAATGCTAAGGATCCAAGCCTAACTTTTAAGAATTTCCTGTTTTCGTATTGTACTGGATTTAAACCTAGGTTCCGTAATCGACCTAGACAACGTTGGGTGCAGTACTTACCTGAAGATGGTGAGACAAAACCTGTAGGTTGGCCTCGCCATGCAAGTTGGAATAATTATAAAAATTCCTGGTTTAGTGTCCGTATTTTTGTAAAAGCTTGGAGTGAAGGTTCTATACCTGACTCTTGCTCTAATAGAGCTACCGATTGGGCAGCACCTCATATAAAAACAAATCCAAATTTATTTTATAGAGTACATTGCGGTAATACAAAAAACAAATACTATAGAGTTAGAAAATGACAGAGCATGTTATAAATTTAGACACTACTATATTTTATGCATTTTCTGTAAAGGATCCTGATGGCTTGCCTGCCTTAGAGTGGGATCCTACTACCGGTAGTTATAATATTCTAGTTTTTACATCCTATGATTCAGCATATAGATATGCGTTATTACAAAAACCTAGTCTAATAGAATCTATTGTTGAGCTAACTAGAACACAAGGACCACAAGGCAAACAAATTCAGTCTAGCTTAATTAAGATAGCTAGGTTTGCTCTATTTAAGGCTAAGAATATTTCAGGTATCATTTTTGACCATCCAGGTCATACTAAAGCAGCATCTCGTTATATTACAATAGAGGACTTTGTTAAGAGTCACAAAACAAAAGTGTCCCGTAATACTGTTTATGACTTTATTAATCGTATGGAAGAGGAAGATAAAGCTAAAAAAACGTAGTCAAGATGTATACATACACCTCTATAAGGTATTAAATGTCTATTGTTGATGACAGTGAAAAACCTGAAGATTATATATTTAGTTCTGTACCTAAATCAAGCAAGCAAGCAGCTTCTCAGGTAGCAGAAGCTCGTGTTACATCTACTGTAAAAAGTGCAATGCAAGATTATCTTGATAAGTACTTCAGTCCTACTGGGTGTTATAGAGAACAGCTCAAACTTACAGCTCCTTATTCTATTCAGTATGAGACAGGTATTACTGGATCTTTAGATCCGGCTGACCCTACTGTTTATAATCTTCAACTTGCGCGTTTATGGGGACAACTTCGAGCTAAGTTACCTTGTATTATTATAGTAGATTCTAAGATAGAATATGAACCTTCTGGTTTAGGTGGTATATTAGGTTCTGGTTATATTAGCCCTTTCACGTCAACTGTATTTACGCAGATACTTGCTAATGTTTCTCTTTCATTAGAAATTGCAGCAAATGATGAAACAACATGCGGCGATCTAAGAGACTTGTTATTATATATACTTGGTCCACTTACTATTTTTAATAAAAGTCATATATTACATAGTAATAGACCCCAAGACAAGTGGGAAGTTCGCTTACCTGCTATGTTTACTCCACAAGGTTTATCTCGTAAGTTTTATACATCTGATGCTAAGGATGCTTTTTGGACATCTGGTGTAGATTTGGAAGTGGCTTTTGAATCGCGAATACAGCATGCTTTTTCCCAACAAACACAACTTATGAAAGTTAGTGATTATTTGGAAGGGTCTACACCTGATGGTATACATCATGTAGATGGTAGCATGGGTTTTAAACCTGATCCTCAGTTTGAAGTGACTAGTATTATTGTACCAGATGTAGTTAGGTTAGGTAAGCCTACGCCTATTGGCTTATCCTGGATACCAGCCGAGGCTAAATTGGTTAGCGATGACCCTCGTGTAGCTATAGTTACAATAGACAATATTATCATACCTAAACGTATTGGTAATTTTAATGTTTTATTGTTGGAACGTGGTAAAGTTAAAGAGAAATGGGCAGTAAAATGCTCGGCAAATTAACATAACAAAATATTGTTATGTATTATTACAGTATTGATTTTAACTTTTGTTGGGGATTTATTAAATGAATAAACTGCTAAAACTTGCTGTAGAGCTTGAAGACAAAGGTTTTCACGAATACTCGGCTAAAATTCCCCAGCTAATTAGGGAAATCAATGCAGCTTCCAGTAAAGAGTCAGAGGTGGAAATTTCCAGCTGGCCTGACTTTTTAGGTTGGTGGAACTCTAATCGTGGGCAATCGCTTTCCTATATCTTTATTGATACTTATGGTGAGGATAGTGAGGAAGCTAAAGAAGTTCAAAAGCTTATTGATGAAGCTAATGCTTTAGAGCAGCATCTACATGCTTTTTATATGAGCTTGCGTAATAAGGCACAAGCTGCTCAAGCAGCACAGAATCAAGCTGTGCCAGCACCTGCGGCTCCTGCTCCGGCGCCTGAACCTTCTATTGAGGACGCTGATTCTTTGGAAGGCTAATCTGTGTCAACAGCTAAAAATATAGCTAGATTAGCCCTCTCTTTAGAGGTATACGCCGATGCTCTGACAGCACAATATCCTAGTAATAACAAAGAAAAACGTGAACGAGCAGCTGATATTAAGTCTAAGCTTAAAACTTTAGGTTGGAATTCTAACCTTTTAGGTTATAGCTTAACTATTGGTGATAATATAGCTTGGATTGCTTTTAGTCCTACATTCGGATCTGATGCTGTTTTAATAGGTACCAAAAATGGTAAAAGGAGTCAGATAGATTTTCACTTTGAGCCTGCCTATCATTTAGCTGAAATGATTGATCAAGAAGCGCGTAAGTTAATAGGTGGTGAAGAAAAAGTAGTTAGTCCACCTAAAGAAGAAGTACTTGATATTATAGCTAGAAAACTTCATAATATTTATGAATATGAAGTTTCGACTGAAAATAACACTGTAGTTAGAGCTACTAAGGCGGTTAGTGCTAACACTAAACTTAGCTTAGTGTATGATACAGAATCAGGTAATCATACAGCTGTTTTGCAACAAGTAAATCAAAAACCTTTGATTCTTGCTTCAGGTAAAATTCCTTGGCATCCTAATTTTAAAGGATTCTTGACTCAAATAGTTGAGGATTTAGATGAATTTTTTGAAAATGCTTTAGTTAAAGCTAAAGCAATAGTAAAAAAACAGGAAGAAGAATTAGAGCAACAAGCACGTAAAATTAAACAACAAAAAGAATATGAATCAGAAGAAGCTGAATACCAGGAATGGAAATCTATAAACCTTAATAAGTTTAAAGCTAAAAAATTTGAACAACGCCTTAAAGACGAATTAGGTATTGGCGGAAAAAATTCTTTGTAAAATTTAGATAGTCTTATTCTTTAAGTTGGGTCTACAGTGCAAGCTGAGTACCTGAGGTAACATAAAAATGGCTGATATTCTCACTACAACACGTGCAACGAAACCTGGTGCATACATTGGTCGTATATTTAGACCTCAACCCACTGGTCTAAGTGGTTTTGCTCGCTTACCTTGTTTTGTTGGTAAGGGTAGTCGTTTACAGACTCTCTATGATATTCCTATTCGTAGGAGCTACAGAAATGGTGTTCTTTTAAGCTTCACCTCATCAGCACCTCACACTGCTACACTAGCATATACAGCTGTGAATGATCAAAACATTTCGACTCTCTACAAAGAAGATGGTACCCCTGTATCAAATCTTTTTTGGTCTTTTCGTGAGTCTGTTGTAAACTCTGGTAACTTTGATCAGGTTTTTATCACGGCTGAAGCCTACGACTCTAACTCGGATTACTTCATTGATTATCAGTCAGATTCAAGAACCCTACAGGATGAACTCCCTTTTAGTGATATTCGTGAGGTTAGGTTTGTCGGAGATACAGAAGGTCAAGATAAGTACATAGAGAATGTTAATTATAACATCCCTGTCTCTATGAGTTCTATTACAGCTAACACATCTAATGCTAACTACAATCTTCATAGCTTCACTACACCCGTAGTTACTGGTACAGGTACACCTGTATTATCCGTATCTGGTACATACACACATAACTATAATCGTGTATATACTTTAGATGTACTTACGGTTGGTGGTGGTTTTATCAATGCAGAAGTACGTATTACACTAGGTAGTGGTGGTAACTCAGTTGGTGCACCTGCTCCGTACCATACAGCCGATACTGTAGCTACCAATGGTATTGCTACGGGTGCTGGTATTGCTTTTGCTACACCTACTGTGACACTTACAGTATCTGGAATAACCTTACTTACTTCAGATGTAGGTAAAACTGTAGTTGTGTCGGGTGCTACTACTGCGGCTAATAATGGTTACTTTACGATAGCCTCTGTAAATGTGGGCTTAAATCAAATCACCTACACAAATGCTTCTGCAGTAGCTGAAGCTTATACGGGTATTGTTACGGTTGTTCGTGGTCAAACTGTTCGGTTTACTGTAGCAGCTTCTGCTTCTAAATCTGCTATACTTGATCCAGTTACTAATGACATTATTCGTTTATCTCTTAGCGATACAGGTGTTGCTGCTTCAACTGATAATCTTATAACCTTTACAGGTGTGGGTCCAAGCATCCTTGAAAAGGATGCTACGTTATCGAATACTAACCAGTATCCTGAGTTTTCGGCTGTAGTTGAGACAGCTACTGATCCAACAGTAGCTCTTGATGTGCGAGAAGATTTCACGTATACTGGTACATCTAACCGTAATTACATCATCGTATGTACTGCAGCTAGCGGTTTATCTGGTAATCGTTTAGCTACCTTTAGGTGGGTTGGTTACGGTGAAGCTACTACAGCTCATGCTGTAAGCACGGAAGGTGTTATAAATATCTCGGAGTCAGCAGCTACTAACTTAAATGCTACTTTAGAACTTGGTATACATTTAGCTTTTACTTTTGGTACTTCTAACTTTACTATTGGTGATAAATTCACCTTTACAGCTAAGGCACCTCGTAGGTTTGTTACGGCAAAAGATAGCCGTAACTATACTATAACTGTGACAAGCACAGCTGCTAATACTGTTCAAGTACAATATACTACTGATACCCCAGAGGGTCGGTTTGGTACAGCTGCTATTTCTGGTACTACGGGTGAGCTTCGTTTACCTGGTGGTATATTTACCTATGCTCGTAACGTGGGTACATTATTAGCACAAAACAGATACGCGGCTAATGATGAGTTTACTTTTTCTACTATTAATTCTAATGTTATAGATTGGAATCTATACTCTCGTATTAATAACGAAGTATTCAATACAACGGAATTTTACAAGGATAATCTTGGTTTAAGTACTATTACTGGTACAGTCGGTGCTACTTATGTAATTCTGAGTCATACACCTATAGATGGTAGTGTTCTATCCGTCCGAGATGCAGCAACACAGACGTTACTAACTGCGACACATGTACTAGGTACTCCTATTGTTTGGTTCTTACCAAGTAGTGCTCCTACAAGCAGTATTGAAATTTCGTATGAATATCGTGGTGAGGAGCCATCACCTGGGAATTTCTATTACATTACAGCTAATATCAAGCGTCCTGCTGAACTGTATAATACACCTATTCTTAGCTTGACTTATGATGAGGCTTTACGTCTTCTAGGACCTTCCAGTAAGAGTAATGACCTGTTGATTGCGTCTGAGTTAGCACTACGTGATAATGGTGCACCTGGTGTTTATACTTGTCAAGCTTTTGATGCTGATAGTGATGGGATTATATCAACATCTGATATAAACAACGCTATCTTAGCAACAGAAGGTAATAACAAGATTACTGATATCGTGGTACTTAACGGTAACAGTTCTCTTGCTACAGCGCTGCTTTCTAATGAAAGAATGAATGATCCTTTTGAACGTAAGGAACGAGCTTTATGGGTTGGCTTACCTGTGGGTACACTAATTGGTAGTGTTACTAATGCGGGTAGTACAGTAGCTACAGCTAAGAAAACTCTACAGGTTTATGGCTCAAACCCTGCTCATGGTACACGCGTATTAGTAGCTAACAATAAAGCTGTTAAGACTATTACGCTACCTGATGGGTCGCAGAGTGATGTAACTTTGGATGGATCTTTTATACAAGCTGCTATAGCTGCTAAAAATGCTAGCTTTCCAGACCCTGGTACTCCCTTACTACGACAGTTTGTATCAGGCTTCAAGTCAATGCAAACATTCTCAGAATCGGAAGAGCTACAGTTAGAAGCTGCTTCTGTTCTATACTTGTCTAATCAAGGTAGTGTAGCAGCTCCTGTATTTAGAATTGAAGAATCTGTTACGGTTGATACCTCGTCTTCTGATAATAACGAGATTAGCGTATCAATCAATCAACGTCAGTATGTTACTAAGAGTGTTCGTGATCAGATGGATGATAGTCTGGTGGCTATTGTTCCTCCAAGTGAACAAGCGGGCTTGGCTGTTGTCAGAACTTTCTTAGCACAGATTCTTCGCGATCTAGTTACTAAAGGCATTATTGGTGCGTACACTGATGATGCTGGTAACGAAAGGGCATTCGATCCCTCTACAGATATTGAAGTATTTCGTGATACTACTACTAAGACATTATATAACTTCAAGTATTACTGGAATGGTCGTTATCCTATTAAGAGACTATTTGGTCTTTATAGTGTTGATGACAAACTATTCTCTCAATCCTAGTAGTTGAGGACCGTAATGGCGACAGAGCCTATACCTTCGTTGCACACGAAGTTGCATAAAGCACATTCGTGGGTAACCCTAGTTATAGGCTCTACCTTTTCGGTAGTTTTATTTGGATTTCAAGCTGCTCAATTTTTAGCTACTTTAGCTACAAAAGAAAATCTGGATAATACACGTAAGTACTTAGTCAGCGAGAATGTCAAACTTAAGTCTGAGATAGATGAGATTAAAACTGTAAATGCAAGCTTATTAGCTTCGCAGCGTGAAATTAAGGAAGTTCTAACTTCTCATCTAGAGTTGCATGCGGGTAGATTAGCAGCAGAGCATCAAACAGATAAGCGAAAAGCTGCTAAAGCCGCTGAAGAAGCTCGTTTAAAGTTTAGAGAAGCATTAGCTGAAGGTAAAACATTAGAGCAAGCCTTAGTATCAACTTGGTATTAAAACTTGTTATTTAAGTTTTAAAGGTATTATTTTTATATACTTTTTGCTCTATTTGAGCAAAATTTGAGGTATACCATGGCTACTCCGCAGCAGAATAGATTTTCTCAGAATAATTTCGGTGTTTTAGGTACAAAGCTAGATTATAGTCGGGCTGATTCTCCTGATACTAAAACTTATCATGGTATTGCTATTGTTATGGAAAATAGTCTAATCGGGAGAATCCAGACTTGGGAACCTAAAATGTACTCACGTAAAGGTGAGCATATTTACGAGTTAAATTCTTTTACCTTTGGTCGTCCTGTTGATTACGTACCCGGTATAAATGAAGGTTATACTGTAAATTGTACTAAAATTGAAATATGGAATCAAGAGTTAGAAAAAGCTCTTGGTTATGGGGATACTGCTATCTGGGCTGATTTAATGGATCAAACTCGACCATTTACAGTAACAGAATATTTATACCAAGGTACTAATATTAATCGTACATGGACTTACCGTGGTTGTTGGTTTACTGATCGAAATACAGAAGGTTTCAAAGCTCAAGACACACCTACTGTAAAAATGAATGCAACATTAGCTTTCGTTAGTCGTAGCAGGGGCGTATAAGCAAATATTTTTCAAATTTAGCTATAAATCTGAAATGGTTCAGGTTTTTGGCTAGATTTTTATTAAAGTAGGAAAAAGCACAATGGCTCATAAAAAAAATCAACTTATCGTAGCAGAACTTGATCTCATGGCGGCAGAGCTTGAAAGCAAGGGTAATGTAGATCTTGCGGGACTTATTGATGAAGTATCTGCTGAGCTACTTGAAGATAAGCCTGTTAGTGTAACTAAGGTAGAAGCAAAGAAAGCTGCTCCTAAGCCTGCTAAGTCAAACAATAAGCGTCGTAAGAAGAACAAGAAGAAGATGTCTACTATGCCAAAGCTGGCTGTTAGCCGGCACGATGCTAAGCGAGTTTTAAAGGCTGCTCATACAGAGTTACTTGATATTGCTAGTGAGCTTATTAAGGATGGTGACCTTAAGGAAGCTCGCCATGTTATCCGGTATGCAGAAGAAGTCAAGAAGGAAGAAGAAGATCTTGATCATAAAGAAGATGTAGATACCACGGATGAAGATGGTATGCCCGCCGAAGATTCTGATGCAGATTCAGATGATTCAGATGATTCAGATGATTCCGATGATGATTCTGACGATGAGTCAGATTCCGATGATGATTCTGACGATGCAGCTGATGCTGACGACGATGAAGATGATGAAGATGACGACGCAGAGGATATGGATAGCAAGGAGCCTGGTAAGGCTTATAAAGCTGATTCCGATGTTATGGATGAAGATGTAGAGGCTATGCTCCGTAAGTACGATCTTATGGATGATATGCCTAAAGCTCCAGCGATCCCTGCAATGTCAGATTGTGGTATGGCACCAGCTGTTAAGCCAGAAGATACTGATGAAGATGACGATTCAGATTCTGACGATTCCTCTGAAAAGTCAGATGATGAAAAGTCAGATGAAGAATCCGACGAAAAGCAGGCTAAAAAGCTCTATGCTCTAGCTAAGAAACTAGCTGCAGCTGGTGAGACTAAGGCAGCTTTTGCTATTGCTGACCTTATTGATCGTAAGGTTGCAAAACCTGTAAATAAAAAGGCTGGTGTTTACACGATCCAGCTAACGCCTGACGAGTATAAAACTCTTGATTACTTCAAGAGCCATGGTTATGATGCTGGGCTACTTGATGTACTTGAAACCAAGGATGAAGCTAAGGGCATTTATGAAATCCCTGAGCACGAAATGCATGATGTTGCTGAAGCTTCTGAAGAACACGGCGCATGGACCACTCTTAACTGGGAGTCTTCTTTAGGTGTTAAGCTTCGTAAGCTACTTGATTCAGTAGTATAATAGTTATATATTATTAGCACACCCGCTGAGCCTCTGCCGTAAGGCATGCTAACTTTCAGCGGGTTTTTAGTTTAAAACCCGTTATTTAATAGTAGGTTTTTGCTAAATTTTCCTGTAAATCTAGTTAAGCAGTCTTTTGAAAGGATTATTACATGTCAAAATTAGGCGAGCGTATTGATGTTAGCAGTATTAGTGATGATGACCTACCTTACCCTGGTCAGGATAAGCCTGTAGATGAAGATCCATTCTCCTCCGCTGAGGAAGTAACAGCACCTTTTGGCGCTGTATATACAGCTGATACCGTAGTCCCGCCTAAAGCTCCTGTGAAGCAAGCAACGCTACCACCTAAAAAGAAACCATCCTTACAGTTGCAGAAATTCCGTGAAGCTTTTGGTATTAAGCGGATTACTAAGGTACCACATACGGTCACATATAAAGGGGAAGGTGATGAGAATTTATCTATGACCTTTCATTTACGGGCTATGGGGTATGAAGATTTTCAGTGGGCATTAGAGCAGGCTAGAAATCTAACTGATCTGCCTCTTGTTGTAGCTTGGAACTTAACAAGTATAGCAGTTTCTGTTTGTGCTATGGACTTTAATTTTGATCCTATTGCATTACCAACACCTACTTACTTGGTTTTTGATGTACCTACTGATAATCAGGTAAGAGATCCTTATTACCCACCAGCTACCGTACGTTTTGAGGCGGCTGCAGCTTTGATGGAAGAGCTGCGTGGTTCATTCTTTAATCTAGTTGAAGAACTACGTGAAGCTTTAGATACAAAGATTGGTGGTCAATATAAGACTCTAAGTGAAGAGAAGGTTGAAAGCCCTTTAGTCTAGAGCAGCTTAAGCAAGAAGATTATGATTTGTGGTGTCGCGGTAAGCTTGCTGCGAAAATGAAAACCACGATTAATGATCCAAGGCTGCTGGATCTTACCCATGAGCAAGCTGAGATATCATTAGCTTTCTTTAAAGAAGAGGAATCCCAGCAGTTTATACGATTGGAAGAGATACTAGGTTTACGTTGGACACGGGAAGCTGTTGAATCAATGATAGGTAGTGAGGATACTATTGAGGATGTTAAAGCAACTGATCTTAATATTATAAGATATCCTTTGTCACTTATTATGAAACCAAATCTGGTTCAAGAGCTTAAATTAAGGTTTGGTGGTTCTAACATAGAACCTACTGAAGGTGATGATAACTTTAATTATGACCCTGGTATGCCTTATACTCCACCTGGATCTGTTTCTATGTCTACATTAAGTAAGGAAGAATTCTTCCAGCGCTTGGGGCGTAAAGCAAGTGATCCTGATGATATGTATATACGAGGTTCACGCAAGGAACCTGGATTCAAACCTGGTCCTGGTATTAAGTTAGGTAGGTAATATGGCTGACCCAATAGATAAAGAGACAGCTGCACTTCAGCAACAAATTAATTTGTTGAAGATTAAAAATCAGCTTTCTAACACTGAAAAAGAGTTAGCCACTAAAATTAATTCTTTAGTAGAGGATAAAAGCCTAACTACACAACAGATAGCAGACTTAGAAAAAAATATAGCTGTACAACTAAAAGCTCATAATACTGCTCTTTTAGAGCAGGATAAGATAACAGCTAAAATCGAACGCAATATTGAGCTAATGGATAAGCCCTTTCAACGTTTGCTTGAGAACTCTGAAAAAATCAATAAAGTAAGTGAGGGTATTAGTAATACCTTTAATAAAATACCTCAAGGTTTACGGAATGTTAGTGCTGAGATGGTTGCTATGGGGGCAACAGCACTAAAAAATACACAAGAATATCTTAAGACTATATCTGACCCCTCATCATCACCAAGCACGGTTTTTGGTCAAACAAGCAAGTATTTTTATCAAAACTATGCTACGGCAGCCCGTGATACCATAAGATTACAGAAAGAGTTTAGGAAAGATTTAGAGATAAGTAAAGCTGATTACGGGATGGCTGCTAAAAATACCGCATTTACAGGTATTGATATAAATTTGGCTGCTCAAGCAGAAGCTAATATAAGGGTACAAACTGAAGCTCAAGGTAAGATGGCTTATAGTGTAACTACCTTAGCTCGTAAGCTAGGTCTATCACGCGATGAAGCTGCTAATCTTACTGATTCGTTACAAACACTCGGTAACTTGGATGTAGTAAATCCTCAAACTAGGAAAGATATAGTCGATACTACCACTAACTTTGTAAATCTACGAAAGTTAGGTGTTTTACCTGCTAATATAACGCTGGAGGAGCTTACCAACCAATCTAAAAAGTTTGGTATAGGTACCTCAGCTGATTTAGCTCGTGTAAGTCGCGAATATGTAGCTATATCCTATTTACCAGGTAAACTAAAAGATGCTCAAGGTGATGCCTCCAGTGCAACGTCACAATTTTTAGCTAAAAATGCTCAAGATTTAAGTAAGCACGCCAGTGCATTTGCTGCCTCGGTTGCTACACAAAATAGTAGTATAAGTGGGCTTGCTGCATCTTATACAATGCTAACAGCACAAGTAGCTAAGTATGGTGCCTCGGCTGAGTCAGCTAATTCAATCGCTGCAACGCTTATAGGTGGTATAGCTGCTAGGGGTAAAACTACAGATGTAAATGGTATAGAAGCTTTAGTAGCTGCTGATTTGGGTTCAAAATCAAAAGCAGAAATGGAAGCTATTGTAGATGATATTCTAAAAAATAAATCATATTCTAAGGATGCTCAAGGTAAAGCGGCTAGGGAGTTTGATAAAAAACAACTTATAGAAGGTGTGAGTTCTAATGCATATGAAGGTGGTTATGTTTTAAAAACCATTCTTGATACACCTACTATACAAAAATTATATACTAAAAAGCTAGTTCAAACATCAGGATCCTCTAACAACACTAGAATAGTAGCTATGGCATTATCTCGACAAGGTATAGTTGCAGCTAATGCGTCTGATCAGCTTAGGCTTGCACAAGTTGCAATCGATATGGCAAACGGTGTTCCAGGCGCAGATGCTGCTTTTTCTCAACTACTTAGGGGTGCTAACGCTGCAGCAGCTAAAGGCAGTAAAGAGGAGAAACAACGAGAGGCATTAGGAGTAGCCGTAGGTTCAGATGGTAAACCCAGAAGTGCGGATCCTACCCAGGATACATTAGCTTTGGCTTTAGGTAGTCTTGAAAACGACCTAGGTATAAATAAATGGGGTCTAGGTGCAGGATCTTTGCTAGTTTCTTTAGGTGGTGCACAATCTAAACAGATGATCGCACAACGTGCTGCAGCTAAACTAGCAGAGGCTGCAAGCAGGTCAGCTACGCTTTCAAGAATGGTAAATCAAGCAACTTCAGCTACAGCTAGTGTTACTTCTACTGCTGCTAATGCTGCTAATGCTGCTAATGATGCTAATAATGCTGGTAGGGCTTGGCTTGAGATTTCAGATGACCTATCAGTAGAGGAACGAGCTTTGTTTGGACTAAAACCTACAGGTACACCATCAGGTACACCTACAATACCGCCTACAGGTACACCTACAATACCGCCTACAGGTACACCTCCGCCATTAAGTAGAATATCAAGAGTAAATGTAGGACTTAGGAATTTTAATAAAAATTTAGTAGACAAGATACCTAAAGTAAAGATACCTAAAGCAGGTAGTATTGGTACTGCTTTAGGAGCAGGTGCCTCTCTTTATCTTGAACGAGATAGACTAAAAGCTGCATCTGAAGAGGGTAAAGCTTTACTAGCAGGTGAAGTTGCCACCGATATTGCACTAAGTAGGATCGGTGGAGCGTTAGGAGTAGCTGCAGTAACCGCGCTTTTAGCTGGTGGTACAGTAGCTACAGGAGGATTATTAGCTCCAGCCTTACTTCTTGCAGGAGGAGTAGCAGGTTCTATGACTCCTGAATTACTGTCCAGGGCTGGCGTATCTATATCTAAAAGTATAGGGTCGAAATCTCAAGCAGAGAAGGATATTTTAGATAATGCTACTATAGCAAACACTGTTACTGGTTTAGTAGAATCCATATTTGCACCTAACGTAGATGATGCCAAAGCTAAGTTAGAAAAAAATATAGGGGATCCTTTATTATCTAAAAGTGCAGCAGCACCATCCAGGGGTAGTGTTTATGCTATGGCTACGTCACGATCAATGACTGTGAACCCTGATGGTAGTTCTAACTTTGATTTTACACTGGTTATACCAGGTTTCGCACCTGCTGTATATCAAGCAATGGCTGACGGTGGTCAACTTAAGCCTCAAGCATCATAAATACTAGGAGATATAATGTCCGCAAAATTAATGAAATCGTTAGCTGAAGGTATCTGTACAGTTTTGAATAAAATTTCTGGTGAAGTTATTATTTACTGGACCGATTCAAATGCAAAAGTTCGAAATGTGGTTATCAAACCAGATCGTAAGCCCGTCAATTTGTTAGAATTCGCAACAATTGCACAATTAAGAAGCTCACCTAATCTCAAAAAACTTGTAAATGATGGAAGTCTGGCTATAGTGTAGTAGTCATTCAATTAAGGAGTCTTATATGTCCAAGAAAAAGAACGAAGAGTGCTCATCTGTCCGAACCCATCCAGTAACACTAGCTGTAGCAAAGGATTCACCTTATTATCTACCTAAGGCAGCTATTAGTGAGCTCTGGAAGATCCTACAGTATAACGACACTTGTACCTCCCGAGTGGAAAAGGTAACCCGTGATGAAGTTTTAGATCTACTTAGTCATAATAAGTGGTGGTCAGGTTCTTACAAGGGGCTGAATAGCCTACTAAAGGCTAATTTTGGACGTACATTCACAGGGGCATCTCCAGAACTTACTAATGAAACGGTAGCAGTCAATCCTAATAAGCGCAGGGTGTTATCGAAGCAAGCTTTATCATACCTAGAACGTACTCTTAGGAATAATGATAAAGCAAAAGACGCCTCAAAGAGGGTAACTCGTCAGGAAGTAATTTCTAAGCTTAATAATGACTACAGCCTTGATGTAGGTTCAACTTCAAGCCTCAACAGGCTGCTAAAGGCTAACTTTGGACGTACACTTTCCCTCTAAGTAAATAAAGCTAGTTAGCTGAAGAGGCTAGCTGGTTTTAAGCAGTTTTAATTGGTTCTTGTAGCTTTAAATAAAATTGCTTAAAGCCAGATATTTGTGTAGCTCTCGTTTAAATACAATTTCTTAGCTAAAGGTTAAAATGAAAGTTAATCCTAAACTTACAGCAGATGATATTATTGCTCAAGCTTATGCACGGCGTCAAGCTAAGAAAGATCCCGCACTACATAACTACCAAGCCCCTTTGGGTTACCACCTAAGGGGGGTTAGTACCCTAATTAATAAAGATGGCAACGTAACCCAAACTTGGGTTAAAACACAAAAAAGCTTAGAAGACCCACAAGCTATCCTTGATGCTTTCCAAGTAGCTATGGCTGAAAGAGATATTAAAGTAGCACCTGAAATCAAACTGGTAGAAAAAGATCATAATGAAGATCTTCTTGCAACCTACGTTATTGGTGATGCTCACATTGGTATGTTAGCTTGGAAAGATGAAGCTGGGGAAGATTTTGACCTTAAGATTGCTGAAGAAACTTTAGTAGCAGCTATTAATAAACTTGTTGGTTTAGCTCCGGCTAGTGAGCAAGCTTTACTTATAAACCTTGGTGACTTCTTTCATGCTGATAATAACGCGGCTAGAACAGAACAAAGTGGTGCTCAACTAGATGTTGATTCCCGTTGGGCTAAAGTAATGCGGATTGGTATTAATATAATGATTCAGTGTATCAATTGTGCGCTTGAGAAGCATAAGAAAGTAACTTTAATAAATTCCATAGGAAACCATGACAATTATTCATCTTCCATGCTTAGCCTATGTTTAGCTCATCATTATCAAAATAACCCACGAGTTTTTATTGATACAGCACCTACACCATTTCATTGGTTTGAGTTTGGTAAGTGTTTATTAGCTGTACATCACGGTCATAATGTCAAACCCGAAAATTTACCACTTTTAATGGCAACCGATAAGAAAGATGCTTGGGCTCGAAGTACAAATACCACTCGACAATGGTATCTCGGGCATTTACACTCGCTAATTTCAAGGGAATATCCTGGGTGTATGGTGGAGACCTTCAGAACTCTTGCTGCTAAGGATGCTTGGCATAACTCTAAAGGTTATAGATCAGGTAGAGAGTTAGTTTGTGACATATGGCATAAGGAGCATGGTAAGCTTACTCGGCATATAGTTGGTATTTCTCAGATTATTAAATGACCATACCTAAGGAAATATTGGACTTTTGGCGAAATTTAAAACCTCGTGCTAATCCTAATGCTGAGGCTCACGCTAGGTTCATGAATCGTGTAGCTGCTATGACACCTAGGGATGTTTTTCTTTCCTCTGTTGCTGCTGGTATTCATAATCTTGATGGATCATTGAGACCGCCTTACAATGGTGAAGATTAGTCTTAAGTAGTCTTACCTAACAAAGCCTAGCGTCAGGACACTTCCATATAATGACTAGAAAAATAAGTTTAGCGGCTGAACCTAAGTATACAGATTTAGAAATACCGGATAACAACTTATTATTACAAGTCTTAGGACCAAACGACTCGAATGTAAAGATTATCAAAAAAGCTTTTAAGATAAAAATATGGTTACGAGGTAATCTTGTAAAGCTTTCTGGTCAACCAGCTGGTGTAATCGCAGCTGAGGGTGTGTTTGCTGCTTTATTAGCTTTAGCCGAATCTGGTAAGAATATTGAAACAGGTGATGTTACAAAGTGTATCCACCAAGTTGGAACAATAGACACTATTAAGGTACCACGCAAAGCTGGTTCAGTACGAACACCTAAAAAGGTGATCGTACCAAAAACCGATAACCAAGCTGAGTACATTAAAAACATAAACACCTATGATGTTACCTTTGGTGTGGGTCTGGCGGGTAGTGGCAAGAGTTGGCTTGCTATGGCTTGTGCTATTGAGTCTTTTTTTGCTGGTGATGTTCGTAAAATCATCCTGTGTCGACCAGCTGTTGAAGCTGGTGAGAAGCTTGGTTTCCTTCCTGGTGACTTAGCTGAGAAGATTAATCCCTACCTTAGACCACTATATGATGCTCTAGATGATATGGTAGATACTGAAAAGTATCAGGACATGATAAAAACAGGTATAATTGAAGTTGCCCCCCTAGCTTTTCTTAGGGGTCGCAGCTTGAACAACTCCTTTATCATTTTGGATGAAGCTCAGAATACGACCGTTGAGCAGATGAAGATGTTCCTTACCCGTATGGGTGCAGGTTCAAAAATGGTTATTAATGGGGATTGTTCACAAGTTGATCTTGAGCTATATAATAATCAGCGGAATGGTTTAGAGGACGCTATTTACCTCTTAAAGGAGGAACCCAGCGTAGCTATAACCCATTTTACAGCTCAAGATGTTGTCCGGCACCCTGTTGTCCAGCGTATAGTTTCTGTCTACGAAGCTCGTGAAAATCGTGTAAAAGAAAAACTAAATGAAAAATAAAAAGTATATATCCTTAAATATGTCACCCGAGATGTATGTAGGGCTGCAAGCTATAGCCTTACAAACTAAAAGTAGTAAAGCTGATGTTTTGCGTAGAGCTTTTACTCTATATTATACGGCTATGAAGGATATGGGTTTCATTGACGAAGTCATAAACGATGACAAAATTATAGATTTTTAGTATGTCAACAGTTAAATGTTATGTGCATGGCAGTATATTCCCTAAATCTACGTGCCATGTTCATCATGAACGCCCTAGAATGGCAGGTGGTGGTGATGAAGCCTCTAACCTGGTGTGGCTTTGTGCTAACTGCCATAACACAGCCCATCGGGTAGCCCAGCTACAAGAAACAGGTAAGAGTGGTGAAGCTTCTGATATATGCGACACATTATTCTCTGATGTAGCACAACGCACTAGGTTCCATGGTGTAGTCCGTGAAATATTACAAGCTGTTACAGTAGCTAAAAGTACTGGACAGAAAAAAGCAAAAACTCGTATAGAACTAGACTTGGATCCCTTAGTCCATGGTAGACTAAAAACCCTTGTTAGTGGTATACGAGCTAACGGCAAAAAAGTAAGTATTGCTAAGTACGTAGAATCCCTGGTTATAAGTGATCTACGTCAAAAAGGGTATCTTTAGGTAGAAGTAAGCCAACTACTTAATTCAGTATCAAACAGTCTAACTAAGTTTTCCATACCATAGTCATCCCATAGTATGGTATTCCAATGTATGGAGCTAACTCCTGATCCAAACAAAACTTCAATTTGTCTTCTGTACTTGATAGACTTGAGTCTTCTGTAATTCGGGTCTTGTATTACTTCTCCTGCTTTTAAACCTCTATAAGCTACTTTCGGTGTAAGATCTATATCATGTTTAGCTGTGACCATAGGACCACCGAAAATGTACAAGTATCTTACTTTGCCACTAAAAACATAATTAACTGCATTTAAAAACTGTGGTGTTGCTCTGGCTCCAGCTCTTTCAATATGAGCATTACCTTCTGTATCACCGTATTTAACTTCAATTAATACCGCTTTCGAGGTTTGTTTACATAGAAGTATATGATCCGGTAGTATACCTTCTTTACAAACTTTCCATCCATTAATGGTATATGTTTCTACTATACCATTAGAATCAGATTTAACAATATCACCAAGTTTAGGTTCTATCGGTTTAGAGCTAAGAAGCTCTTTCGACGATAAGGCAAAGAACTGCTTTATCCCATACTTAATTGATATAGGTAACTCATTTAAGTTGTTAGTGAAAAGAAAAATATCTTTATTTAAGTGATCTCTAAAAGATTCTACAGTTTTTTCAAAAGCTTTCCCAGTAGCTATAGCTTCGACTGTAGACCCAGTAACGGATAGTCCAAATGTTTTTTGGTTCATTTACTTGACTTAAGTTTAGTTATTTTCGCTGCAACCTGCTTATCAGAAGTAGCTACATAAACGTATTCTAAGTTTTTAGTATGGCTTACTTTGCCAACTTTTTTACCATCCATATTATGTATGCCAATTTTTGCGCCTACATACCTATTGAAGTTTTGTTCAATAGTAACTACATATTTATGAAAGCTAAGCATTGATTCTATTTCATCTTTGCTAAAATAACCTTCATCATTAAAAGATACTACTAAATGTTTAGCTTTACTATTTTTAAGTACTGAGCTTAATGCAGCACGCGCCCTAACTTTCGAGTTAAAGTCACTTGACCTGTCCCTAACATCTACCCTTTTACATGCAATACCGTAAACTTTAGGCTTATCCCATAGCACCAGGGATTCCCAGATATGGTAGTTACCTAAGTATTTATGCTGGTTATACGGTGGGTCAATATAGGCTATATCAGCCTCAAGCTTAGAAGCTGCTATAATGGCATCTAACTGGTGTGCTTCAGATTTACCAGCTTTAGCCTTGGGGAGGATATCAGGTACACGTAGTTCCAGGTCAGTAAATGACCGGCTAGCCCACTGTTTTAGGTAAGCCATCTGTACCCCAGTAGTACTATCAACTCTATCAGCGGCTTCCATTAGTGAAACCAGCATAATAGCCTCAAGCTCAGGATTTAAGCCTTTAGCTGTTATAGCTTCACGAATAGCATCAACCTTAGCACCATTTTTAGGCTGGAAAAACCTGCTTTTTTCACAAAAAGTTTCTGTGAAGTAGCCTGGTATACCTGACATTAGGTTAAACTCTTTTACTAGTTTTGTAGCATCTTTGATGTGATCCTCATAATCAGCTTGCACGTAACATCGACCTATTATAGCAGCATAGCTATTATGATCATTAGCAACTACACGATAGTCAGCTTTCTTTAAAGCATGACCTACTCTTGATGTACCTGAAAATAGGTCAAGTACTGTACCTGTTGCTTGTATAGTAGCTATAGTCTCGGTTATTAGTGGTATCAGTAGTCTTTTTGAACCAATGTATTTAATCAAAGTAAGCTCCCGTAGGCATATCTACTCTTTACAAGATACCTGTTACCAATTAATACCCTAATCGTCGATATGCCATAGCTTCTACACTGGCTTCTCTACTGTTAACCATCCATACCTTAGGGCGGAACATTAGACTATCTTGTCTATCATTATGACTTGTAGCTGTACACTCACACATAGCATGTAAGGCTAATTGTGTGAGTATATAGTCACGCCACTTTTGTTGTACCTTTTCACTGATATAAAAAACTTTTGTTTTACTAAAAAATCTATTTTTAGTTTCTTCCCTGAAGCAACCTAAGGATAGATTTGTAGTTTGCCCACAAACTGTAGCAAACGAAATATCAGATACTACTTGGACATGTGTATCGTCTAAGCAGCCAGATGCATCCATCATACCAGTAGCTTCCCAAGATCGTATAACAGCTTGGAAAACGTCATTATCCTGTGATTTGTTTAAGTTATGACAGCCAGTTACTAAAGCTACTAATAAAATTATATATTTCATTCTTCTATTCCCAATGCTTTGCGGTCTTCTTTATTCAGCAGTACTTTCTCCCCCTCCGGGAGGAGTACATCAGCAGGTATGATTATTACTGTTGGTTTAGCAGGTTTTTCTTTTGTTAACTTTGATGTAACTTTATAGCGAGTATCGGCTACTTCACAGTTGAAGTATGTCATAGGAATCCATTCAAAAGGTTCATTTGATAGAACTTCTCTAACTTCCATAAAACTGGCTAAATAAGTCTGATTGGACTTCCACCATTTTCCTACTTCTTCAGCTGATTTAAAAACTGGATGTTCTTGTACATCCCATACCTGATCCGGTACAATTGTCCATAGCACGTATCCATGATAAAACCATTCAGATGTTTTATTCGAACACCTACCACAATCTTTAGTATAAAAAAGTACCGTTAGATTATGCCCACATTTCATACATTTTTCTGGCATTTTTAACTCCTAAACATTAAAACTGGAACCGCAACCACACGTTGCTTTAGCTTTGGGATTCAAAAATTTAAAACCTGACCCGTACAATTCATCAATATAATCTATTGTAGTTTCATCCAGATACTGGAAACTAATCATGTCTACATAAAGATCTATGTTATTAAAGCTTAATACTTCATCAGTATCTGCTACTGTATCTTCAAAGTGGAGATCATACTGAAATCCGGAGCAACCCCCTCCAATGACTTTAAGTCTTAGTCCTTGGTCACCAAGGTTTTCAGTAGATCTAATCTCTAGTATTTTTTCTGTGGCTCGTTGGGTTAGTTGAATCATAGTTACTTAGGTAAACCGAAACCAGCTTCTACAGCTTGTTTAGCAATTTTACTTACATGTTTATGATGATGCTCAGTCATAAGTGCATACAACACAGCAGTTAGGGGGCTTTCGCCGCCTTGGAGTGTAACAGAATAGTTATTAGATTCCGATTTGAGCCTACCTGTCACGATCTCCCTAGCACGCTTTTTGTTGTGGAAATCAAACACTGCAATTTCTTTTTTCTGGGTTAGGATAGTATAATTCTTATAACTTTCTCGTGTATTCCTATTGATGTCAGTAGCTACCTTATTAATGCAATAAGAAAAGTAAATAGTATTTTCAATACGTTGCCTAGCAACGGTTAGGACCCGCAAAGGTTCATTTTTGTCTTGAATATAAGTAAACAGGATCTTTTCATTATTTGCATTCATATAGATTCCTCTTTAGTTCATTTCTGACTTTTTTACTGGTTGTGTCGTTGGTACAGTTGATAGACTATCGTAAACCTTACCAGGTGTCAATAGACTTTCGTAGACCTTACGAAAGTTAGGATCAGTTGTTAGACAAATACTACCATCAAGTTTGTAGACAAAAGAAGCTTGCAACTCAAGATTCTTTTTATTAAAGTATTCTAAGGCTGAACCATATACCAAAGCAACAAACTGGGGGTCTGATAGGATAAAAAAGGAAAGAACAAACTTATTATTAGGTTTTTCAACAAGAATAAACTTATTAGTTAATAACCCATATTCTAAAGAATGCTGAGTCAGCATAACATAACTATCTTTATGAGGTAAAGTTTTTTCTAAATGGGTTACAAAATCAATATAGGTCTTAGCTACTGTCTTCTTTGGTTTGAACCCTAGAAAAAGTTTAATAGTACTTAATATATTACGCATAGACGGCATTCTTTCCTTTGGATTTGCTTTGCTTTAAAGCATTTTGTGTTAATTTTAACAATAGTTCTATATTTTTTGAAACTTGGTTTACTGTTGATACTCCTATACTTACGGTTATACTAAATTTATTGTCACCACTGGTGACCTGTTCAAAAGCAATAGCTGATCGGATTCTTTCAGCGACTAGCTTACAAGCAGTAATATCTACATTCTGTACAAGAATAATAAACTCGTCACCGCCTACACGTGATACAATGTCAAAGGGTCTAACCTCCTTTGACAATTTGTCTGCTATATACTTGATAGCTGTATCACCAGCATTATATCCAAAGTTATCGTTGATCGTCTTAAAGTTATCGATATCAATCAGGATGATACCATGTGAGGTATCCCGTGTAGCTAAACGGTTTAGTACCTCATCTAGCCCACGTCTATTTAGCAATCCTGTTAGTGGATCAGCTTTAGATAAATCGTCTAACTTCTTTTGTGTAGCCACTAACTGCTTTTTAATAGTATTACGTTCTATTGCATAAGTTATAGATTTTATTAGATTTTTAGGCGTGATAGAATCTTTACTAATATAATCTTCCAATCCCTGTTGGATTGCCTTGATAGCATAAGCTTCATCAGCCAAACCTGTTAGCATAATACAAGGTGTATCTTGTAAGCTATCTAATAGGGTAAGACCCTTACCATCAGGTAAGGTATTATCAAGGATAGCACAATCGAACGTACAAGTATTTATTGTTTCTTTTGCTTGTTCTAAGGTTTTAGCGGTTGTTAGCTTAAAATCTACGCCTGATTTTTTCAGTGTCAAGCTTATAAGCAAGCTATCTGCATCATCATCCTCTAATAGAAAAATATTTAGCATGTCAACTCTCTGTTAGAGAACAGTAATGATAAATTAGCTCTGTAAGAGTGGTATAATCACCAGCTTTGGCTTTCTTGATATAACCAACAATACATTTATCGGTAGCTTGATTGATGTCGTTTTTATCAGCTGATGTTGTTAATACGATTACACGTAATTTAGCAAGCTGTGGGTTAGATCGAACATGCTCTAAAAACTGCAACCCACCCATTTCTGGCATATTAAGATCAAGTAATACTATGCTTGGCTCTTCTATTTCACCTGAAAGTAGCTTATCTAAAGCGTCTTTTCCACTTTTAGCTGTAAGTAGCTTAGCTTTCTTCATAATTGGGTGTTTACGGAAAGCCCGCTGTAGCGTCATGACATCAACACTGTCATCATCTACTAATAGTATATTAAACACTGGTGGCTACTTCTTTAATCCAAGTAAACCTGACACTTAAACCTTTTTTCGTTGGTAGTATTTCAATTTTACCACCCTGACTTTCCACTATCTTTTTAACTAGAGCCAAGCCCATACCTGATCCCTCTACCTCATCCCGAGGTTTTAAAGTTTTGAACATCTCAAAAGCTTCGTCTTGTTGCTTTATTGGTATACCAGGACCGTCATCTGTTATGGTAAACTCAAGTTTCGTCTGCTTATCTATTATGCCTATAGTAATAGTACCACTCTTTTTAGTGTGGTGCTTTATAGAGTTACCTATTAGATTCATAAGGACTTGCTCTAAAGGAACACGCTCAGCTATAAAGCTGGATATTTCAGACTCAATAACTATCTCAAACTTTTTTATGGTAAGTACATCTACTACACTTCTAATCAACTCGTCAATTTCAATAAGCTCCAAGCTATCCTTGTTCTTACCTACTCTAGCATAAGTTAGTAGATCGTCAAGGAGCTTATCCATACGGGCAACCCTGGATAACATCATTTTCAGGTGAGACTGTGTCTCAGCTGTAATAGAACAGGAATCTATATCCTCCTTGATCCACCCAGCTAAATTAGATATAGCACGTAAGGGTGCTTTTAAATCATGAGAAGCTACATAAGCAAACCTTTCAAGCTCCTCATTGGCTTTTTGTAGTTTGGTTACAAGCTCTTTTAGGGTGTCATTTTCTGTTGTCATGTGGCTGCTTTAATTAGTATAGCTCGGTATGCTACTTTGTCACTATTTTTTTTTTTTTTGATAAAAGTGGGTGCTCTTCTGCAGTAATCAATCATAAGTTTTCTTTATGATTTTCAGCTTTTGGGCTGTTTCCTGCTTCGACGGGTGGCTATTGCCGAGCCCTCCACAGGCTGAGCCGAGCGACTCGCACGGCTTTTTAAAACTAGTGCAGCGTTCAAATCAGCATGCATTTTGAGTTGGCAAACTACACAACAAAACTCTGCCTGGTTCAATCGATTAGCTGCATCAATAGTACCACACCCAAACATGTCTGCGAGCTTTGACATCCTCCCCGTCCTAAAGGACGGGGATTCCTAGATCACTTTAGATCTAGCGTTTGATGCCCCAAACGGAGAATGTTTATTGCAGCATTTGTATCCCGGTCATGATGCCGGTTACAAGTACTACAAACCCACTCTCTTATCCCCAAACCTTCTAGTCCTCTCGGACCACCTACTGTTAAACAGTAGGAACAGGTTTGAGTTGTAAGGTGTTCACTTACCTCAGTATAATTTCCTGAATGCCTAATGGCTTTATATTTCAAGAACGTCTTAATCATACCCCAACCAGAATCATTAACAGACTTAGCCATCTTAGTCTTTGTAAGCTTCTTACTACTTACATCACCTACAAATATATCTTGGTAGTTTTTAGCTATTTCAGTAGTAAGCTTATGACAAGCATCTAACCTGGAGTTCTTAATTTTAGCATGGATAGCTTTAACAGCTTTCCTCTTTTTATCTTTTTGAGCAAGAGCTAGTTTTCTTTGATGTTTTTGATAGAATTTTCCGTTCTTATACTTTTTACCATGGGATGTTGTAGCTAATGTCTTTAAACCAAGGTCAATACCTACACTGGTACCTTCAGGGGCAGGTTGGTATTGCTCTACCTCACACACGAGGTTAACATACCATCTACCTCTTGCATCTCTACCAAAAGATCCAGTTTTAATTTTACCTGGTAATTTCCGGCTATTCCAATAATTAATTGTTTTACCACAATACTTTATAGTATCATCGCTTATTACCTTAATAGCTGCGCCTTTAAAAGGTAACCAAGGTAAAGACTTTTTACCACGGTATCTCAGCTTAATCTTCTTAGCTTTGTTTCTTTTGTTAGCATATTCTTCACAAACAACTTGTATAGAAGTAGAAGATATCTTAAGCTCTTTAGAAGTACCTGATGTAAGGTTATGTAAATCGAAGCTAGATAACCACTTACCATCTCTTTTGATAGCATTAAAAGCAGTATTATTACAATAGTTCCATACATAATTAACAGCACCTGAAGCTTGTTCTAACCAAGCTACACCTGATGAATCCTTAATCCGGTAACTAAAAGTTTGAATTATCACGTTGTACCTAATTTACAAGAAAATAAAAGCTTACATCCCAGCCCTGAATGACGGGTTTTACACTGAAGACGATAAAGTGTTCCTGTTGTCTCTTGATTATCCTGTGGATACATGCTAACTTTATCTTTGCTTTATCCCTGTTTATAGATCCTTTCTTTCTTCTAGCCAGGGTACGTTGAGCATAGTAGAATCTTGGTGATTCTATAGCGTTTATAGATTAACATGAGTAGTAGCGTTACTATAAGGGCTTTTCGAGTCTAAGTCAAGATCAGTTTCTTTAAGTATTGCACTTTTTAATTAGTATAGCACGATAGGCTACCTTATCACTATTGTTTGATAACAGTGGGTGCTCTTCTGTATTCACTACACTATGAAAAAACAAAGCTGCCCATTTTTGGGGTGTATAACCACGTTGCGTCCAATGAATCCAACAACCAAAAGCTTCAGGTTGACCGTATTTTGGGTTTAGCGGATAGGCTTGATAACCAGCTTCATGATCCTCCTCTATATAGTCACAAAAGATGCACTTACCATGGTGGTCAAAAATCAATAGTTTATCACCATTTTCAATAGGTACCAAAGCCTCATAACCAGACTTAGTAGCATCATTAAGCATCCATACAAAACCTTCAGTTCCGGTTTCAGCAAAAGCCTCTAACCTGCCTTTTACTACATGGCACTTGCTATAAATATTACTTAAAGCTTTAAACATGTTATTGTAAGCTTTAGTACCTTTACGGTATTGGATGATACCTACGCTGTATATCAGCTTAGTTAGATTTACTAAAAACTGGAATAAATTGATAAGCCATTGCTTACGGTACCATATTACCCTAAAGTAGAAATAGGTTACCCGCTTAGGGAGATAATTATACCATTTCTTTTTAAAGTTTAAATCGTCCATTACCTTAACCTAAGCTTTTTCTCTAATTTTAACAAGTCTTTTTTAGCTTTTTCGTATTCCTTAGTAAGGTTTTCTTCTTGATGTGTTTTTAACCATGCATCGTATAGTTTCGATTTTTCCTCAAACTCAACTTTTTTAGTTTCATATCGTTCAAGGTCTTTTAGATACCTAGCCCTTTTCTGATCATATTTAGGATCATGGACTGTTTTACTAACACGGTATTCTACAGCATATGGACTAAAGAATATTGTAGTACCAGGATCTATTTGAGGATCTATGTTAGCTAGCAGCTTCCTAACTTCACCAACACTGATAGTGAAATTTTCAAATGTAGCTGACTGACCATAATCATCATAATCTACTTTGTAACTATAGGTAATATCTGGTATAGTCGTATCTACATATACTTCTTTATCTTTTTGTGGTTCTACTGGTTTTCTAGGCTCTATAGGTTTTTTCATGCTTACTTTTTCAGGTAAATTGTTCGGCATTCAATCTTCTTAGCTTTAAGCTCTTCAAGTTGCCACTGTAGATCAGCTTGACCGGCTTTGAGTGATGTATTTATAGCAGCTGTTTCCTTGATTATCTGCAAAGTAAAGGAATTTAGAGCTAATACTAAAATAGCTTCTAATATAAAAACCACAAGGAAGATAGCTACTAAGCTTTTAGTTGGTATAATAGCTATAGCCTGTCCTGGGCGTGAACTGATACGTGGTAAGGCTGGTGGTCTTAGATCCATTATTTTATCCTCTTTAGCATAAAACCACGTCCTTCCAGCGTAGCTGCAGGGCGGGGATGCAAGCTTTTCTTTCTTCATTTTACATCTTTTCTTGTAAATTAGGTTTAACATGATACTTCAGACTTTCAGTTACCGGATTAAGGATTCCTCAGGTGTGGCTTGGTTAGAACAAGCTTCAGGTGCTGTTAATTATGTATGGAACTATTGTAATAATACTGCTTTTAATGCTATTAAAAGAGATGGTAAATGGTTATCTGGCTTTGACTTAAATAACCTTACATCAGGTACTTCTAAAGAGCTTAACATTCATTCTACTTCTATACAAGTTGTATGTGAAGAATATGCTAACAAAAGAAACAAAGCTAAGAAGATTAAGCTAAGATACCGTGGTAAAAAGTCTTTACCTTGGTTACCCTTTAAAGGCTCGGCTATTAAGGTAATAAATGATGATACCCTAAAGTATTGTGGTAAAACAATTAATTACTGGAATAGCCGGAAATTACCAGGTAGAATTAAGTCAGGTTCTTTTGGTAGGGATACAAGAGGTAGGTGGTATATTAACCTCGTGTGTGAAGTAGAGCAGCTTAAACCTGCTCCTGAAAATACCAGTGTAGGTATTGATTTAGGTTTAAAGACATTAGCTACAACATCCCACGGTAAAAAGTATAAGAACGGAAAATTCTATCAAAAACATCAAAGAAAACTAGCTCTTGCTCAAAAAGATAAAAAGAGGAAAGCTGTTAAAGCTATCCATGCTAAAATTAAGAACTCCAGGTTAGATGCTTGTCATAAGCTTACTACTGAAATAGCTAAAAACTACCAAGATATATTTGTAGGTGATGTAAGTAGTAAGAAGCTTACAAAGACTAAGATGGCTAAGTCTGTTAATGATTCTGGTTGGGGTATGATTAAGACGTTCTTGAAATATAAAGCCATTAGGCATTCAGGAAATTATACTGAGGTAAGTGAACACCTTACAACTCAAACCTGTTCCTACTGTTTAACAGTAGGTGGTCCGAGAGGACTAGAAGGTTTGGGGATAAGAGAGTGGGTTTGTAATACTTGTAACCGGCATCATGACCGGGATACAAATGCTGCAATAAACATTCTCCGTTTGGGGCATCAAACGCTAGATCTAAAGTGATCCAGGAATCCACGTCCTTTAGGACGGGGAGGATGTCAAGGGAACATATTATACTTTTGGTGCTACAATAGGCATAATTTTCTACTTTGTAAATTTACAGTTTATTTTTAAATTCAGAAAATAATAGCTGTTTTTGAAGCTATCTCCTCTGTTAGATCTGATACGACTTGATTATGTTCATTTTCCAGCGACACTACTAAATTGTTCAAGCTTTCAACTTTATTGATTAACTCTAATACTACATTAGGTGTAATTAACTTACGGAAGTTAGCCTCGGACATTTCGTCAGCTGGATCATGCGAAATACATATATGGCGTAGCTCTTTTAGACTAATCATCTTGTTGGTCCTTGAGTCGTGTTGCTGCTGCATACCCGACAAATAATGTTGTTAATAGTGGGCTGGTAACAGCTAACCCGACTAGAGCTAAGAAAGAGATTGCCATAAGAAAGATTAGTCCAAAGCAAGCAGCTAGAAGAAACACCAAAAAAAGTATTATATCACCTAATATATTAAGTATAAATGTCATTTTGCTCGCTCTAAGTTTTGTTTGTGATGCTCTATTTGAAGGCTTATTTTCTTTAACTTGGCTTCAAAACCGTCCTTCTTATCTTTCTCAACCTTAGACATCTCTTTTTGCAAGCTTTTAATTTCAAGTTCTGTAGCTATTTGCCACCACTTATCACCATTGTGCATGCGCCTGTCTTGAGCTTGTAGATTTTTTAGGAAATCCTCAAGATTAGTTTCAGCATCAATTGTTTTACAACTTCCACCGCGTAAGCCTACTTTGAAATCTACTACAAGCGGTACGATCAAGTCAATCCCAAAATCGTCTTTCAGTAAACCGCCGATCTGTGTCATGCAACGCTTGGTTTGGCTGATACATTCTTGTAAGGCTTCCATTGTAAGTGGAGCTTCTGTATAAATAGCATCATGCACAACATTCCATATTTTGTATGGTTTATTATTGCGTTCAATCCAATCTTGTAAGGTCCAAGCAGCTAAAGCTGTAGTATCCGATGCCGCACCTTGAATAGGTGAATTACGAGCCAAACGCCTTAGTAAGTGTTCCTGGTCACCAGCTAGATGGGCTAAATGCCTTACCCTACCATAAGGTGACATAACATAACCATTGTCAATGGCAAACTCTTCAATATAGGTTAACCAACCACCCGCACGTTCAAAGCGATTGGTTAAATCGTTCATTAGCTTTTGAGCCTCCTGCTCAGAACACTTAATAAGCACAGAAAGTGATTTAGCCACCATGCCAAAGATGACCCCAAATGTGTTACGAGACAGAAAACTTTGTGTGACAAATGAGTGACTTCCAGGAACTGTAAAGTCATAGACAACTTGTCCTTTAGTTGTCTTTTCTTCTTTGTGCTTTAAAGTATCCAAGAAATAGCCTTGATCTAATATCTCATTTATGTCAGCGACTAACTCTGTTTTACCTCGTGCTAATAATCCTTTTGTTATTTGCTCTCTATGTGTTCTATAAAAACCTATTGTAAGTTCCTTTGCACCTGTCCAAGGGAAGCCTGGATATTGCCAATGACCTTTATGTTGGTTCCCTGCTACATGTTGATTATCTTTTCTAATCTCTTTAATTTTATCATGTAAGCCGAAAATCTTGTCAAGATTGGAATTGTTAAACTTCTTAGGTGTTGGTATTTTTAAAGGTCGAATAGGTGGTATAAGGATCCAAGCTGTATCCACTTCTTTTCCTACAAGTGTCACATTCCAGTATAAACCTTCTCCTTTATTAGTCACAACGTATTCAGAACGTCTACTTGAAATAAGACCCAGATCTATAAATAAAATCTGAATTTCTTTCATAAGCTGTTCTGATGCAGATGTTACTTTTATTTGACGTTTATCAGAGGATCCGTCCCCTGCAATGTAACCTCTAAGAAATTCGATAATCACATTTTTAGGTGATTTTAGTATAGCAGGTGAAACATACTTTGTGTAAGACGTTTCAAAACCAACTAAGTTGTTTAAACGTAAAAATCTGCTAGCACTAGCATTGATACTGAAACAAGTACATGGTTTATGTCCTTGTATTTCAATCCTGTCCTTATTGTTTACAAACTCAGAGTAGCCTGTTGTTCCAAATTTAGATGTCAGAATATACCTAATATCTTCTATTATTCTTCTATCTGTATTACTAATACTAATAGTACGTTCTGCATTTGAAAAACCCTCACTTGTGATATAACCTATAAGCCTTGCAAGATCACCATCGAGAAATTCTGGCATGCTACATGGGTAGGGTTCAGATCCCTGACCTCCGTTACGCTCCCGCACATACGGCACCAAGGGTATTTCCCTGGTAGGCCATAATTTAGCTTCTCTTCTAATAACTATATTATCAGTTTCTTGTAGATCTTGTAGCTCTACATACTGTAGCTTGCAATCTCTCCAAGCTAAGATAGGGTGTTCTGGTCTACCTTCCAATTCAAACCCTCTACCAGATGTTACTTTAATAGTTTTATCTACAGTAATTTCATAAGCTTTATTAGCAGTTTCTACACCTGCCCTAGTTTCCAGCTTTAATTCGCCCTTCCAATTTTCAATAGCTTCTTCAATAGGAATTAAACCTTCTTCAGTTCTTATAAGTGTACCTTTAGCTACACAAAGCCCTTTAGCTGCCTGTCTTTGTTCTTTAGTAACCTCTGTAATAGGTATCCTATTCATAGCAGATGATACTTGCTTATGGATATCACATTCGTTTTCTACACGCAGCTTCAGCTCGGGTGTAGGGTTAGCTTCATATTCCTGGATGATATGGTACATGTTCCAAAATAAAGCAGCGTATTCCTTATCCTTAGCTATTTGAGCCCACCACCTAACTTCAGCTTGTCCATAGTCGGCTTCTAGTATAAAGTGTCCTGGCGCTGCCCCATAAAGGCTTTTAATCATTGCTTTAGCAAAAGTATCTGATCGCGGCTGTTGCTGCATGTTTGGCGCAGAAGAAGCTAATCTACCTGTTACAGTCCTGGAATCCCAGAAAGTAGCATGGATTCTACCATCAAACAAGTTATCCGCATTAGATTGCAAACCTCGTTTTGTTTGTATAAACTCATCGGTAAGAAAGCTTCTTACTGAATCAAGGTAACTTGATTTGAGTTTCTTTAGTCCTTCATACTCCTGTATAATATCCGAAAAGTAGTTACCTTTATGCTGGGCATAAAAAGCTTTATCAATGCTGGCTATGCCATTCCCTTTATCAACTTCACCACGTCTAGCTCGGATCTCCTTACCATTTTCATCTTTCAGTTTACCGTAAGAAACTGGTTCAAGCTTACAGGTATTTACCAATAGAGCTATTCTATGATCTTTTTTATCTATACTAAATACGGTAGGTTGCTTACCAAACAGAGGACGGAAACCCTTGGTTTTATTACCTGTTTCCAGCAACAAAGCATTAGCTTTTTTACCTTCAGGTGATTCCATAATATCTTGTGGTATTTCTAACATCCGTGTTAGAATAGGTGAATACTCACTTTGTAAGTAATCCAAATGGTCTTTGTCAGCAAAAGCACCATTAATTTCTATTTTACTTAATAAGTGAGTAACACGAAAACTCCACTTAATGGCAAAGTTCCAAGATTTTTGCTTATGACCTGTTTTTTCAAGATCCTCTAAGATATAGCAAAGTAATCTTCGACCTACATAAACATCCATACCGGCATAATCGGAGAAATCACTTATTTTGCCATTATCAAGCCATAGTGGCTCCTCTATAAAGGAGCCGCTTTTCCTGGCTTCAAGCATTTCTGATTTGTAATGCCGGAAGCATAACTTGTCTTTAGCCATAGACTTTAAGTCAAACGCTACACCAGCACCTTCTTGTCCACCCCCGCCTTCATCGTCATCAGCACCTCGACGTTGATTTTCATCACGGAGGTACTCTAGCATGATAGTATCTAAGAAAGGTTTACCTGTACGATGTATATTAAATCTACGGCATATTTTGTTATAATCGAATTTGGTGCCATGGGCACACCAGCATTCAAAAGGCAGATCTGGATTGCTGAATAATTGTCCAAGTCTGGATACTATACGCTCTGTAGCTTCTGGGCTAAATGGTGATTGCCAATGGTCAATAGGTATAACGTAGCCTACCTCATTATCCATAGCAAATTGTATAGTAGCTACTTTATTAGGTGCTACCCGGTTTAGGTTTTCAGTTTCTGTATCAACAAATACGTACTCTGAGGGTACTGTTTCTAATATATTAATAAACTTGAAAACATCTTCTTCAGTTTTTAATACTTGTGTAATACCTTTACGTGAATACGCTGAATGTTCGCCGGTTATTAGTCTTTTAGTATTGGCGACATGCCGGTAGAATTGTTGTTTTTCTAGATAGTTATTGCTTCTAATAAACTGATTTGGATTAACTGTAGCTGTATAGGTAGTACCTTCTGTGGTTAGAATATCACCACGCAGCTTATTAATACCTATACTTTTCCATTCTTTAGGTGCAATTACATCTTTTGCTATATTACTGAGTAATAATACTACTTTTGGACGTAATTGTACTAAATCTTGTTTGATGTAATTAGAGCAGGCAGCGGCTTCTTCTGCTGTAGGTGCACGATTTTTACCGTCAGGTCCTACAGGTCTACAGCGCACACTATGAGCTATAGCATAGGATGTAATATTACCATCTACTAGGGCTTGTTTTATTTCAAAACCAGCTGCCCCGGTGAAAGGCATAGAAGACTCATCTTCTGCCTTACCAGGGGGATCGCCTACTATAAGTAGGTCTACTTGTGGCTTACCCTCATCGTTTACTTGATTATAGTAAACATCAGTAGGTATGTAGTGACTTAACTTGTTACGGGTTTTATTTAGGGAGCACCCCTCACAAAACGTTTTGGGGTGCTTTAATGTGGTTCGCATGTAGGTAGTTTTACACTTTTTGAGCCTGGATCAGGATAATTCCTTTCGTAGCTCCTCTAACTTTTGCTTTGTATCCTCTGATAGATTTTTCGGTACCTTAATGTGTACTACACCGTAGAAATCACCACCAGTAGGTGTGTACTTTTCTTTGATTTTGATAAACTCACCTGATTGAGTACCTGCACTTATTTCTGCTTCGTGTGTGTTACCCTCAAGACCCTTGACTTTATACTTACCACCAAGCAACGCAGTAATGACAGGAAGTTCTACCTTGGTAAGAATATCCTTATTCATTTGCTGAAAATCAGCTTCATCTTGAATATGTAACATTACATGTATATTTCTATTACCAATACCTTCAAAGTCAACATCCTTTAAACCAAGGATTTGTTGACTATGTACACCTGGAGGTACTTTAATATTGATTTTCTTTTTAGCATTTATGGCACCTGCTCCATTACAGGAGGAGCAACGCTTAGCGTTAGAATCTGCTTGGTACTTTTTACCCTGACAGCTTGGGCAAGTTTGCTGTATTCTAAAGGAACCCTTAGTTAAGGTAACCATACCTAAGCCATTGCATTTTGAGCAAGTAATTACCTTACCATCTTTGTAGCCTGTTTCCTTACAAGGAAGACAAGGCTTATTGTATTGAAGATCAATATCAAATTTAGCTCCAAACACGGCATCTTTCAGTGTGATCATCTTTTGAAGCTGAATAATTTGTGTTTGTTGATGTTGTCGATACATAAAATCAGCCATAGCTGATTCTAAATCGACTCCACCAAATGGGTTATAGGCTTGTTGTGGGTTGTCATAGGCATGACGCTTGTTCTTGTCAGACAAGGTAGCGTAAGCTTCTGAAATCTGCTTAAAGGTTTCTTCAGCTTCTTTGTTATCTGGGTTCTTATCAGGATGATATTTAATTGCTAGCTTTTTATAAGCTTTCTTAATTTCTGCATCGGTTGCTGTTTTGCTTACGCCTAAGACTTTATAATAATCTTTCACTTGTATAACCTCTTGTTAGGTTGACCTTAGCAGGTACTAGCTCTAAGGTCAATCCTCTTCTTCATTTTCTAGCTGGCAATCGTAGGCTTCTGGAACTGCTGCACAGTAGTTATTGTGAATTTCAATGTCATTTACGGGAATAGGTTTTTGTGGTGTTTGCTGGGTTTTAACACACGCGGTCAATAATAGCGCAATTGTAATTTCTTTTGTATACATAATGTCTCCTTATTCGGAACAAACTTGATGACTGTACTTTTCAATACAGGCTTTATACCGTTCAGTTTTACTTATTTCTGCTAAAAGACCAGTAACAAAACCAGCTATAGCCATAACGGCTAAAGCTGTAAAGAAATACTTCATTACTTTAACATCATTCATTTAAACCTCTTTAGTATAGACTAAATATGAAGTAGGTTGTTGTCAAGGTTTAAATTGTTTTTAATAAAGCTTCAATAGATCCAAGAGTAGGATTGTTACCTACTTTACTCAGGAATGTAGCTTTCCAAATAGGGTTACTGAAGTTAGCTGTTATAACAAGCTCGGCTGCTAGTATACGCTCTACGTAAACACCAGTGCACCGCTGTGAGGATAAGGAAGAATGTGCTGGTAAATAGGTAGAAGGTAGTATTAGACTACCTGATTGGTCAATATTTAAAGGTAAATTATTTTGTGCTTTATTGACTACCGAGCACAAGTTGTTCACCTGTGCTGTACCTCTATTTACTGTAGGTATGTAAGAGTTATTCCCACGACAGTTACAGCCCACTTTCAAGCTCCGTTTCTGGTATTAAACAGGTAATCAACAATAGGGAAAACTACATTAAAATCACTATCTTGATTTTTACCTAAATGATGCCTATAATGCCATGGCATGTACTTTTTACACCATTTCACATCGATATGGCACTTTTTGTGTAAATAGAGGTATAGTAAAGCGTATACCCAGGTTGCTATTGTAAAGTAAGATAGTATAAATACTACTGGGGTGTGTATTACCATTAACAATAGTATTCCGCAAACCTCTTTCCATCTGTTAGACGAAAAAGAACTTTCTAAGTATGATGGATCATACATACCTAATTTTCTAGATATGCGGTGGTGATAAGACCAGTGAAAGCTAAAAAAGCTCTTTTTCTTTTTACCTAAACCATGTAGGATGTATTTGTGGGCTAGCCATTCAATTAAATTTGCATAAAGTATACCACTTATAACTTGTACTATCATGGCAAACCCCACAAAAAAGCCAGCCTTTTTAGAAAGCTGGCTTTAGCTACAATTTTAATTTCAAATTGCTTTACCCTATTTGCTTGCTCACAGCTTTAAATATATCCTTAGCAGCACCTGACATAGCTTTTAGCTGATGTGCTTCTTCAGCTAAATCAAGCTGCTTCATCTTGGTCGTGAGTTTCATACATAGCACATCTACTTCCCTTAGTAGCTGGGAAGCTTCTTTAGCTATATCCACTTTTTTATTATCGTCTGGACTAATATCACCAACTTCATTTATTAGCTTGTGGATATGCTTTGCTTTGATTATAAAATCAGAAGCTTCTGGGTATTTTGCTTTTAAAGAAGCTACAAGAGCATCAGCTAAATCTTCTTTATAGCTTTTTTGTACCTTGTTAAGTAACCTAACTAGTGGATTAGTAGCTTTTAAACCACTTAACATCAGGTCACTTTGTAGGCTTTCTAGAAGAGAATCAATACGAGAGTCTCTACCTAAAGCTAAAACTTCAATACCTCGTACGATATTATTTATTGTACTCATAGTTGCAACCCTTTTAACAAGATCCTGTATCTCCCTGTTTCGCCAGCGGATCTCCTCAGGAAGCTCAGTTGTTCTGTTAGTTAAACTTTGTGGTTTCTCTAAATCCATACCTTCGCTACTGATCGGCTCAAAAGTAGGATCAACTATTACTTTGATACCTTCTGGTAACTTTGGTAAAATTGCACCTTGTTGCACAACAACTACCTGATAAGCCTCATCGGCTGCTGGTGAGATTTTACAATAAGCATGATACCCAGTAAGACTGGATTGGATCGTATCACGTAGCTGAGTAGCTTCTTCAAGGTTCATAAGTAATTGTCAAACCCGTGTTGCCTACTATAGGCAGTTTAACTGTTACACCAACAGCATTACCAGAATCTACAGCTAATGCTGGTGTATTATTCTGATCTAACTCAATAAAAGCAATTTTACCATTTATTGCTTTTATTGTACCCTGCTTTCCATTAGAAAAGTTAGCTGAAGCTACCGACCTGCCATCTTGTTGGCATACTCGTACCCTGGTACCGGTTGTGACAGGCTCTAGTATTTCAGCGTATATTTTCATTTAAGGCTCTTCACTTTTTTTATTACATTCTGATAGATCGTCTTCTGATGCATCCAGCTGTACTATTAGGCAGTAAGCACCAAATTCTTCAGCCATAATCTTTTTATGAGTTAGTGGTAAAATCCAGTTGTACCCAGGTTTCTTTGGGAATACAATCATTCTACCTTTGACAACCTTCTTACAGAATAAACCAGGGACAAGCCTTACAATAGAACTTTCATCTAATAATTCCACAGGTTCAACGATAAAGCAACCTTTATTTAGACCACTTGAAATTTCTTTGACTATCTTACAGCGCCAAATTTCACCATGTTTTGGCATAATAACGTTAGGTTGGGTTTTATAATGCCTGCTCACCACGGCTATTTTAAGTAGTGTACGGCTGATGACACTGTTATCATCAGTTGCGGTTTTATTAGTATTCTCGAAAAACTTAAGAATAGTAAGCATTTAAGGCTCCATCTGAAGACTGATTAATGGGGCTTTGTCCACCCTTAATTAAATAATCTTTCTAACGGAGCTTACTCCTTGGAGTATAATTTAGACCGCTGTCATTCGAGCTACATACCAATTTGTACCGTTGCATTTTGCAATAAATTGTTCAAAATTGCTACTTGTTATGGCAACTCCTGTTGTGCCAGCTGTTCCATTGATGTTACCAGATGGGCTTTTTAGTAGAAAAATACTAGCAGCAGGTGTAAAGAAAGTAATCGACTGACCAGCACTTACGTTCGGATCAGGTAGATTGACGATATCTGTAACAATTAATACGCCAATTTCTTGAAAAGAACCCTTTATAAGTGTTGAACCTGTAGCAGATATTGCCGTAGGTACTTGACTTACGACGCTAGCTCCAGCAGATGCTGTTGATGCAGCAAGACCACCAACAAGCAAGTCTCCACTACCAGCTTTGATGATAGCGGTACCGCTTGCAGGTGTTATGTTTACGACGCCGGGAGTACCTGTGCCTGTAGCTACACCTGGGACTAATGTAATATTACCACCATTTTGATTGGATCCGACACCTGCAGAAGCTGTTACTGACGCATTAGCACCAGAGGCTGTTCCACCTGAAGCACCGGCTGTTAGCGAAGCAGCCCCGCCAACACCAGAAGTGGCAGCCCCACCGTTTAGATTTAGATTGCCACCTGTAGTACTAGTACCAGCACCTGCTGTAATGGTAATAGCATTACCTGCGGATGCTGAAGGTGTTGAAATTGTTTGACCTGAGATTGTTAATGTGGTATTTCGTAGAGTAGTGGCACTAGATCCATTCCAAGTCGCTATGGCTGTATCTGTTGTAGTACCAGGACCACCAACATAATCAGTACCTAGAGTAGCAGCGCTAAGAGCTATTCCGTTGCCTTTAATTAGTCCAGTTACGGTTGTAGTTAGTGTTATAGCTGGTGTAGATGAAGCCGTTGCTACAGTCCCAGCAAAACCATTAGCTGAAGCAACTGAAACCGTTGTAACTGTTCCTGTTGCTGGTGTAGACCAGCCTAAAGAAGCTTGTGTTCCAGAGATAGAATTGATACTTAATACTTGATTTGCAGTACCTGTTGTTCCTGGTAGAAGGTAAGTGTGAGAAGTGACTGAAGAAGGTGCTGCAAAAGAAACGCTTGTTGTAGGTTCAGTCGTTCCTGGTGTAGCACCCTGTGCAAATGAAAGTCGTGATGCTCTTGAAGCATTCGCAGCTATGGATACGAAACCATCTGTACCTGATGTACTAAAAGCTGTTGGTGTTAATACTATGTTAGCACCATTATTAGTGCCAGCTGCTGTACCAGCAGTTAGGTTAATATTACCACCTATACCAGAGGATACTGCGTCTCCACCTTGTAGATTTAATACACCACCAACACCAGAAGTAGTAGCATTACCACCCTTTACTGTTGTTACACCACCAGCACCTGAAGTAGATCCACCATTGCCTCCTTGAAAGATGGCAGTACCACCAGTACCTGTGGGTCCCCCACCTCCACCTAATATAGCTACAGAAGATCCTGTTGCTGACCCTGTGGAAAGAACCAATGAGGAAGTTCCATTAGTGGTATTAATAAATACGTTTCCTCCTGTTTGATTTGTGCCAGATCCAGTACCACCCTGCAAATTTAGTGCACCCCCAGCACCTGATGTAGTAGCATTCCCTCCCTTTAGTGTAGAATCTCCTCCAGCACCAGAAGTAGATCCACCTAAACCAGCTGTTAGTGTAAGTCCTCCACCAGTACCTGTAGAACCACCCTGACCAGATTGTACTGTTAATAAACCACCAGCTCCTGAAGTGTTACCTGCACCAGAGTTAATAGTAACAACAGCTCCAGCCACTGTTGCTCCAGCAGCAGCAGCTCCTGTGATTGTAATTGTGCCTGGTGCACCCGTAGTACCAGGAGTACCACCAGTGATAGTTATGTTACCACCAGCTGATGTTGTTGCTCCACCAGATCCACCAGTAATAGCTATATTACCACCTGCTTGTGTTGTACCTATTCCATTACCACCCTGCAGGTTTAGTACACCACCAGCCCCAGATGTTGAAGCATTTCCACCCTTTATGGTAGTGGCACCACCAGCACCAGAAGTAGAACCACCATTTCCACCTTGAAAACGTGCAGTACCACCAGTTCCTGTAGGACCACCACCACCACCAAATATAGCTACAGAAGATCCAGCTGCTGCTCCTGTAGAAAGAACTAATGATGAACTTCCATTAGTGGTATTAATAAATATGCTGCCACCCTGCTGACTGCCACTACCAGCAGTGCCACCCTGTAGATTTAGCACTCCACCAGATGCGCTTACTCCATCACCACCACGTAAGGTTACATCACCACCAACACCACCACTAGCGCTACCACCACCACCTTGAATTAATGCAGTACCACCATTACCACCAGTAGACCCAGCAGTACCACCAAATATAGCCACAGATGAAGCTAATCCAAGAGGACCAGAAAGAACCAGTGGAGAAGTTCCATCAATAGTATTGATGAATATATTACCAGCATTACCTGTGGTGGCTCCAGCTCCAGTTCCACCACGTAGGAATAGTGTACCACCATTACCATCAGTGGTGGAGTTTCCTCCCCTTATTGTTACTTGACCACCAGCACCAGAAGTAGTCCCACCAACGCCACCTATAATTGTTATAGCTCCACCAGCAGCGCCTGTTGATCCGGGTGTTCCACCTGTAATGTTTACAGCACCACCATTATTTGCTGATGTTGTAGCAGTGCCTCCAGTAATATTAACTTGTGAAGCTGTGGCTGCATTTGGTGCTGTTATTGTCTGTCCTGATATAGTCAGATTGTTATCAAGTAGAACAGTACCTGTTGTACCATTCCATGTGGCTATACCAGTATTAGTTGAAGAACCAGGACCAGTAACACCACTTGGTGTACCCCAACTTAGTGTACCTGATCCATTATTAGTTAGTACTGTATTTGATCCACCCTGTGTACCAGGTAGTATTAAATTGTGAGCTGTAACTGATGAAGGAGCATAAACTGATATTGTATTTGCAACTGCAGTACCTACTGGGGTTGATCCTTGTAAGAAGGCTAATCTTGTGGCTTTAGCATTAGTTGTTGATATTAATAGTGAACCATCAGACCCAGTACCCGTGGAAATACCACCAGCTATTACTATATTACCACCATTTTGGTTGGTACCAACACCCGTTCCTCCCTGCAGGTTTAATACACCCCCAGCTCCTGAAGTAGTAGCATTACCACCCTTTATGGTAGTGGCACCACCAGCCCCTGAAGTAGATCCACCTGCACCTGCTGTTAATGTAAGAGCGCCACCCGTTCCTGTAGAACCACCCTGGCCTGATTGTACTGTTAATAGACCACCAGCACCACTTGTGTTACCAGCCCCTGAGTTAATAGTGACAGCAGCACCAGCAATTGTAGCACCTGTAGCAGAAGCACCCGCAATTGTAACTGTGCCAGGGGCACCCGTTCCTACTGGGGCACCACCTGTGATGCTTACAGAACCTCCTGCACCATTACTACCTGTAGCATTTCCACCACGTAGTGTTGTTGATCCACCACCACCACCACCACCACCACCTAATCCGCCAGCTAATGTAATAGCACCACCATTAGCAACAGTTCCACCAGTACCACCTGTTAGTGTGACTACTCCTCCTGAGAAATTACCATTCCCGTTCCCTCCTGTTAACGATAAAGCCCCTCCTGTAGTTCCTGTACTTGTATCACCACCACGTATTGTTACTGTGCCACCTACACCACTGCCACTATTACAGTTACCACCTACCAGTGTAATGTTACCACCATCACCACTGCTAGAACCAGATGTACCTGCTGAAATAGAAATAGCTCCACCTGAACCAGACGAACTTTGGTTGCCAGCAGCTATTGTTGTAGTTGCACCAGGACCCGAAGTTATGCTTACTGTTCCAACAGCAGTGACACCAAAATTGGAAGCAGGTGTGATATTTACAGATCCTACTGACGTTGAAATAACTACGCTACCACCAGTGCTCCCCGAGCCGCCTGTAATGTTTACCTGCCCGCCAGCACCTGTTGTGCTAGTCCCTCCTACTACGCTTGCACTTCCAGCTGGACCATTAGTAGCGTTTCCGCCTGTTAGAGAAGCTAACCCTCCCTGCCCTGTAGTAGATCCACCATTACCTGCAGACAGGGTTAGAAATCCGCCACTATTAGTCGTCGTTCCGTTGCCTGCACTTATGTCTACAGATCCACCAGATCCGCCTGAAGCGTCCCTGCCTTTGATAGTGACTCCACCACCACTGTTACCAGTACCACCCCTAACCGTAGCCTGACCTCCGTTTGCCCCAACAGCTGCTCCTCCCTCAAGAGTTATGGCGCCACCAACAGCTACCTGACCAGCTCCTCCTCTAAGCGTCAAAGTGCCACCAGCTCCACCACCGCCTCCACTAAAACCATCACCAGCAGCCACAGTTACAGATCCACCTCCGCCGCTGCTTGATCCTCCTTGACCCCCAGCTAATGTAATAGCACCACCAATACCTGTTGCACCTGGTGTTCCACCTGTAATAGCTACAGTACCACCAGCACTAGCAGATGTTGTTGAAGTACCTCCAGTAATATTAATAGCAGAGGCAGTTCCAGCATTTGGTGCTGATATTGTCTGTCCTGATATAGTCAGATTGTTATTAAGTAGAACAGTACCTGTTGTACCATTCCATGTGGCTATACCAGTATTAGTTGAAGAACCAGGACCAGTAACACCTCCTGTTTCAGCTGCATGCTGTACAGTATAGTACCACTTAACTCCACCACCAAAATCTCTGGCTATAGCATAGACTAAGCTAACAGCACTAGCTGTAGTATTAATAGTGGTAGTACTGTCAACAGCTACCCAGTCAGAACTAAAAGATAGTGTTCTCCCACCAGTTCCATCCTGGGAAACAGCTAACCAAATTTCTTTAGTAGCTGTAGAATTAGTAGGGTTTCCTAGTGTCCTATTACCACCCAACGTAACCATAAAATTAGGTCCGGTAGAAACATCTATAGCTATCGTAGAGGCATCAGTTAGGGTAGTAACCGTTGCATCTGTAAAGCGTCTCATGAAACTCATAGGAAACCTCTTGAAATAACTGAAGTGATTAGACTAGACGCCAGCGTGAAGCTGTCTTGTCATATTCGAAATCTAAAGCATCATCTGGTAACATCGTTACATCTAAGCTACCTTGGCAGATAAATCGATTAGCTGCAGTAGCTCCTGTATCCTGATGTTTGATTACTAAGTTAAATGACCCAACGTTTATAATCTTCTTGCGACTCTGAGCAGCTGTACCAACCATACCAAGTAGATTATGGGAAGTATCAGTACTAACTCTTAGTGTGGTAGCCGCCGAAAAGTTAGTAGGATTATAATCTGTGGTGCTTTGAGCCCCACCACTTAGAGTGGAACCACCCCAAGAAGCATTCGCCCCAGTTTCTGTAGTAGCTATGGTATTACCCGCTGAACCTGCTACAAGAGCCGTAACGTTCATACTCGTACCAGCACCTGTTGATGCTGATACGAACCCGTTAGCTGATGTAGCTGCAGCATAAACAGTACCAGAACCAGCACCTAAGTTAATAGCTGCTATCAAATTAGATAGAGAAGCCGCTGTACTACCACCAATAAGTACGTTACCGTCAACGTTAGTCAGAGACGTTTGGAAGGTATAGGTCTTAGTACCCGTGGTAACCGTTTCACCGTTAGCAAAGTTAGCTGTTGATGTTAGTGTACCAGTTGCAGCTACAGCTAAAAGCTGTGAAGGTGTAATCTGATAAGTAGGCTCACCATGGTGAATTGTATAATACCACTTTAATGTACCACCAAAGCTACGAGCTTCAGCTACAACCATGCTAACCGCGCTTGCTGCTTGAGCTACTTGGAATAACTGACCAGATGCAATAAAATCAGTATCGAAAGCTAAAGTTCTACTTCCTGTAGCGTCCTGCTTTACACCGATAATTAGTATTTGACCAGCAACACCATTAGTTGGATTGCTAAGAGTACGGTTACCAGCTATAGTTACTTCATAGTTAGGACCAACAGCAGCATCAATCGCTATAGTGGCACCATCAGTAAGTGTAGTAACAGCTGTTTTCTGAGCTAATGTAATATCACTGGTATTATTGGTTACTGAAATACCATAACCAGCAAGTAAACTACGGAACTCTAAGTCAACGCTTGTCTTTTGCTTGAAGACTAAACCAGTACCAGTTCCAACGTTTGAAGCAGTATTACTCTCACCACCAGCTGTATCCAAGGTATGGTTTAGTGTAAAGTACCATTTTACACCACCACCAAAATCACGAGCAGCCGCATATAAATAGCTTGGTGCTCCTGCTGTAGGGTTAAGGTAAGTTGTACCATCTACAGGTATCCAATCAGACGCAAAAGCTAATGTTCTACCACCAGTACCATCTTGAACGATTACTATTTCAATATGCTGACCAACAGCAGCGTTAGTAGGATTTCCTAAAGTACGGTTACCACCTAAAGTAACCATGTAGTTAGGTCCTACTGCACCGTCTACAGCAATCGTAGCTGCATCTGTAAGAGTAGTAACAGCAGTTTTAATTGCAAAAGTATTCTCATTCGTACCAGATGTAACCGCTGCACCATAACCAGCTAATGAAGTCTTAAACTCTAAGTCAAAACCAGTTTTTTGCTTGAATGTGGTAGCACCAGTACCAACGTTACTGGCAGTATTTACTTCCCCTAACGTCTCACTTGTTGATGTTACAGTGTAGTACCACTTTACACCACCACCAAAATCCCGCGCTATAGCATGGACAATACTAACAGCAGAAGCCGTTGGATTGAGGGTTGTATAACCGTCAGCCGAAATAAAGTTAGTATCAAAAGTAAGTGTCCTACCACCAGTACCATCTTGTGCTACCGCGATCCATAGCTCTTTACCCACAGCCGCGTTAGTAGGGTTACTTAGTGTACGGTTACCACCTAAGGTAACCATGTAGTTGGGACCCAAGTCAGCATCTACAGCAATCGATGCACCATCTGTAAGGGTGGTTACTACAGTACTACGAGAAATGGTTACATCGCTGGTACCGTTTGTTACTGATACAGCATATCCAGCTGCGATCCTCTTAAACTCTAGGTCAACACCAGTCTTTTGCTTGAAAATAAGACCAGCACCGGTACCAACGTTACTTGCAGTATTGACTTCACCTGCAGAAGTAATACTTACACTGAAAGCACGCCAGCGCGAATCAGTAGGATCATAATAGATAATAGCTGATCCACCATTTGCTGACAGCACAAGGTCAGAACCGCTGGTGGTAATAAATCGGTTACTTGCAGTAGATCCAGCATTTTGGTGCTTGATTGTAAGAGCAAAACTTCCAGAGTTTACTACTAGTTTATATGGATTAAACCAACCCGTACCGGCGTTAGTTGCAGCAAAGCCCGTAATATCGTAAGCGGCATTGGATGTAATCCGTAAGACGTTAGCGTGTTCTAATCCAACGGTTGCATAGTTGTTTGCTGTAGCTGTAATCTGTGCTGGGCTGACGGTGTAAGCTTGTTGCTTATATAGTGAAGCATTTACTGTGGTAAATAATGTTGATAGTTCTACATGTGTCAAATTCCCAGAGATAGGGAAGTACCTGAGGTCCATGGTACCAGCACCAGAAACCGCGATAGCGTTAACATCAGGTGTTGACACGCTGTTGTTTTTGAAGTAGACTATTGAAGTAGTCGCATTAGCGTTATTAACCACACCAAAGCCAGAAGGTGTAGTAGCAAAGCTAGCACCATCTTCAAAATATAAATCAAAGTTCTTGCCGTCTAATTCAATAAGAGGACTTGTTGAGGATCCGCCAATAGCAGCTAACCCACGTAGTGTCATCTGTGCAGCTAGGGTAAGTGTCCATAATGCGGAAGTTTTGCCGTTTTCTAATGAAACGTTAACAAGCTCTCTAGGAGGATTTCCTGTAACAGTGGTAGTACCACTTAGTGTAAGGACAGGTACTACGTCAAAATCGCCTACAAAGATAATCCTGGATAGGTCATAAGACCCGCTACTTACCGTTACACTTTGTGTAAGCTTAACCCTAGTTAAACCGTTACGTGCATTAGCAGCAGTAACTACACTTGAAAACGTGTTGAATACGTTATCAATTGCAACAGCTGATGTATCTAAAACTAGATCATGATCTTGCTGGACAAATCTACGAATGAAGGACATACTACCACCTTACTTTATGCGCCACCTTAATGAAGTAAAATCATATTGGAATGTAACAACATCATTAGGAACTAGGGTTAGATCACCGTTAGGTAATAATAATCTATTTGATGCTGTTGCAGCAGAAGCACTTTCATGCTTAAGCTGTAAATAAAAACTACCAGTTAATACCAGGGTAAAGCTGGTATTTTCCGTACCTTGAACAGGTGTGGTAATACCTCTAATCTCGCGTGTGTTATTATCACTTGAAGCTCTTATTAAATTCGCAAAACCCTTACCATCAGGTGCCCAACTGTTTTGATTAGAAGTAACCGCCGTTGCTGTTATTTCAGTATCTTCAGAATGTTCAATTGTGTAATACCACTTAGTGGATCCACCACGGGCTATCGCTGTAATAACACTAACTGTATTGGGCGTTAGTGCTACTTGATAAATTTTACTTACTGGAATCCAATCAGTATCAAAGCTAAGTCTTCTATTACCAGAAGAATCTTGTGTAAGAAGTATTTCTATCTTTTTCCCTACGGCTGTATTTGTGGGGTTACCGAGCATTCTATTACCAGCTACTGTAACTTGATAATGAGGACCAGCATCAGCATCTATTGCTATCGTGGCAGCATCTGTAAGTGTGGTAACTGTAGTTTTTAGTGCGGTAGTGTTTTCATTAGTACCTGAAGTAATCGTTAGACCGTAACCAGCTAAAGCTGATTTAAATTGAAGGTCTACACCTAACTTAGTTTTCCACCAACCAGTACCAGTACCAACGTTACTTGCTGTGTTCGTTTCACCGGCATAAGGTATACTTAATAAGTAATTATCTATACCTTTTAAATGAGATGTTAGTTGGGTGGTAGCTGTTGAAAAACCGCTAGCTAGCGTTCTGGTATAAGCTGTTGGAGTGTAATCAATATCTAACTTATCACCATCTATAGGATCAACCGCGCCAGATATGTGGGTACCAGCATGTGAACCTGCTAAACCTGAACCTGCAACAGTTACTGTTACTGCATCCAAACTAGCTGTAGCTGTTATATCTGCGCCGACGAAGTTAAGTGACCTGGTATTGACTGTTATGTCATTACCTTCGTCTTTTACTAAAAAGTTAGCCCCTGTTTCACCTATAATAACATGGGTAGATGCGTCTAAACTACCTGAGTGGTTTGGTGTGGTTTCTGTGGTTAATGGTGTAGCTGTAACTATGGCTTTTGTGTAATATACAAACTGCGATAATCCGTTGTCGTATATTTTCTGAATAAAAGCCATCTAAAACTACCTAAACCTTTTGATCAAATAACCTTTGAATGCTGACACCTAGTATTCTATTATTACTAACCCATTACTACCAGCTCCACCAGCTCCACCAGAGCCGCCGTTGATAGTGGCTGTTGATACATAGGCACCACCACCACCACCACCGCCACCACCGCCACCACCGCGCCCTCCTGTCCCTGAAGTACCTGCGGTACCTGCAGTAGCTATTAGAGCTGTTCCGTTGTGAGCATTACTACCTGACCCACCAGATCCACCACCACCACCTGTAGGTAATACTAAACCAAAAAACTGAAATTCATCTCCCATACCAGATGAACCACCAGCACCACCAGCACCACCACCACCTAGAGCAGTAACGTTTAAACCTTGTAATCCAGATACACCTAAAGGCATTATAGTACCATGACGTATTTCCTTTTGTTGAACTGGATTAAGTGGTGCACTGTTTCCAATATCAAAATCACTACCGTAGCTACCTATAACCCCAGCTACACCCTGTATAAGTTCCCTGGATCCTGAAGATGCACTATTTAAAGTAGCAGATCCACTGGATGCTCCGCTCGATGAGGTTGCAGAGTTACCTGGATAAGAAAAGCCACCACCAGCACCACCAGCACCACGAATTATCACTATGGACCCTAATAATACTTCAGAGTCTCCACCATTGTTACCTGCTGTACCAATGGTACCAGCAGAACCGCCTGTACCACCCGAACCACCTGCGCCAATAGTAACTGTATATGTGGATCCTGGTATAACAGTTATTCTGAATTTTACTGATTGACAAGCGCCACCTGCAGCAGCTCCTGTACCCCCGCCTCCACCCCCACCTGGGGAAGAGGAGAACCCACTACCACCACCACCTCCACCGGCACCTCCACCGGCACCTCCTCTGATGTGGATAGAGGCAACAGAGATACCAGCAGGACATACCCAACTACTAGAAGTAGTGAATATTTTAATAGTCATAAATTAAACCTGCCAAATTAGCATGATTAATCCGTTAGATCCTGATCCTCCAGGAGCACCTGCTCCAGCGGCAGATTGCCCACCAATATGAAATCCACCGCGACCACCGCCACCACCGCCACCACCGCCACCACGCCCGTTAGTACCTGTTACACCCGAAGAACCATTGAAACCATCACCATTTCCTCCAGCCCCTCCATCGCCACCTGTACTAACAACACCACCTAAAAATAGGTTAAAAATTTCATCTCCCACACCACCAGCACCACCAGCACCGCCACCACCAGTACCACCTAGAATATTAACAAAACCTGCTGTGCCTGTACCACCACCAGCGCCAGGTACACTACTATTTGCATAAATGTTGTGGGCACTAGCCGTGCTGGTGCCACCATTACCACCATTCCAGCTACTAGCTGTGCTACCAGTACCTCCACCAAAGCCACCATTACCACCCGATGTACTTTGATTTTTTAATATCAAACCTTGACTACTAACCACAACACCGCCGTAATTTAAGTTTGCTGATCCTCCAGAACCTCCTGGACCAGGACCACTACTATTAGGTCCTGGTGTTATTCCACCCGTACCACCAGATCCGCCTAAACCACCTATTGTAGTACTATAACCAAATTTGGTACTGGTACCAAACGAAGATATACTTCCATTACCACCATTCCCGCCATTTGTGCCGCTTTGGCTGGCGCCTGCTCCGGATCCAGCAGGAGCACCAGCCCCGCCAGTTCCAGGTATACCACCAACTCCTATTGTTATACCATAAAAAGCACCAGGTGTTACAGCTAAGTTTACTAAAACTGATTCGCAACCAGTGCCGCCTGCTCCACCACCGCCACCACCACCAGAACCAACTGCGCCATTATCCAACTTGTAACTACCAAGAGCACCGCCACCACCACCACCACCACCACCGCTTCCAGG